GATGCCTTTCCGCGGAGGTCGTTTTGCGGTGCGAAGGTAAGTAGATCTGCCAGAATACGCCCCTGCCGAATACGTTCACGTGTCTCCTCATCGTGACCATCGTCAATCTTCGGAGGAGGAGGGATATGCTTCGTTCCTGAGATCTGAGGAATAACCGTAAGAGAGGCAATCGCATCAATCACGCTGTCGGGATACAGTTTTACTGCCTTCTCCGCCTCATCTTGTGTTACTCCCGTATACATCATCACCTGATGGACCTGGCTGTTCATATTTTATGTATACTACATAAAGCGCGAAAATGAAATTCATTGATGGACTGTGCCCCCCGGCTCTCCTCTACGCCCTGTTCGTTTCTGTTCAGCTTGGTTTGGATATCGCGGATTTTGCCTTCGTCACAGCCGCAACAAAGCTTGTTTTCGGAGGAGCCACAGTGTTTGTCCTTGACCTCCTCTGCCGCCTCAACCTTGGTATTGTTGCGTGGTTCCTAATGGCTCTACCCTTCTTGGTGACGGCGCTCGGAACATCCATTGCGATCGGTCTTCAGCTTGATCGTGCAATGATAGAGGGTTTTACGGCGTAGAGACATACATTATAAAAATGTCCCGTATTGAGGCAATTGGTTCCTGGGTTCTCCGTAGTCTAGTAACGATTTACCACGCAGCTGAAGTCTGTGCATATGGTCGCAATCCTACCTATGAGACAATGGCGTGGTCACTCTACGATAAGAGCGGATACAAGATCTCAGTTTCCGAGTACCATGAACTCGATATCGGTGGAGGCGAAACCAATTTTATTCTGCATGATGTTCGCAAGACGATTGGGTTCAACCAGATTCACAAAGTCGCCGTTCACTGGGTTGATGGCGATCACTGGCGGTCACCCTATAAACTTGCCGAGCTGTTTTTTTCGCCTCCTCCTCCGTGGCTGTATATTGGCTTTGGTGAATCTCCAGATGCTCTCACCGACTGTACAGAGGAGCTAAATTGCCTTATTGCCTACGATAACCGCGTGACCTCCGATGTTCTTAGCGCCATCATGCCTGTGTCGGAGGGCAAAACGTGGTACTACATTCACCCCAAGACGTTTGAGACGCAGGAATTTCCTGCAGACGGTATTGTAATTGATGACCCTCCCTCCTCCGAGGATCAGCCCGAGCCCTCTACGAAGGATGATTGAACATCCAAATCATGGATCGGTTGTCTGGAAATATCTGGACTTAGAGAAGACACTCTGGTCCCCAAATTTTCTAGACTATGCAATGACGTATGCGACCATTCTTATACAGCCGATTGGTCACGTTCTGTTCTGGGTATGTTATCTTGGATTTCCTACTCTGTACACTTACTTTGGAGGAACCCACGATATGTCGTTTACAACCCTGGCGTGGTACATCGCATCGTCTATACAAGTACTGGTCTCGGCTATACAGCGCTGGAGCGAGGTTGTAGAACACTACAATCTCGGCACAACGATTCTCGTATGGAAAATTCTTACCCATGCATACGGAATACCTCTTCTAGATATCCGATCACAAGAGTCTGGACATCAGTATTTCAAATATGCAGCAGGAGCCTCACTGCTTCAGGACCTCTGTTAGATTACCTCCAAACATTCCCTTGAAGCTGTTGATGAGTTCGGCACCCTGCTTGACCTGGGGTCCGAGCGACGACAGAGTCTCCATCAACTGCTGCTGGGTCTCCATCAGCTCCTTTGTATCATCGCGCATCTGCAGAACCTGTTCAGGGTTCAGTTTCTGAAATGCATGCAATACGGTCGTCCCTGCATCAAGATGGACGTCCATATTGTTATCTTCGGTCTTATCGCCCTTGGACGGCGAATGAGGCTTTGGCTCGCTATCTACCTTCTTATCCTCCTTTGATGACTCTTTCTTGTCCTTGGACTCATTTGGGTTCTCATACCCTTCACGCAGGGCCTGGCTGGATAAGAGAACAACGGCAGCAACTGTTGCAATACCAATGGTCGCGGCCAAGGTTAAAGGCATCCGAACTCCATATCCAATAACGACCGTCACAAGAAGTAGCCATACGGCTAGGTAGCCTACACGACGTTGAACAAGGAATACGATGGAAATCAGTAAGAGTAGAGCTGCTACAGCTGTATCTACGTTCGCCTTCATTAATTCACTCAAAGATATTTAATATCAAACTACGGTTACCGGGCTTCCGACAGGGACCGTATCAGCTGTTCCGGCTACACCGCTTCCGTTAAAGGTGTACCCCGTACGAGGCTGCTGGAGAGCCATCGTGCCTCCGACATGACGACGGCGGCGTCCGGCCGTCTTCTTGCCCTTGCCCTTGCCCCGACCCCGACGGCGACCTCCTGCTAACGTATTGTTTCCACCGCGATTCGCGACACCGCAGTCTTTTCCGGTATCAGAGTCCCAGACTGCATTACCTGCGTTTGGGCCGCCGACATTGGAGAGAACAGACCCACCAAATCCGTATCCTCCTCCGCGCTTCTGTGTATGGCTACGACGACGGCGACCGGCGACCTTTTTAGTATGTTTACGAACCATTTGTATTTGAGGGTAGAGAATCTATTACGGGCGTCCATGTTCCATCTTCATTCTGGACGCACTCAAGAGCAAAGACCCGTCCGAAGGTTCGGAGCTTCTTTGATAGAGCCATTGTTCGGACACGCAAGTACCCCACATCTGCGACTTTATAGACATCGGGAATATCTGTAGCTACGATTTCGTACTTCAAGGTTTCCACTTTCTTGCATTCCGCAAATATACCTTTCTCGCCCTCACTATTGTTATAGTATTCGTACCCACGAATATCGTTCATCGTATGATCCCGAAGCTGGATCGCCCGAGTCTCAAACTCTGGGCACGGGGTATACATGGAAAATAATGACTTCAGTAGCTCCTGACGTTTACTGAATGTAGTTGTGGTAAACAAAGGAATTCCATTGATCATCCACGCATCTGCTAGGTACACATGCGTAGGTGTATACTCAACACGCAAAATCGTATCCTCAAAACATCGCTGGTCCCATATCACCCGAATCGGTTGAGGAACTGGGTTCTCTTTGCGGGGAATCCAAAATGCAATTGGGGTTGAAGAGTCATCGCGGGTCAAACACAACCAACCAGGAATTCCACCACCCTGAGGAGCCTTGACCGAATACGGACCCACGTTCCCCTGACGGGTCATACGGAATCCCGGGTCCCAGCGATACACAGTCTTCAGACGATTCATTCTTACCTTATATAGCTCCTACTGTGAAAACGCTTACTGAGGCGGTGCTGCCTTGCCTCCCGCGAATCCTACCCGGTCTACATCCCGTGTCTCAATAGGCGGGGGAAGCGTTGTTGGATTCGGCTTGTTCGACTGAACAATCGGCGGGGGCATATCGTACGTAGGAACCGTTGCCTTTTGGAGCGAAGGCTGGGACGGGAGTTCACGAGGCGGTGGTGGGGGAGGAGGTGTAGGCAGGATGGGTGCGGAAACCACCTCAGGGACAATCGGTTGGGTAGGTGTACGATCCACGTAGACAATCTTCGGCTTCGGCGGCTGGATGAGGCGGGACACCCAGAATACTCCCACATGAAGAATCACAATGACCACAATCGTTGAAAAGGCGAGATAGACAATATCAGAGATCTCCATGAGTTATTCTATTGAAAGTTTTGTAAGGTCTAGAATTAAACACAACCATAATGTCGTCCGATCCTGCCCCTGAAGCCGTACCTGTTGTTTCTGGCCCTGCTGCGGAGGTCGTTGCCGTGGCCAAGACTGCCGTCGTTGACTTCGCGAACAAGTCTGAGCTCCTGAAGTTTGTGACCAAGAAGATTGCCGAGGTGGAGATTCTCGCCGACCGTTCTGATGAGGACAAGGCGAAGTTCATCATCGACGAGGTTAAGAAGGCTATTCGCGAGTCCCCCCTGTCCGAGGAGCAGAAGACAGAACTGGCCACGTGGTGCGACGTGTCTCTCCCCTACGTCATTGAGGCCGTCAAGCTCGTGAAGGCCGAGGCTTCGAAGGTCGTGGGCGTTGCCCTTGCCGAGGTCCGGAAGTGCTGCCCGTCGTGGTTTGCGAAGAAGGCGTAAATAGATCATTATTTTCCGAAAAAGAGCCGTCCGCAAACTTGTTGACCAAGACCTCCTCACGATAATCAATCCGATCCAAAACATTGGGGTACGGAAGTATCTCAATCTTTACCGATCCGTCCGACTGGGGGTGCAGGATTCGGCAAGTCCTTTCGTGTGGATTCAAACACTGGTTTCCACACCAAAGAAAGTTGGTCACGTATGTGATATTAGGTTTCATGTAGACCATCCCCATCTTCGTGATACGATACATTTGTACATCTATGCGCGCTGTATTTAAACTAAACGTACATCAAGCCTAGCGTCACCGCGAAAAAAACACCGGCATGGAGGAGAAGACCGAATCCTGTCGGCAGACCGTTCTCAAAGATGCGAAACGTGGTATACGGTCCCGTCATCGATGTTACAAGACCGTCCATGACGCGAAACGTAATTGGGTTGGCCAGGATGTAAAACAGTAGACCCTGGAAGGCCGAGATCTGGAGCTTCTGTGCAGCAGTGGGACCGGCCATTGTTTTTATTACTTATTCTCTAGCTTGGAAAGTATTGCGCGTAGCCTGTATCGTTTCCAGCAGCTGGGGGATCTTGGCTAACATCGGCGGGATCGCGGCTTCGTCCCTCTTTGCAGGTTCACGGGAATCCAGGGGTTCGGTCACAAACAGGATGGCGGTCAGCAGAAATGTCTGCTTTGATTTTGAATTTGACGGCTCCCATCGTAGACAGTACAGCTTGAACAAGGCTTCAACATACGTATTGCTCTGTGCGTTAATCACATCCCAGATCATCCAGATGAGGTGTTTGGCGTACTTGGATGAGTAGTATGGACTCTTACGTTCCGCGACCACAACGGCCTGCTTTGTCCTCTTCTTCTGTTCACGAGCGTACGCCAGAATCCATGAGAGCCAGTAAAACGCTCGCTGGGTATCTCGCGTCTGAATAGAAAAACAGAACTCATTGAAGGGAATCTTCAGTTCAAAAGGATCATCGGCTTTCAGAAAAGGGGTACTGACCATCTGTGATGTCGCCCGTAGGTTTTCGCGAACCGTTTCCGGTAAGAAATCGTGCTCAGCCTTGATGGTCGGCAAGGTAATTGTCTTCTGCTTTTTTGCTGTGGAGAGTACTACCGCCACTTCGCATACGAGTAAGCGTGCATCATCACGATTACGGATCTCCGTCATCGTGTGAAGAGTATACATCTGTTCAATTTCGGAGAACCGTTCATACCGTGCAACCAAATAGGTAAATATATTTGGGCAGGAGCGATGGACATACAGCGACGCTGCTTCAAAGAAGGTAGTCCACATCGAATGCACCAGGCCTGAACACAGGAGTTCCAGAGTCCAGTAACATGCATAATCGGCGTGACCCAACTGAATGCTTTGAAGAAGTGATTTGTTCGCAAGTTTACGGGCGTGACCCGAGAATGTAAATGTTTGAAAATCTACAACGCTTCGTGTGTCGTAGATTTGCATTCTATATTGATATTGTGTTGGAGCGGGAGGGGATTAGAACGTGTAGTACGCGGGAAGAGCGGTGGGTGAACCTGCTGAAGTTCCAGAATACGCGAGCGTCACACCGATACCTGACTGGAGAAAATAGGACGGAGTTGTTCCTCCGTTGAACACGCCGTTCGTGGCAGTAATGGTGTAATTCACAGTACTGTTGTTCTTGAGGACCCAGTACGTTCCTGTCGGAGGAGCAGTGGTCGGGAAGGTTACAGCAAATGCAGTGGCCATGGACGTAAGACTGAAGTACGTGGTTGCCGTAGATGCAGTGAGAGTGATTGACGCCGCCGATGTTCCTGAAACACTGAGGGTAGAAATTACTGGACCCGATGCGCGAATTGTTCCTGCTACATCTAGGGCGTTGGATGGAACCATACCTACACCTAACCACCGGTTGGAAAGATCAGCCTGGAGAGTGGGGGCTGTGGCTGATATTGATTGGACCACAAGCGTATTCGATGTTGTAGGGCTGTACCCAGCGTTGCTGCCGATGTAGATAGTGTTATTGAGATTGGGGAGATTACTGCCCGCGTTGGTTCCGATCGCAATCACGTTGTTGGCCGCGACTGCAGATGTCGCGTTGGAGCCGATCACGATAGAGGTTGCGCCGGTAATAGATGAGTTGGACCCCAGAGCAATGTTGGTGGCCTGTCCCAAGACGTTCCACGACTGCCCGCCCGTCTGAGAATTGTAGACGCCACCGGGAGGGATATTGATGAACCCAGGTCCCCATTTCAGAGTTGCAGGAACCGTATCGATATTTGTTGCACAAATGAATATCCAGTTGGATCCTACCTGATCTGACGGAGGAGCATAAGGAACAACTTTAATTGAACCATTCGCAGATCCTGACGCAGATGGTACAGAATTCGGGACAAAATAGGCAGCATACCAACTGGCCGTTCCGAGAGTAATACTCCACGCACCATCTGTAATATTCAAAAAACCATCTGATCCCATCGCCTTGTTGACAGGAATAGTGATGATACGTGCAGTTCCTGAAACCACACCCGTTGTCCCGTTCCACGTAATCGTTCCCCCGCCACTCGTTACCCAGTTGGCGTTCATGGTATTGGAATCGGCGGCTCCGAGCGTCTGGAGATTCAGGGTGCTTTGGGTGACCGCCCCTGTTGTGGAATTGTAGGATAGAACTTTGTTTGCATACGTGGTGGACGCAATCGTTGGGAGTGTGAGAGTTCCCGAGAGGGTGGTGGAGGCTGAGACAGCAAGAGAAGGGGTGGTAACTGATGTGTTCGTATTGATCTGACCAGACACGTCAAGGGGGAACTGGGGGCTCGTGGTCTGTACACCCACGAATGGAACGGTGGAATTGCGGGAAATAAAGAGGGCAGTTCGGTTCAAGTCGGTTGAATTGGAATTGGTACGGAACGATAGACCGTCACCAATCGTTGTATCGTACCCCATACCTACATATGGGCTTCCTCCAACCGTGTTGAAAAACGTTACAAATCCAGGGGATCCGGTGGCTCCTACAATATTCAGCTGATAATTCGTTGATGAAGTGATTCCTCCGATATTTACTGCAGATGTAGTGGTCAGTGTTCCAGTCAACTTACCGCTTCCAACCACATCCAGAGCCACCCCGGGTACCTTTCCGACTCCTAACCAGTTAGATCCTGTATTGACCTGTAAGGCAGGTGTTCCTGCAGTTGTAGAGTAGACAAGGAAGGTGTTTGACGCAGCTGCAGATGTTCCGGGGTTGGAACCCAGATAGATGCAATTTGCGAATGTTGAGTCAGCAGTCGTGTTGCTACCCGCATTTGACCCAAACGCTACCACACTGGCGGCCGTGTTATTCTTGAGAACATTTGGACCAATACCGATCTGAGTTGAACTGATGATCGCAGAAATTGTATTGAAGCTAACTATATTATAAATATCAAATCCTGATATATTCACGTTTGAGACGGCAGCATTAGATGCCCACTGAGCAGAATCTACGGCTCCAGGTGTGGTCCACACCGCGGCTGTTCCTCCAGGATTCATTGCGAGTATCTGGTTTCCTGTCCCAATAAATGGAGGCCATGGGGTATTGTTCAGTACGTTTAGCGTAACCCCAGAAAGGGTCGTGGATCCCTGGACACTGAGATTGCGTTGAACTGTGAGTCCAGACACGGTTGCGAGACCCGAGACATTGAGTGTGTTGCTCAGGTAGAGCGAGGACCCAGAAATGGTGGATGCTTGGAGATTACCCAGAGTTGTGAGTCCAAGTACGCTGAGTGTATTCTGTACCGTGAGTCCAGACACGGTTGCGAGACCCGAGACATTGAGTATGTTGCTCAGGTAGAGCGAGGATCCAGAAATGGTGGATGCTTGGAGATTACCCAGAGATGTGAGACCAAGTACGCTGAGAGTATTTTGTACTATGAGTCCAGACACGGTTGCGAGACCCGAGACGTTGAGGGTGTTGCTCAAGAACAGGGATGATCCTGAAATGGTGGTTGCCTGAACACCTGTGAGAGAGGTTAACCCAGACACATTGAGTGTTCCGCCAGGGTAGACAAATAGATTGGATGACGAGATAGATAGGAAGGATGCATTTGAAAAGTTAGCCTGTCCTGATACGTTCAGCGTAGTGTTTGTTCCTGGAAGATTGACGTTTCCATTCAGAGTGGTTAGACCAGAATTGGATACACTGGTAGCAGTTATACCTGCAAACGACGAACTACCTGTTACATTCAGCGTGGTGGTCTGAGCCGATCCATTGATGTTCAGGGTATATCCCGTAGCTGTCTGTCCTCCAATCGTCACCTGGTTCTTTGAGAGGTCGCCGTAGATCAAAGGAGATCCAGCCGTCTGTGAATAGACCACGAGAGAGTTGGAGACATTGGAGGATCCGCCAGGATTGCTGCCAAGGAAAATACAGTTCGGTCCTACACCCGTGGTGTTTCCTCCTACCGCACCTGCGCTGATACCAAAAGCAGTGATATTTTCTTGAGTGTTTGCCCTGAGTGCGTTCGGTCCAAGTCCGATCTGGAATGGGGATGCACTGAAGATTGCAGAGATATTGTTGAATGAAACAATGCCCGTTATTCCGTTCTGATTTGCGCTAATGGTTGAAACAGCGGGATTCTTCGCCCAGTCGCCAAGACCAAGGTATGCTATAGTATCCCATTCTAGGACATTTCCACTCTGTCTCCATGTAAGGATGGTTTTATCCACCGCTGGATCAACCCACGAGATACCGTTCAGCTGGGCAAAACACAGATTCGTAAACGCAGTCTGGCCGCATACCGTAAGTGTTCCATTGATAGTTGTTCCCGTTAAGGTTGTAGACCCTCCAACACTGAGAGTCCGTTGAACTGTGAGCCCAGACACCGTTGCGAGACCCGACACGTTCAGACTATTGGTCACAAAGACACTTGACCCGGATATAGTTGTAGCACCGAGACTCCCCAGAGTTGTAAGACCGGTCACATTAAGAGTATTACTCACCGTTGTAGATCCCATCAGTGTTGTTACTGAGTCGACCTTGAGCACTCCACTTGAATATAGAGAGGATCCCGAAATCGTAGATGCCTGGAGATTTCCTAAGCCAGTAAATCCCAGTACACTTAGCGTGTTCTGAACCGTAAGTCCTGATACCGTTACCAGGCCAGATACGTTGAGGGTATTGCTGAGGTATAGCGAGGATCCCGAAATTGTAGATGCCTGAAGACCAGTCAGAGAAGTAGACCCCGATACATTGAGTGTACCTCCCGAATAAATGAACACATTGGACGCAGATATGTTCGTGAAGGATACATTAGACGTGAACGTGGCCTGTCCACATACATTCAGACTGTTCACGATACGTGCGGCCGATAGTGTCGCAAGACCAGCACACACATTAAAGGCAGAACCAGTAATTGTTGCTGATCCCGAAACATCAAGGGCTACTGTTGGGTTCTTCCCGATACCAAGCAACATAGCTGATAAATCACCTTGTAAGAACGCCATACCGCTGGTCGTAGAATACATTGTGAAAAAGTTATCCTGTGACGGGCTGAGACCACCCGGATTACTTCCCAGATAAATAAGGTTTGTTCCTCCTGCACCAATACCTGCATTCCGACCTACTGCGAATATCTCATTCCCTGTTGCGCCCGAGAGTGTTCCGTACCCAATACCAACGATTTCCTTTGGAGTCTCGGTGAATAGAATTGGAACGCTGTTGATGGATGTTAAGTTCTGGAGTCCGAATGAACTCATATTCACATTGGCGACTGCGGGATTGTTGGCCCAAGTCGCAAGAGATACAGCGGCAGGTGTCGTCCAGGCAGCCGTTGATCCAGCCTGTATCTGCAAGATTTGTCCATTAGTCCCGGAAGACGCAGGCCACGTTACACCGTTAAGTGTACTGTTTATTGTTGTTGCTCCAAGCGTCGTAGCGTCCAGCGTAGTTGTTGATCCCACTCCATTTGAGAATGTTCCATTCATACTGAATATCCCATTATTTATGATAGTAATTCCTTGACCTGCACCAGCGTTTACATATATAGTTCTGGCAGAGAGTGATCCCGTTACTGTAGCATACGAAATAGTTGTTGTAGTAGACAAAAGCGTTCCGATTGTACCGTACGTTGAACTGAGAGTCGTGATAATCGCTAGAGAGAGGGTAGTTGTTCCCGATGAGACCGTAAGGTTCCCGGAAAGGATGCCGCTTCCCATAACATCCAAAGCAGCCGAAGGGGTCTTTCCGATTCCAAAGAATCCGGACGACATATCACCCTGCAGGAACGGCCTGGAGGATACTGATGAGTATACGAGGAACGTGTTTGCAGAACTGATACTGTACCCCCCAGACGGATTGTTTCCGAGAATGATGGCATTGGAAAATTGCGTATTGGATCCAGCATTACTTCCGATAAAGATTGATCCCGATGCAGTGTTGTATTGACCGGCATTCACGCCGATACCAATCACATTATATCCTGACTGCTTATAGAGGGCATTTGAACCAATGCCGATAACGTTTGCCCCTGAGTTGGTCGTGCATGCTCCTGCTCCGATTGCGATAGCTCCTAGGCCAATGTTGGATGCACCTGTATTGGTACCGATGGCGATTAAACTCAATCCTTTATTAAACGCACCCGCGCCCATACCAAACGCATTCAACGATCCTCCAGAATTGTTCTGTGCTGCATTGCAGCCGATTGCGTTAACGTCAGAACCACTGTTTCCAAACGCAGAACCGATTCCGTACGCATTTACATTTGCCCCCCCAACTCCTCCGCTCACTCCAATACAGATATACTGTGATACATTATCCATAAGAACAGGGACTCCATCAAATGTTACCAGGCCCGAAAGATTGGGAAATACGGTAGTTCCGCTCACTATTAGAGTGTTTGATATATAGAGATTGGTAGCAGACAGACTCGTAATGCTTGAATTCTTTGCGTATAAATAGGCTGCACTGATTGTCTGAACGCTCGCATTGAAGAGGGTGGAAAGTCCAGAGACATTCAGTGTGGTTGTCGACAGGGTTGTAATAATTCCGTTGGCTGCTGAGATGGTTTGAGCACCAAGAGTATTTGTTACAGAGGCACTAGAAAGTGTAGCAAGTCCACAGACGTTCAGGGTTGTTACCGTAAGTGTTTCGGACACATTTGCGTTTGTGGAGGAGAGTGTAGTAATTGTTCCATTTGTGGCGAATAACGAACCAGCACTAATTGTCTGAACACTCACATTCAACAGTGTTGATAGACCAGAGATATTCAATGTCGTAGCCGACAGTGTTGTGACTATTGCATTCGCTGCTGATAGGGTCAGTGTAGTCAACGTATTTGTAATTGATGCCCCTGAGAGGCTAGCAAGTCCACATATATTGAGGGTGGTTGCAGTGAGTGTCCCTGAAACATTGAGTGTCGTTGCCGAGAGAGTACCTACCACTCCAAACGTAGCCGAAAGGGTCTGTGTAGTTAACGTATTGCTAACGGATGCTCCAGATAAAGTTGCGAGTCCACACACATTCAAGGTTGTGGTTGTGAGTGTTCCGGATACGTTCAATGTAGTTGTCGACAAGGTTGTGATCACTCCATAGGCTGCAGAGATAGTTTGTGTACCCAGAGTTCCAGAGACACTTGCACCACCATTCAAGATAGAGGCCCCCGATACATTGAGGCCCGCACCTCCAATCAATACCGAGTTGGCCGAAACACTTCCTGAGAAAATACCACTTCCCGCCACATCAAGAGCCGCAGATGGGGTCTTTCCGATACCAAGCTGCATCCCGGACAGATCTCCGTACAGGAAAGGATTGAACGCAGTGGACGATGAATACACAATGAACGTATTGTCTGCGGTAGGATTGTAAGCTCCTCCAGCCACCTGATTACCTAAAAATATCTTGTTGTAACCAGTATTATTCTTTCCAGCATTGGATCCGATTGCAATCACATTTGACCCCGAATTATTTGATCCAGCTAGACTGCCGAGAGCCACTACATCCGAGCCAGAATTTGCATTTCCAGCATTGGATCCAATCAGGACAACCGATGATCCTCCACTGTTATTGAATCCTGCCGCCCGTCCGATTGCTACCACGCTAGTTCCAGTGTTTGATACAGCCGCACTCACTCCAAACGCAACAATAAACGATCCTGAATTGTTGAGTGCTGCGGATGTTCCTAGTGCTACAATGTTGGATCCACATAGATTTTGAATCGATACACCCGCAAGGATATTTGCATTTGTGGAGTCAAACGTTACTGGAACCGCGTTAATAGACCTTAGATTAGTAAGTGCTGAAAGATTCGCAGTTGTTCCGTAGAGTGTACCGTTCAGGCTGATATTGTTCTGGACGGTAACCCCCGAAAGAGTTGCGAGACCACTGATATTCAGAGCACCGCTTGCACCGAGTGTGGTTGTGGAGTAGACGGAATTGGCGGAGAGAGAGTTTAGAACCACAGCTGATGATAGTGTAGATAGACCAGAGACAGACAGAGCATTCTGGATCTGGGTCGCAGATAGGGTAGCAAGTCCGCTGATATTGAGTGCACCGCCTGCACCGAGTGTAGTTATGGAGTAAATAGAATTGGCAGAGAGAGAGTTTAGAATCACAGCCGAGGAGAGAGTGGATACCCCCGAGACAGATAGAGCATTTTGCACCCAGAGTGACGAAACAGTCAAGAGGGCAGAGATGGTCGTTGCCGATATAATGTTTGCTGCTCCGTTGATCGTTAATCCAGATGCAGTTACATTTCCTGCCGACAGAGTTACTCCGCCGATCACAGAGTTGGAGGCCGAGATCGTAGAGTTAAGCATGTAGACACCTCCAATAGAACTGCTGATAGTTGCAGGTGTCAAAATTGATCCGCTCGTGGTCATCGTCATACTCAGCGAATAAAAGTTTGAACCCGTCAGTGTCCATCCTCCAATATTGTTGGTGGTCAGTGTTGCATTGGAGATACTTCCGTTGTTCAGCGTAACGTTTCCGATACTGTTTGAGGTTGCAGCTCCTGACGAAATCTTTCCAGCAACTGTTACATTTGAACCCACGGTTAAGTTCTTTGTAAGACTGAGTGTATAAGCATTCACAGTCTGACCACACCAATCGTAGGTAAGACCAGGATCTCCTACTGACGTAGGAGCACCGCTTATTGTCCAGTTAAATGTAATTTCACCCTGTAAGCCTCCTACCGCCTGAGCAGGACCAGTGGGACCTTGTGGACCTGAAGGGCCGACGGATTCAGGCCCCCAGTACATAAGTCCAAGCGGTCCGATATGTAGAGTTTCACCACATAGACCCGCAGACGCAGGAAATCCCTGATTATTAATCTGGTTGATATTCACGATAGAATTACCAGCCATATCTAGATTGGCGACTGCGGGGTACAATCCAACTCCGATGGAGTTCAGATTTGCGATATTCTTCACGAAGAAGCTCATACCCCTTTCCCTTTACTTAGAAAAATAGACAAGATATTGGTACTCATAACCTACAGGCGTCATGTCTACCATTTCGTGGCGCGTAAACCCCGATGATCGGACAATGTCCAGCATGGCGTCTACCTTCGGCATGTGAAGACGGTGAATATTCTCGCGGTACCGATGAGGCTCTTCGAACTCAAACACTTCTTCAAACCGGGCATCATCTGAATCGGGTTCCTTTACAAAGCGACTCTTGTACTTGAACTTGTCGAAGAAGATATCAGAATCAATGACCCGTTCTTTGCTATACTTCTGTAGTGAAAAGGAGGTAAACGGAGAGGCTGCATCCAAGATAGGATCAAACTTATTGGGATCTACTAAATGAAGAACCAGTATACCCCCAGGTTTTAGCCACGAATATACATTATCTAGAACCATCTTAGGATTGTTGAACTGGTAGATGGAGAAATACAACATCACTGCATGAGAATACGATTTCGGTGGAAAGGTTTCCGCCCGAGTCACGTCTCCTTTGTAAAACCGGCCGCTCTTACATTTGTCGCGTGCCTTCTTCAGCATATCTTCCGATAGATCTACCCCAACAATATCTATGCCATCTTTGCACATCCAGTCAACATGCGGACCGGTTCCGCAGCATACATCTAGAACTTTGGTCTCAGCCTTGGGCCAGTCAGCCAGAGCGTTCTCCCGAAGGCTTGCTTTCTCGAACGAGACTCGCTCTGGAGTAGTAAACAGTTTGTCGTAGACATTTGCATAAAACGTGTCGTAAATATGGTCATAGTCTTCATACGTGTCTGTCTCGGCGCCCCCTTCGTCTTCATTTTCAAATCCTTCGCGACCTGCGGAGTGGATTCGCGACAAAACCAGCAGGGCGAGGAGTATGAGGGGTATGAGCCAATATGCTAAAGATGCGTCCATCTCTCTCTTGTCTCTATGTAAGAAATGTGGGAGACGCTTCCAATCCAAAAGTCCCCCGGACCACTCTACACAATGATTGATCGTGAGTTTACATATCCTTCTGATGAAGCAGTACGTGTTTCCCGCTGGAAAGAGGTTCCTCAACAAACTAAGACTTGGGCATTCTCTATTTGGAAGGATACGTTTCATATGGAACGAAACTTTATGGGGGACGACGATCTCCTTATTTGGATTCCTCGGGTGTCTACCCTCGCTGCTAAGCATGGAAGATGGATAGGTGACGAAAAATCATTTCACTCTGTCTTTGTTACCTGCAATTATGTGGATTCAGACTTTCGCGGTCAGGGTCTTTCCGGAAAAATGATTTTGGCGATGGCGCACGAGGCAACACGAATCTGGGGTCCTACGCCCTTCCTATTTGAGATTCACAATGTTCCTCGTGGTCTTGTGTCCGTCCAGCCTTTTCTCCGTTTTACATACATCTGGATTCCCTTTGTAAATGTACAGGTTCCACCGAGATGGACGTCATGCGATGTTACAAATATTCTTACACAAATGTACCCTGGATTTTATGCCGATAATCTGGAGGGCTATCGGGCTTTTTCCTACGACGGTCAGACGATCCTGTTGGATCCACTGAATGATATAGTACATTATACGGATGCCCTTGCGCTTCCCACATTTGATGGTTTTCCCTTACCTGGTGCCTGGTGCCGCTTCTTTTGCCCCTGGGGTGAATCACGAGTCTATCTTCATAACATGTATTTCACTCCTCCCTCCTCTATGAAGCACTACTTACTTACTTAACGGGGATCTGGGGAATCACGGTGGGCCTTGGCTGAACCCACGATGAAAACCATACGCGCCAGGATGCATATGCGGGACCCGACTTACTTATGCCAAGAATGAGTACAAACAGAATAACCACCGCTAAGAACACATCAAGGGCTGTTAGAAAAGAAGACGGAAACCCGGCAAAGTAGGCAACTAGAGGATTGGCCGGGGAAATTGCTGCGACAGTGGCTGAAGATGGACTTGTAAGATCAACATATCGGTTGTAGACTGATACTTTCTGTTCCTTGTCCATCAAAAGATCACGAAGAAAATCTATGTTCCCCGAAACTCCTTCTTTCAGCGAGGACTGCTTATCCCGAATTGTCGCAATTGAGTCTGTATACCCTTTCTGGACTTCAGACTGAGCATCAAGATCCTTGATCTGCGTACGATATTTATCTAGAACAGGATCCATCTTCTCGGCATTGATTCGCTTTGTTTCCTGTGCCATCCACTGTTCTCCGTTCTTGAGTCCATAGTACCGAAACCGAGCAGCCTGAAACGCGTCAGGGTCATCATCTCGAGTCTGGGATGCTCGTTGAAAGGTCTCAAAGGCCGACTGCATTTCTTCGGGACTCGCCGTCGCACTTCCAAGGGCTCGAAATTTTGCGTTGTCCGCTTCGGTAATTGCTGGAATGCTCATCGCTCAGTTAGTTATTATTTCACAGAGGAAATAGAAACCTTAACTCCTACACCAAGATAACTGTACGCAACAAGGACTCCGATCAGGAGGAGTGTTAATGAAATCCCCATCACAATTGTGGGAGACAGAAACAGACCCAGAATGACATGGAGAACAATGACACACCCCAGAGTGATAGCAATAACTTTAAGTGCTGTAAGCCGGGCTGTGGATAGGGGGACCGACTGATCATTCGTAATCTTGCTCCGCAGATTTCCCTGCTTGATACGGGTCTCCTTGAACTTATCATCTAGATCCGTAATCTGCTGAATGACTCCCATCGCCTGTTCGCGCGTCTGAGCCGCTGACAATGCTGCCGCCTGTGCCGTTGTAGAATCGCCGAGAGCATTTACATCGCTATCCATCTGTGTGGCATACTGCTTTGTCTGGTCCAATATCGGGGCAACGTTTACACTTCCCTCGTCGAGCCGCTGATACAGATTTCCTACCGACCCAGACGAGGCCGCAGCAATATACGTCTGGTAGCTCCGAGGGTTTACGGAAATCGTATGATTTCCCGACACGGTCTGTCCCTGCGTATCTTCCAGCTGGCAAGAGGTGACATCCGAATAAGGGGCCCCGCAGCGGTAGACACCCCCCGATCCCTGGTCCTGCGCGTAGAGGAACTGGCTATCCGCCTCCACTGCAACGGGAATCTTTCCCGCCAACCCTGGCTGAGGAGTCCATCCACCCTGTCCATTCGCGGTTCCGGAGTAGACCGTAATCTTTCCGGCATTGTTCACCGGGACATACGTAGACCCACTGGATGCTGCCACAACCCCCAACGACTGTCCGCTCCCTTGAGGACCAGAAATAGGGACCCACGATCCTGTCGTGCACGGCTTTGAGCATCCCTGGTTCCCGACAAAGATAAACTGATCGGTGATATTGAGTTGGGGATTTACCGGAGGAGATCCGGGAATCGCCTGTGGAGCCGACCAGCTTCCTGCCCCGTCAACAGACTGAGTAGAGAATGATAGTCCAGAAGGTAGAGCAGCAGCAGCAGCAGCAGCATCAGAGGGAGTATTAGCGGAAGTACCTGTAAGAGTTAGAGCTAGCGTTTTTGACTTGGAAAACTTTGCTGCAACTGACGCAGAATCACCGCCTGATCCGCTATATGAATACATCCACGGAGGACCCTGCCATGACGGATTGGTTCCTACAGATGTGATAGGAAATGTTGCGGTTACACCTTTCTCATCTTTAATCGTTGCGCTATAGACAGTTCCCTTTGTTATAGAGGATGCAACCGCAGCTGCATTGGGTCCTAAGAAAGAGGCGGATATAATAACTGATCCATTTCCAACAGAAATGTGTCCTGGAGGCATTCCAACATCTCCAATTTCAATCTGTCCTGTTTGGATTCCTGGTGATGCACTGACCGTTTCCTGAGGAGCCATAGCAGCATTAAAAAGAACATACACATTCTGAGCATCTACGGCAATATCTAGGGGCATTCCTGTAATCCCAGATGGACGGGGCATCTGTTTCCAGTTCGTTCCGTCGCACGGTTCCTTGCACATATAGAAATCCCCATTCACATTGAATCCCCATACAAATCCGGCAGACGATGCCACAATCTTATTCAATTGTCCAGGAAGTGCACTCCACCCAACCGCCTGAGACAGTTGGTTCTGAACATATCCTAGAAGACCTTGAGATTTAGATTGAAAGTCTTGGGCATAAGCCGCCATCTATCTCCTCTTATATACGTTCTAGATAATTTGATGTCTACAAAGAGTAATGAGCACGAGTACAGCCACACCACAACCGGCAGCCGGATCGGCAGCTCTTATGACGACTACCACCATGACTCCTGCGAGCACGCTCCTCTTTCAGGGTGGATCATTGAACACTCAATACGATTCAACATCGTATAATCAAGTTCAGAATGCTCTCCAGGAGTACGGGGCTCTTCGTGACCAGTATGTTCAGATGATTAATACTGCACTTCAGGAGCAGGATTCTGCAAAACGTGCCGCAATGATGCCCCAAATCACTGCTGCCAATCAGCAACTGGTGTCCTTGGTCAATCAGATTCAAGAGGTGTATAATAAGGGACAGTCTGTTCTCTCTGCCCAGCCCACAACTGATCTTCAAGATGCTCTGGATAAGTACAAACAGCAGCTTGAAGAATTACGTACGGATGAAGATGAGCTAGTGAGGCTCAACCGTCTTTACAAGGATATAGATTCTCAGAACCACGCAGTCATTCCCCAGGCCACATACTATGGCTGGATTCTCCTGGTCTTAGTCCTGCTATTTGTTGTCTTTGCCCTCTTTATAGGAAGCGCTTTCCGTCAGACCCAATCAATTCTACCTGCGATGCCTGAACTTCCGTCTATGCCCTCATTGGGCCTAGGACCGGAGACGACATCGCCGATGGCGCTGCCGTCGCTGCAGTAGCTCCCAACACCGGAGAGGCCATATTCCCTACCGCCGCCACTGCAGTCGTTGCTGCTGCCTTGATCTGCGGAGACCAGTACCCAATGAAAAAGAGGAGAGGGAGAAGAATGAGGACCAAGCCAAATCGTAGGAGAAATGCGTACCCGTTCGAGATATTGAGAACAGGACCCCCCGATTCGGGAGATGCTGCCTGAGTATACCGCCCCTTAGCGGCCTGGTACGTATCCTCAATCTGCTGAGCATTTTGGAATAGACCCGTTGCTGAATCATAGATATCTGAGAGTTCCGAGTTTCCTTCCTGATACGATTCCGTAAACCGATTCATATCACGTTTCTGATCCTCTACTTTCTTCTGCCGTGCTAGGATCTCTTTATCAATCGCTTCCTGCGCGTTCTGGTAAGCAGTCTTATACGCATTGTTCCCCGTAGACAAAAATTGAACGTAGTTGGATTTGTATTCATTCAAAAGGTTCTCAAAGCCCGACATCACCTATCGTATTATTATACACTCGCTACACAAAATCGGTAATAGGGGGTCGCACCTGCCGCCTCAGACTTCCGAATGATCTCCACCACATCCCCAGGTTTGGCTCCTATCCACCGAGCCACGGGATCTTGAGTGCCAATGAACGGCATAGGCATATACTCCTTGTGCTTCATCGCAATCTGCGGAAGCATCGGCTTGTCCGCCTCCAGCGCAATATGGTCTGCGATCATAGACTTGGTAATTGTATCCATATTGATTCCAAACGTCTCCAGGAACTTCTTGACCTCATCCTCCTTCAGAATACGGTGTGCAGGAACCATGCGGTGCTTGGTGATATCGCACGTCAACTGACCCACATGGAAGATCTGGAGGACATCGGAGTATGCCGAAACTGTCTGCAGGACCTTCTCGGACGCGGGGATGGGAACCACGAGAATCCCAAGAGTTCCGCCGTACTGCTTGGTTAGATCTACGACCGTAGCCACATCCTTTTCGTGAATGCGAGTGCGGTTGCTGGTAAAGACAATGACTGAATCAATCTTGGTCACAATGGCGGGGAAGTCCGACTCCACAACCTCCTGCGTCTCCGTCTTGATTCCACGCTGGGACAGCATTAGGCGTAGAATTTCATCGGTGGTCGGCATCTTCTTATTCTCTGTATGTTATTCTTCCTCTCTGTAATTGTTTTATCCATTTTACATAATACGGCCCCATGAAAAATACCACATTTCTTGCCCTTGCGATTGCGGGACTTATTGTGACTGGGGTTCTTCTGTCTGGGTCCCGCGAGATGTTCGGGGTCCCTGAATTTCTAGATCGGACGGCTCAGGTTCGCCGAGAAACAGGCGAATTGTCGTCGTATTCCCAGCAGACGACCCACTTGCGGGCACCGGATTCTCACCGCCCGCCGCGGGGACAGGAGACGGGGCATCGGGTAGGGCAGTGGTGGGGATATAACTCTCTATTTTAGAGGGATCTTTCCGACAGTCCTGGACCATTGCCCAGAAGGAATTAAGTTCCTCAATATGATCAGACATCCACTTGGGATCTCGCAGAACATTTTCGATACGAATGTTGTTCAAGGTCCAGTAAATGATACGTAGTTCATCGCCATCTAGGGTTTTTCTCCATGCCGCGAAATCTGTGGTCTTCGGCTTGTACTCAATCACCCCTGTATCATACGCCACAAACACTCCCTTATACGGTGATTCAGACGTTGACCACTCCGTCTTCCCGCATGTCTTAAACTGCATCTCCACATAATCGCACTCGTCAATGTTTGTGCACTCCATCTGCATCTGCATTTGGTGATAGTAATCATCGGGGATTGGCGAGTCCTGTGTGAACTTGCGTGAGATCGGACACTTGAACTCTACCAACTTTCCCCACCGATAATCTAGCTTGTCCTTGGTGAGAACAATCCCGTCAGGGGATGCGCCCAGGAACTTGTACACCGGATGGCTCACACATGTCGTATCCACAATGTCCGCCCCGCCCTGAATGTCGCCATAGATCTCCTTGGCCAGAGGTTCAAACTGGGTACCCCACATACACGCAGTCATCATTCCACCTCCCGACGGTTTAGGGCCATCCAGTTTCCGCATCAAGAGTTCCTTCTTTGCAGACGGTGTCGCTGTCTTGAATGCTTTGGTCACTTCGGACGCTGTAATCATTTCAGATCGTTTGGCGTGCCAGGCGTCCGTGCGCTGGTCAGCAACGCCGTAGTCTCGGAGGACTTTGAAGACCGCGCGTCTCCTAGCCCAAACCTTACCCATGTGGGAATCCAGAAGTCGGTATACCTGCGCTTTATAGTTCTTGTAGTGATATCCACGACTCCTACAAATGGTCTTAATTCGGTGTGTGAGGTGCGTGCAGGCATCCAGGGGAAGTTCAAAGACATCCATTAGTTTAACAAGAGAGATCTGTGAAAAGGTATTCGTTTTACTTACATATGACGGCGATGGCGGCGCGTACGACCCCCCTTCTTCACCTTACGAGTCTTACGAGGCTTTGATTCCTTCGCCCGAATGGCCGATTCTAACGCCACCACGTTCTCCTCTGCCTGCCGAACAAGTTCCGGTTTCTTCTTGTACATCTCAAATATCATTGTATCTTCCTTGCCGCTCACCGGATGCTTTCCAGTATGGGCAATATGGACAATGTGCTTCGCGTTTCTGAGTTGATCGCGGAGCTGGGCCAGAGACGGCATTTAGTGTATTGTTATAAACCAATATATTTCTACGAGTCGCTTACGGAAAAGGTGTCGGTCTTACACAATGACGACGACCGCAACTGCTACTTCTGAAATTTCTACACAGGAGGATTGGGTCCTTCATCGTCTCACCAATTTTTACACTCCCGATCGTCTAACTCTTCTCCGTGACATTCTAGCCAATAAGACGAATATTTCTCTGCGTATTCTGGACTGGTTTGTGACCAACTATTCCAAGATGAACAATGTGTCGTATATGTCCAAGGCTGGAAAGCATGTGATTGTGTACTTAGCGTACAAGTCGCATCTGAAGGCATACAGCAAAAAGATGTTTGACCCCTTCTGTCGCCATGCTCGTATTGATTTTCAGGGGGTGTCCACAACAGTCGGCCAACTCAACTTCTTTGCGTGGGCGATGGAAGACGATGTGATCGAGTACCTCTTTGAACATCGCGACGATATCCATGCCGATATGGAGACCCGCATGAATGTGGGTGGAGAGGCCAAGAAGGCGGCGGGGGCCGAACATACTCGCAAGAAGCGTCATGAACTATCACACTCGGCCACGAAGTCGCTGAAGAAGCATGATGTAAAAATTATGGTTTCGTTTTCGTGACCGTTAAATATTTGATAGGCAGATTTTCCAGGCGTCTAGCTGTTTCGCGCGATGTTCCTCGTTCTCTATCCTCATTCGTTCACTGACTTCACTCAGGTTGGTCGTACGTAGTTTATTGAACAAATCCTTTGGACTGTTCCAGTAGATAACGTTCTTCCGAGTATTGAAGTACGTAAATTGAAACCAGTACTTAATGTCTTCTTTCCGGTATGAATTTGGACTATAAGCATGCGGAGACGACGGATGAGGAATATCGCGTTTCATCATTTCGCGTTCATCCATATAACACGGGTAAAGCAGTACATCATTCATCAACTGTTTCGGCCCCGTCATTTCAGTAAGAATTGACGGTGAGGGAACAAACATTGGTATATTGAGTTCATACATCTCAATCATTGAAATTGAGAAGGCTGAATACGGGAAGAGAACACAGGCGGGATGATTTACAAGGTCCTCATACTTAAAATTTCCATAGAGATGATGAGCTCGGCTAAATACCAAATCTGATCCATCCTGTAGAGCCATACTATTCATATGTTCTAGCGAACTAAACGGCAATACACACTGTGCATGGACGGGCGATATAAGAATTTCTTTCCGGGTTGGTCGGTATGCCAGAGTTCGAGGAAGATGAAAGCACGCGACATCGAGTGCATGGGGGGTTATCCCAGTGTAATGTTTGATATACTCAGCATCATACCGTGACATAGACGCTAAGAAAACATCATCCATCAATACTGGACCATAACTTGGCTGTATGTGAAACCGGTGCCCACAATTGATTATTTTTTTATGACGAAACCGAATATTCTTAAACTCGTTCATAAAATTAGGAGGGAATCCGGCAACAACTGTATCAAACTCACGAGCTAATTCATCGCCATTTACTATGATACCATTATCACGTACAATGACGTTGCGTTTCCAGTTGCTTGGAATCAAATGTGCATGACCAGATGAGCTATCAATCGTGACATCGTGACCAAGTTCTTTGAGAAGTGCAGCCTGCCACATCTGACAGCCCGCATGTTGATCTACAACAAGAATTTTCATTGTATTTACGTACGATACCGCTGTAAATACGTAATGAAACGATGTATAATTATCACAACGATTAATCGTCCAAACCAATTTATTCACCACTACTCCAATATTCCCAGTTGGGACTTGATTGTTGTAGGGGATATAAAGACAGATGACGACTTATATCGCAATATACAGTGTGTGTATCTCGGTCTACCTGAACAGAAAGCCCTCTTTCCAACCCTCTTTGAAAAGGTCCCCCTGCGATCCTATACCCGTAAGATGTTTGGGTATCTGTACGCCATTCAGAACGGGTATACGACGCTCTATGAAACTGATGACGACAATCAATATATTGGAGATCTAAACACCTTCAATGAGACCGGGCGCCCGACCCGAGCCGTTGTAGGAGATGGGTTTGTGAACCTGTATAAGCTGTATACGACCAAGCACATATGGCCTCGCGGTATACCACCAACACATTCTAGCATCCTAATCTCTCCAACGGTAACGGACAATAGTAGTCTTAAAGAGTACTCCGTCATTCAAGGACTCGTGAATAACGACCCCGACGTTGATGCAGTCTTTCGGATGGAAGTAAACAGTGGATCTTTTTTCTTTGATGACGATACATCCTATGACGTTATTCTTGAGACAAATACTGTATGTCCCTTCAACACTCAAAATACCTTTTGGATTGATCCGTCAGTATTTTATGCTCTATATCTACCCGTTACGGTAACCTTTCGGTATACTGACATCCTACGTGGATTTGTCGCGCTGTTTCAACTATGGAAACACCAAAAAACAATTAAATTTACGGCACCCACAGCCGAACAAATCCGTAATGAGCATGACCTCCGCAAGGATTATGAAAGTGAAGTGACGATGTATGAAACTGCCGAGCAAGTTATCTCGCTTTTACGGGAAAATAAGGATGCGACCATCCATGATATGTATGCGGTACTCGCTCGCCATGGAATTGTTAGCGACAAAGAGCTAGACGTACTCAACGAATGGATGCGTCTCGTCAATTTAGCACAAAACACGTGATATATGTAAGTAATGCTCTCCTTTCATCGGAAGGTCGTCTATCCGGCGGAGACCGACATTGCCGACTTTGATTTGAATACAGACGTCGAAGAGTACAACTACGATGGACGTCTCGTATTTCGGGGAAATCTGGACCCTATCTATTCAGATGACGATTTCCAGGTGTACTGGCTCTACGACGAAAATAACCAGCGTACCGGTCTAGCTGAACATCATGGACAGAACCACACCTGTTACTGGATTCGCGATAATGTGTATTCCAGCCTGTTTCAGGAAGAGTGGACGTGCCGAGACCGTACTCTCTGGAACATTATGCCCGGACCAGCATACGAAGACTGTATGCGGAACGGCTGGACAACAGTGGAGTCCCTACGTTCTCGTACATCTCTGACTATCGTTCGTCCGCGCGACGTTCTTGTCTATGAATGCCCGACCTCCGTCTGTATACGCTGTGGAGGAGAAGGTGTTCATGCAGGATGCCAAATAGAAAAACAGGATCCGCACTATGACGTGTTTTTCACATTATTTGTTGATGATGATGGACTGATCTACGTTCCTCCAGCGGATACACGTGCTTACGGAGCCGCGCTACCGACCTTACGACGACCCTTGGCGGCCGGAGCCTTGGACTCAGAGATCTCTACGATCGTCGGCGTAGGAGCTGCAGGTGCGGGAGCAGGTGCAGGTGCAGGAGCGGGCGCAGCAGCCTCCTCCTCCTCGTCCTCCTCCTCGTCGTCCGAGACGAGCGCCGCCTTTGCACCACCCGCAACTGGGGCAGGTGCCTCCTCGCCATCGTCCTCGTCGTCCTTGAACATGTCGCGCGCCGTCTGACGCTTACGCTTCGTGACCTGGACATACGTCGGCTTCCACGTCAGACCGAAGCCCTGACCAATCACGTAGATGCTACCACTCGCTACGATCTTGGCGGCACAGCCCTTCGGGAATGCGTCCTGGAGACCCGACGGCTCTAGGCGAATATCGTTCTCCTCGGCATCAATCACGTCCATGCTGACCTTGCCGTCATACACGGGCAGCTTGAAGCGGAGCGACGGCGGGTACTTGCCGTTCGGGACCCAGCCATCGTTCGTCTTGTCCACCGAGACGCTCAGGAACTTGTTGAACGAGTCGCGGATAGACTCCTCGCCGCGCTTCTTGCCGAACCACTGAGCCGAGTTCGCAACCGCAGCCTGGATCACGGACTCCTGGAACTCGCGGAGGAAGTTGTACGCCTTGGACATCTCGTCCGTGCCGGTCGCCGCGGCCGTCGCATACGGATCGCAGCCCTGGAGAGACGCAGACATAGTGTAGGACGTTGAGACGCTACCATCCTTATTCTCGTTCTCCTTGGTCAGGCAGCCGCCCGGGAAGGTGAACTGTGGGAAACGGAACTGAACATTCTGGCCCTTGTACTTGAACGGAATTGAGACACCACCCTTTGCATTGCGCTTCACATCGGAGAACTGGATATCGGAGGCATTGATCTTGCAGATGTTAACTACGGCAGGAGCAGACATTTCGTTTCTTTGGTTGTGCTTTCCTATTCCCTGGATTCCGTCCGATCCGTTTTGCCCTCACATTTCCGTATCGGGATTCTCGGTTTGATTTTCGTATCCTTCCCAAGTAAGAAGATAAGAGAATGAGCTGTCTTGCATGTAAAAATAAACGATCGTTTGATCGGTGCGAATCAAAGGCTCTGACCAACCTTGCGTATTGCGGGAGGCATATGCGCTGCAGGGCACCCAATGCTTGGATCACAACTCGCCCAACGCTTCTTCGTATACTTGTTCGGTTCCAGGCATACTGTCGGGGATTTATCGCGCGTATACCTATTCGCTATGCCGGTAAGGGTGTACTGAAACGGTCTCTCTGTAACAATGACGACGAAATCATTACTATGGAGAGTAAGACCGAGGTTCATCCACTTGATTATTTTTCAGTGGAAGAAGACGGAAAAGTTTGGTGGTTTGACCAGCGATCTATGATTCAATGGTCGCAGAAGGAACTGGATGTTCGCAATCCGTATACCCGAACACTGCTGTCCAGAGACGATACTCGGCGTCTACGTAAATTATGGATCTATCGCAGAAAACATGGGATGTCTGTGTATCATGAAGGTCAACAACCGTCCATGACTCGCATTGAGCGCCGAGACAATCGGTGGCTACGGATCGCCCAGATCTTGCGTGAACATGACTACGAAATCCATCACGAAAACTTCATTTCCTTGGATTATCCTCACACAATGCTCATGATCAATACATTGACTGAAGATACTCGTTGGTGGAACGCGAACACGTCCGATCCCACCGTTTACAAGTACCACAACTGGCTGAAAAATCTAAGAAACTGCATGCACACGTACGAGTCCATGACGTTACTGAGTTCTGATATCGCAAGCCTCCTGCTCTCTGCACTTTACGACATTCATCCTATGACCGAATTTGTTTATTACATCTTTACAGCCTATACCCGTGCTTCGGCCGTCATCATTCCCACCTATCTTTGATGGTTACTCCTTATCAATGCTATCCTCGTTGCGCGACTGAAAGTAGTCGCGTAGCTGGTCGCGTAGGACCTCGTGTCCTGGATACAGAGTCCACACCCCCTGCCAGTCCTTGTGTACATCCACCGACGGATCCACATTGTTCTCAAGCATAATTGCCCAACGGTCCTTATACTTGCGATCACGCTTCTTCCCGTGCCAGAAATGGTAGATCGTACCCTTGACATATCCAATATTCTTGTGGAGACGCAGGGCCCGATCCTGCCATGCTAGAACTAGCCGAGCATAGTGGGGGTGAATACCGGCAGGGATAGACCGCTGAGCTTCGCCAACTAGAGCACAGGCCATATGGTGGTCGCCCGCACCCAGAATGCCGTAATCAAAGAGACCACCCATCGTATTGATAGCCTCACGCGTAGCAGCCCACGCGTATCCCGGATGCCAGTACATCCCCTTGCCACCCGATCCAGCATAGGAGTACCCTTCGTCCTTGCTGACCATATTTGCATGAGGCATGCCGTTCTTGTAGCAGTACGCAAAACTCTTGGTCGTCGTCATAATCTCGTGATTCGGACCGAGATCCACCGCATCCTCGAACATCTGGACCACCGGATGATGCTGAAGTTCATGAACCGTCTCTGTCATCCAGTCGGGACGCACAAAATCAATATCGCCGTCAATCCATGCTACGTACTTCCAGTCAGCCGGTAGACGGGAGATCGCGATGTTGATGAGGTTCTCCTTTAGCCAGAGCTCAGAATCCGTACGAATCTGAATATGACGGGAATTGAATGAATCCGTGACCTCAAACTCGCGGTCTCCGAGTGCGCCCTCAACCACAAACAACTTGGCACCGTACTTATCCATCCGCTGTTGGAACTCGCGAAACAGGCGAGGACGAGTCTTGTACCGCTCAGGATTGGTCATTACCGCCACAACATAGAAGTCATTCAAAATATCCGCCATCTGGTTTTATTGAGTATGTGATCACGCTTTAAATAACCTTGTGATGGGTATTTTTAGATTTCAGATAGGCCTGAATGGCTGCTAGATCTTTCGCATCTACTTCAATCTTTGCTTTCTGCTCCGGTTTCTTTCCTATTCCTGGAGGAGGCGATGTTGCGCGGGACTGTGGGGGAGAGGTAGGTTTCGCGGGAGCAACATGAGGGGATGCGAGTTTAGGAGTCACGGTGTCCGCAGGTTTAGGTGCGGGCGTACTTATCGGTGCAGGGCGTGGAGCTGGAGCTGGAGCTACGACTATGATTGGTTCGGGTATGGGGGCGCGCGCGACTGGAACTTCGGCAAATGCTATGCGAGGAGGAGCCGGTGCCGGTGCCGGGGCCGGGGAGGAGACTGTCTTTGAAACAACTGCCGCCGTTACTGCCGCCGCTGCAGCAACGGGGACGACAACATCGGCAACCTTATCATCTACAAGTACGGGTGCTTGGGCCGATGATGGTGGGACATCGGGAGTAGATCCTGGTAGGACAGATTCAATAGCAGACTTCACGCTGTCGGGGACAGGAAGTTTATCGATCATGTCTTTGGGGCTACCCATTGATTTCAGTTTACTGAGCGGATCATTACCTATCGCGTTCTTCACCGATTCTGGGAGGGGGACACGATTGATAATATTGACTAAAAATGTATTGATTGTCTTGGCTGGGGCATTCATAAACACCATGATGGCTCCCAGAACACCCACCATTCCTACAGCGACTCCGCCTAAGATCGTTCCTGTATTCGAAGATGCGGCGGCAGCTGCAGCTGCTCCAGCAGCACTTACGTTCACCGATGCCGATGCCGTTGAACTAGTAGTAGGAAATGCAGTGAACATAAAGAGAGGGCTAGACGTGGCTGAAAAGTTGAATGGACTAGGAGAGAAGGTTCCAGTCAAGCTCATTGTTCCAAATGCGGTCATGGTCGCTGACCACGACTGAAGAGTTGTAGCGTTGGCTGACCATGAACCGGTCATGCTCCCGGTTCCGGTCCCGGTTACGGTAACCGTAGCAGTTCCTGTCTGAGTTGTCGTCAGTGTTCCTGTCGCAGTGGCTGTTCCAGTTCCAGTTCCAGTTCCCAATCCTGTAGAGGCCGCAGTGCTAGTACCGGTTAGAGTTCCCGTTCCAGTCCCTGACCCAGTAGAAGCCGCAGTGCTAGTACCGGTTAGAGTTCCAGTTAGAGTTGATGTCCCTGTCCCTGTCCCAGTAGACGCTGCAGTGGTAGTACCAGTTCCAGTTCCAGTCCCTGTTCCAGTTCCAGTTAGAGTTGCTGTCCCAGTTCCAGTTCCGGTTCCGGTTCCGGTTCCAGTACTGGTAGGCACCGGACTTCCGCTTCCCGTAGTAGATACTGTAGCAGCAGCCGATCCGCTCACCGTTCCCGAGACCGACGAACTGACTGCCCTACTAGCAGATGGCGACAAAGATGTCGTCTTACTGGACGATCCCGATAGTGATGTAGAGGGAGGAGGAGATGTAGATGGAGATACGGATACCGCAGGGGAAGACGTAGGGGTCCCTGAGGCAGGGATTGTAGCGACATCGAATCCAATAACTGCAGGAGGAACACATAGCGCAACAGGAGCTGATGTATCCGCACATGGAAGAGCATACACTCCCAACTGAATTGTATCCGTGGTCGAAGGATTGGTTCCCGTCACCGAAAACCCCACGCGGTACGTTGTGCCTCCAGTCGCATTGAATGCCTGGTAAATACCGTCAAACGTTCCCACTGCACCATCATACCACTGACCTGTTGACCAAGTTCCGGCTGCTGGTGGCTGCTGTCCTGCCTGGTACCAAACCTGAAAGCTTGTGGGTGCACTCACCGTATTTCCATTAACAATAACGTTTCCACCCGTTGCTAAGTTGGCGTTCTGGAGGATCTGAGTTGCAGAGTACGGGACAGCCGCGGTCAGGCTCGGCATGGTGAAGGTCCAGAACCCCGGATCCTGACGAAACACGAAACCAACCAACCAAGTACCCGTAGCTGTCACGTTGAACGTATATGAATAAGGGACAACTACGCTTGCGGTAGGGTAGTTAATGGAGGCCAAGTAGCATGGGGGGAGGACACCCATCGCCGACTGGGGAGGATTTGAATCAACACAGGAAGTTCCCGTCGCAACTGCTAAAAACCCTAAAAAGAGTGATCTTAACATGATCTTATCCTGTGGCGAGAATAAACGCAGTTTCCAATTTTTCAATTTTGGACCCTTTTGCACAAAACTAAAGTCAGGCCGGATCGAGGAAAGTCCTCCTAGCCCAAAGTTTCGTATTCAAATTGAACGTCTAAAAGTCAAAAATCGGATCCCCCTGAGTTCTGGTCCCCCCCGGAAAAAGATTTTGATATTCGAAGCCTTTCCGGAAACTTTTTGCCGTTGGAAAAAAACGGGATAAATACCCCCTTTTCAAAAAACTACCCGTCTATGTCTAGAACGTTCTCGTTCTACGCATAGCTGTTTACGTAAGGACACATCTGTACAAAAATACACTAATTTCTCAACCCTCAAAATTCAAATCCCTCGCAGCGACACCTGCCTACACTTCTAGGCGAGACAAATTTTCTAATATTTTCAACTTGATAGGGGTTTACGGGGTGGCGCCCCATAGTATACATAACCCGCGTTAGAAATGTCCGCAAAGCCGTCTCAGACTAACTCAAACATGAGCACCGAGCCGAAGACCGTGAAGAAGACCGTCGCCAAGAAGGCCGCCGCTGAGCCCCCCGTCGCTGCCCCGGCCGCTGAGGCCAAGCCCAAGGCTGTCCGCAAGACGGCCGCCAAGACTGAGGTGGTTGTCCCCACGGTCGCTGCTCCTGCCCCTGCCCCCGCCCCCGCCCCGGCTGCGACGGAGAATGCTGCCCCTGCCTCGATCGGCAGCGTGGTTGAGCGCCTGCGCGAGGTTCGCACGCGCCTGGCCAACGAGCTGAAGGAGATCATCGCCGACACGCTGATTGCGGCGAAGGCGGCCGCCAAGCAGGTCAAGGAGGCGGGCAAGCGCAAGAAGGTGAAGAAGGATGTCGCGGACATGACGGCTGAGGAGAAGGCCGCGTGGGAGCTCCGCCGCTCCAAGAACGCGTTCCTGAAGCCCCGCGGTCTGTCCACGGAGCTGTGCTCGTTTATGAGCCTGCCCGCTGGCTCCCAGCGCTCGCAGACGGAGGTCACGAAGTTTGTGTCCAACTACGTCAAGACGCACTCGTGCTTTGACCCTTCCAACAAGCGCCACATCATCCCTGACGGTGTGCTGTCTCGCCTCCTGCGCGTGACGGACAAGGACACGGTCACGTACCTCAACCTCCAGTCGTTCCTGAAGGTCCACTTTCTTAAGGCCTAAACGATGGGACGAATGGAGTGATAACTAAACTATAAAACAGCGCTTAATAGCGTCTATTTTTTTGAGTTGACTAACTCATAAAAATAGATTAGAAAGACATCTATAATGGATGGTTCTATGGAATCCCTATGCAAAACACTTGATTGGGTCATCAATGCGGACGTAGACGAACTTAAAAATAAGCAGATTTTGTCTCAAAAAATTGGAGAGGCTGGGTTAGTATGTGATTTGCGTCCGAGCCCCCAAAACCCTGCTCTGTCATTATATGGAGACGATGTTCAATACAGGATAAAGATACCAAACATACCCTTTATTGTTGAGAATTGGTTTGAGTATAGAACTGAACTAGAATGCGGTGGTCTCTGGCAGACTCCAGTCCAATTAGCTGGTTATCTCATATTTTTATCGGACAAATCTATAACGTCATTCTTGGAAATAGGTACGTTTACGGGATATACAACAATTATTGTATGTGCTTATTTAAGCAGGTTTGGACTGACACGCTTTGATACGTATGATATATCACACCTTTGTAAGATTGAATTCTTGATCTCGAAGTATTCACTTCCAATCACCTACAAGGTAGGAACTCCAGACTTTATTAAAACAAGTGTATCTAGTTACTATGACACCGTGTTTATAGACGGAGACCATGGATATGATGGTGTGAAAGCAGACTTTATAAAATTCGGAAAGGGCTGTCGTTTCGTGTGTTTTCATGATATCAATGATTTTTGGTGCTCTGGCGTTGTGAAGTTCTGGAACGAATTAAAAACAACATATTATGGCTCTCAGTGTTTGTTCCACGAGTTTATTGATCACCCCAATAACTTTAAATTAATGGGAATTGGTGTAATGGAATGGGGTACTCAATTAATACCAACACCTATTCAACCTAAACGTAAATTTTTTTGGAATGTTCGTGTATAAGCTCCTTCTACTATTGCGTCTATTTTTTGAGTTGAACATCTCATAAAATAAACTCACCTGGAATGCCCATGCATAATTGATAAAATGCTATAGCGCTTTTGTATGGGCTTAGGAGTTATATCAACAATATCATCGCTTGCTGCATCATAAGACACTCTTTTAGCGTGATCTGAGAGTGTTTCACCTGCAGATTCTCCACTAAAAAATATTCTCAAACCATCGTGATACGCTATAGCGGTAGTTAATTCATCGAAAACACCTGTATACGTTGATACATGGCGAGTTGAGCATTGATTTTGTTTTAAGCACCGGCCAACACATGCATCTTCTTGATACGTAAACCCATGGGTTTTCATATTTATTACAAAATTAAGCGCCGTCCTGTTGAGATAATAAAGAGGCCCTCCACAGTAGATGAAGTTATAGTTATATGTTGTAACTCCTTCATAGTCGCAATGGTCTGGACTATCTATATACATCATAAGCCTGGGTATATTCACAATCATGTCATCATCTATTTTTACAACAAATGACGGATCAAATTCTGTAAGGATAAAATTCATAGAAAGTTTGACCTTGATACATAGATTTAAATAGTCATCTGGGCATCTGAGTGTACATACGTGTGTGTCTGGTGAATACACGTAGTCTTTTTCAAGGGCTGGGTCTGCGTGTATGATTACGTAATCAAGTCTATCTTCGGGTATGTCTTGGATCCACGTGAGTTTTTCTAACCTATCGGATGCACAGTGGCTAAGTATCAAGATACAGCCTCTAGCCTGTTCTGTCATACAGTAATTATGATAGCACCTGGAAAGAAATAGCCAGAAATTTCGTATCCTACATCATTGAACCACTTAGATGGTATACAAATAGGACGTTCAGTATTAAGCACGGCGCCCCACCAACTAAAGGTAGAGTTTGAGATGATCGCAGCTTTGCACTGTGACATAAGATATAGGGTGTCTATCTCATTTTCTTCAATGATAGTGTATTCGATATTTTTGAAAACAGTGAGAGACAGGCAATACGCCTTATCGTTTGTGAAGAGTACGAAACTTTTCATACCTCTAGACAACATAAAGTTCAATGCTGCTGGATAGTAGTTCTTCTCTAATCCGACATAGTGCAGTGGATTCTTTATATAATCCCCTCCCCGTGCGTGTATAAAACATGAATCTCGTATGGTAGGATACTTTTCTAAAAGTTCGTCTTTATTTCCAAAATAAAGCATGTCCTTAAATTTTTTAGTGGCGTATATGTAGTTATGGTAATATCCCCTGATGAGAACATAGTACTTACTATATAAAATTGCCCTCACCTGATGCATGTCAAACTTGGTGAATTTAAGCTTGTCGGGTTCTAATATACAGTATAACTCCCTATTGATCTTCTTCTGTATAAAGTTCTTAAATATGCTTTTAAAGTAATCTTCAGACGAATGCGGGGTTACGCCTACGTGGTTTTGTGAAAGAACAACGTTGCATTCATTGTCTGCTATATACACGGCTGCCGCTATTTGGAATAACATGTTCCCAAGACCACCGTGTAGATACGGTACCAAAAGACTCATTAATACGACTACATATATAATGTTAGACTATATTCCGCATGCGGTAATGCTGCAATTTAAAAATGTGCATTTTTAAAAATGAACACTCCAGTTATTGTATCGTTCGCAAATATTGGATATAGGATATTTTCTGAGAATTTACTTCGCAATCTTCGGGATAAAATACATAAGCACCGTGCTGTTTTTTACTGTTTAGATAAAGAACTGTATGATGTGCTTTTGCCGTACTCAACCGACAACATACAGGTCATTCTCTATCAGGAGACGTCTGGTATAAAAGATTTTGTAGACTTTGGTAATTCGGATGGGTTTCGTGATTTAATGCGAATAAAGACGGATATTCTGATCAAAGCAGTTAAGGAGTATTCCTTTATTCACTTTATAGACGGGGACGTAGTATTTTACAGGGAGCCACCTGAAGATTATTACGCCAAGTATTCTGATTACGATATTATATACCAGGGGGAAACGTGTATTCCAGACCCTCAGTTTATAACCTGGACATGCACGGGAAATTTTGTATTGCGAAACACCGAACGTACTATAACTCTACTGAAACTAATACAGGAGTATCAAGACAAGCATTCTGTTGCCGAACAGGAAGCACAGCGCCTTATTTTCAGTGATTCAAACATAACAGATATACGTAACTATCCTCATGCTAACCTTACAGAATTCCCCCGTGAAGAGGTGACGCCTGGCTGTATGGTAAACAAGATAGATAAAAATAGAATAATCCTTTTCCATGCGAACCACACGGTTGGATTTAATAACAAGCGGGATATTCTAAAATACGCTGGAATGTGGTATATGGGTTAGAGCACGTCAAGCGTCTACAACCTCCACTTCTGGAAAGTAGTATCCTTCCGTGCGGAAAGATGTATTGAACCATTTGGACGGCATACAGATCGGCCGTCCCCTGTTAAGAAACGCCCCCCACCACGAAAATGTTGAGTTCGCACATATCGCAGCGGCACACTTTGTCATCAAATAGAGCGAATCAAGTTCGTTCTCTTGGATGATTTCGTAGTCGATCTCAGACAGCCACGGTTGTGTTTTACAGAACTCCAGGTCGTTGGTGAACACCGAAAAGTGGGTAATTCCCTTCCCTTTCATACGACGAATACATTCGGTGTAATAGGATGTTAAGTCAATGAAGTGTACGGGTCTCATCTGTGGACTGTGTACATAGTCTCCTCCCCGAACGTGAATAAAACACGATGAGGGTATACGGGGATACTTCACAAGAATAGCGGGGTTGGGGAATTCCAACATTTCCGAAAAACCATCTGGAATATAACGCCAATCCTGAAAGTATCCCACGAGTCGTGTATCTCGGGCCTTTAAGATCTCTTTGATCTGTTCAATATTGAGGACAGGATTACCCTCTGGTTCATTCAAATCGGTAAGACGAGGAATACCATCTATCTTCTTAAATTTTCGGAAGAGTGTAGAATAGTACTCGTTTGAGCTATGAGTCGCGGTATAATTTAGAGCTGGACATAACACAAAATTATCACCCCACGACATTGCGGCTGCAAACTGAAACAGCCAATTTCCGAGCCCTCCTGCGGGCTGGGGTACGGTGATAGTCATTTAGTAATAATTTAACGAATATATCTAAATGAATCATCCACACGTAATCAATCTAGATAAACGAACAGACCGATGGGCGAATCTAGAGAAGGAATGGAAAGGAGCATTTAAACTGACTCGCGTGCCTGCGGTTGAAGCGTCTCCGGGATGGGTAGGATGTGCACTCTCTCATATAAAAATTATAGAGGATGCAAAAGCACGAGGTGATCCATATGTTTTGGTATGGGAAGACGATTGTATCCCCCGAAACCGCCACCCCCGTGCAATAAAGGAACTCTGGGATGAAGTATCTTATAAGCTGTCTTTATACCCAGATCAATGGGATATTGTTTTGGGTGCGACATCGGCAGCGTATAATTCGGCCACGTATAACCCCACACTTTCCACCCATCATGTTCAAGTATACAACCTTCCGCATGGGTTTACAACACATTGGGTTCTCTACAACTCGAGAATTTATGATCGCATGATCTCGTGGAAGGAAGTTCAGGAACCCCAGATTGACGTATATCTATTTAAGAATTTCAGGGTAAAGGTTATAGTTCCATTTGTGGCGGAACAGGCTCCTGGGTTCAGTGATATCGAATCACACGTTGCAGATTATACAAATATGTTCAACCGAACAGAAGAACACATTTCTCATCTAAGACAGTGTTTAACAACAACTATAAACAATTCCCCGCCGGTACGTACTCCGTCATTTATGAATCGCTAATTGACTTATAGACAATTTCGGTTGTACATACAACTACTATGAAGACATGTATCGTTTCTGCATTTTTTAACATTCCAAGTAAAAAACCCTATGAATGGTATCGGCCTCATCTTATTCGTTTCTTCCGAGGAGTCCGAGGACATGTTACCTTTTTTACAACTCCAGATGTGATTGATGATATACGAAAGTATACAGGGGTAGATCATGTGAAGATAGTGTATATGAAGTTTGAAGAGTGTTATGCTCTCAGTTCGGTATGGGGACGGGAGTTTTGGGAACGGCAATATTCGCGAGATCCGGAACGATATCACTCTCCTGAACTCGGGGTTATATGGTATGAAAAACGAGAATTTGTTCGCAAGGTAATTGAGATGACACCAGATGCTGATGTCTACATTTGGTGCGATGCAGGTTGTGTGCGCGATGACATGTACGAGAAGGCATTGGGCTTGTTTGGGCAACGTACATTGTTTAATACGAACGATGGACGTATACACCTAGAGCAGCTGTCACCGATGACATTGTTTAAATTTTATACCTATCCAAACTATTTTCTTGCAGGGGGGTTCATGGCTGGAAATAAATCGGCATGGAATGAGTATAGACGTGTCTATGATGAAACATTAAAAAACTATGATGATGTCGGGATAACTGCTATCTCCGATCAGTATGTAACTCAGTCATGTGTATATAAGCGACCTGATTTATTTGCTCTTCATCCTGAGGAAACTCATGGAAATCCGTGGTTTAAATTCATATTACTCCTCTAATGTGCATACGTTGACACATATATAAAAATTTTAACCATTTAAAGCTTTAACCTGTAAACACACTAAATGAAAATATTAAACGTCGTGTACAACAAGCCTGCATTTCTTTCGTATCACTATGAATGCCTAAAAAAGTACCTAAACCTTTCAGAGCCACTCGAATACTATGTTATCGACAACTCGGTAGACAACACAATAACAGACAAATTTCGTGCATTAGCATCTTACCTGAATGTTAATTATGTGCGTGTTCCTCAAAACATACATACTGCACAAGATCCGTCTACGCGCGCAGGTAAAAGTTTAGACTATGGCCTGCAGTATTTGTACAACAATTTCCACTGTAGGGAGGTTGTAATGGTATGTGACTCAGACCTTTTCCTTACAGATTATTACGATCCTCTTCGTGCATTGGGTAATAACGATCTGGTAGGAAAGTCCCCTATCAACGCCTATGCATACCAACAACCTGAAATTTTACATGAAATTCAAAAGAGAGCATACTATACAAACCAATTTCTAATCATAAACTTCAAGAAAATTAATGCTAATAACATTTCATTCTTACCGTGTGTACTTGATGGAGTAACTCTAGACTGTGGAGGTCGGTTGAATCTATTCTTCAAGCAAAATCCTGAAATACGTCATGCGGCTGTTTCGGACAATTGCTCTATTACACCCCATACTATACATACGGTTCCGAACCATCTTCGTGATTTTTTTGCGAATGATATTACTCTAAAGGGTGCTGCACTTGCAGAGCTCGTCGCAGATGTCTTCGTCCATATGCGACAGGGATCAAACTGGGATAACCGTAATCCAGACATCATCTTTAATCGCGAACGTAATGTGTTTAAACTTCTATGTGGAAGACTCATTGAATGGAATATTCCGGTAAATGATCCCCAAAATAAGCACGTTATCAGTTTTTCCCTGTATGGAGACAGTCCAAAATATACGTATAACGCAATCATCAATGCTATGATTGCAGATGTTGTGTACCCGGGATGGATTTGTCGGATTCATCACGATAGAACCGTTCCTCGCAATATACTTTCAGTCCTGCGATCGTTTAAAAACGTAGAACTCGTTGAACGGACCGCGGTGCGCAACAACAATTCACGAAGGCTTTGGAGGTTTTACGATGCATCTGATCCCACGGTTGCGGTCATGATATCCCGCGACTGTGATTCGTGGCTAAGTTTTCGTGAAGCGTTTTCGGTGAAGAAATGGATATTGAGCGACAAGGGTGTCCATATTCTTCGGGACCATTGTTATCATAGTCAAAAAATCATGGCGGGTATGTTTGGAATCAAGCGTGGAGCTTTCACATGGATGGGTCAGATGTGTGACGCCTACACAGTGTCTGGCGATTACGATCAGGGATTCTTGGCTTCTGAGGTGTATCCGAAGATTCTAGATAACACTATGGTCCATATGGGAGTACAGTATGATATTAGACATAATCATTTACCGAAAGGCCACTTTCCAGATGGGGGTATACAATTAGAGTCGTATCCTAAAGTAGTTGAATACATACCCGGATTCGACATTGAACGAGTAAATGCAGAAAACGGGTTCCAATGCATCCACTGTGGAAATACCCATCAGTTCTTCGTAGGTGAAATGTTCAATGTATTAAACCGCGATATATGTATTGTTCTTTCTAAGCTGTTTCCAGGTATAGTTTAAACAGAGAGTATGGGTAGAATAAAATGAAAGGATTCAATTTAGATCTCCATATCTCCGTTATTGCAGACATTAAGGATATTTTTTCAAGGATTGATCCATCAATATACATTATAGACTGGTCCACCAAATACAGATTGAAATACAATATGTATTTAGCCCCGATACTCGGGACCGTTATTTATTTAGTTTTAGTTCACACACAACAAAACAGCACCACCACCGTGTAGCTGTTTAGTTGGAGTACGCTAGGCCGCCCATGCCCGACATGACGCGGAGCACGTTGTAGTTGACGGCATAGATGCGCACCTTGGCCGTGCGCTGCTGCTGGACCGTGTTGACGGACAGCGTGAGGTTGAGCGTGGCCTTGTCGATACGCGAGAAGTTGCACGTGCCGCTGGGCTGGTGCTCCTCGGGCTTGAGCGCGAAGGAGTACACGTTGATGCCCACCGACGGCGTGCGGGTGTGGTGCTGCCAGGGCTGCACCTTGTCGAAGTAGCGGCCCTCACGCTCGTCGAAGCGGTCCTGGCCGTTGAGCTGCACCTTCGCAACCTCCACGGGGTTCTTGCCCTCGCACTTGACGTTGGAGGCCAGGATGACCTTGGCGAGCAGATAGTTCGTCGTGCCCTCAAAGAAGTTATCGTCACCCGCCGTGCCGTCCGCCTGGTAGATGCCCGAGCCCGTCGTGAGGCCCGAGTTGGTAGCCTGTCCGAGACCGCTGATGGCAGACTGGGCGTACGCAAAGCCGGCAGTAGCGCTGCCGGGTAGGTAGCCAGCACCCGGACCAGCAGACACCGAGAACGTCGGGACGGCACCGCCGGTTCCGTTGGTCGCCAGGGCGCCGCGGCCAAGGACGGCCGTCACAATGCCCTCCGTAGACCAGTCATCCGAGTAGTTGAACGGCTGCTGGCCCAGCGCCTCCATGATCCACGGCGTCGGTGGGGCGTTGCAGTCAACGAACGAGTCGCGCTGCACCACCCAAATGAGCTCCTTCACGGGGTGGTTGAAGTTCATCTGGATCTTGTTGGACGAGGCCGTGACCGTCTCGTCGCCCGTGAACTGAAGCTGGTCAATCAGGTACTCGTGCGACTGCTGGGCGAAGCGGCGGCGCTCCTCCGTGTCCAGGTAGACGTAGTCAATGTACAGCGACGCGGCCACCAGCTGGAGCTGGGAGACGGCCGTGACACCATTGCCGAGGGCAATCGTGGAGGGGTACAGCGGCATGACCGAGAAGTCACCGTTGGCGACATCGGCGTAGCAGCAGTTGTAGTTCTGCTCGAACTCCACGTTGATGCGCACCTCGTGGTACTGGAGGGCGATCAGCGGGATGGCCAGGCCAGGGTTGCGGCAGTACCAGAACTGCAGAGGGATGTATAGCGTCTTCAGCGGCGTGCCGGCGCGGGAGAGGCACGAGTTCGTGGCCTCCGAGGCGGCGCACGTGGCATCCAGCGCAACGCCCGCCGAGTCCTTGAGCAGTACAAGGTCGGCGGAATTGCCCACCATGTCGTCGAACGACACCTGGGTGCCGAGGGGCTGGGTCAGCTGCGTCCAGATCTGCATCCAGTCACCGTACTGGCGATCAATGCGGGATCCGCCGATCTCGATCTCAACCTGCTTGATCAGGCGGTGGCCAACGTAGTTGAGCCAGCGGAAGCGTACAGCCTGGGCAACGTTCAAGTTGATCTGGGGCAGCGTCACCTGGATGTACGTGCGGTACATCAGGTCGGCGTTACGCGAGATGACGGCTGTGACGCGGCGGCCGAAGTCGGCCTGGCCGTTGAACGTCACCTCAATCGCCTCCATGGCGAAGTTCGTGTGGCGCTTGTAGAGCACCTTCCAGAAGGTAATCTGGGGATTACCCGAGATGTAGATATCCTGGGCACCGTACGAGACGAGCTGCATTAGACCACCTCCCATTTGTGTTTATGTTCCATATCAACATTATTTTTTTCTCCCCGACCCACGCGGCGGTGTAGAAAGAAACGACCTCGTTGGAGCCAGATATATTTTTTTCTTTGACTAGGAGATATGGATCCTTTTCTTTTTCCGACGAGTAATGTCCTTATCAATACGTTTTTACGTTCAATCGTTGTGATATTGGTTATGATCGTCGGATTTCAAACTAGCTGGTATTACGCATACTGGGGTGCAGTCGTTCATGACGCAATTTCCCTAGTTCTTGTGTATTCTTACATTTGATTATTTCCGTCTTTGAGTATAATGAGCTTCATTTCTAACGTAACAGCCTACTCGTATACTGATAAAATTTCAGCTATAACTGTGGCTACAAGTCCATATAACAACACTGGACAATACTACAACGTTCTGTATATTGGAACATCAAATGGTAAACTTTATTCATTTACCGATTCTTCCAGTGTAATCTATCCAATCTTCCAGATCGTTCCATCAACTGGAGTTCTTACTGGTGAAATTACTGGATTGGCGATTGATCCGATGGGAAAGTATCTGTTCGTGAATGCTCCGTATGATAATCACTGTTTTCGATTTTCAGTTGCATCAATTCCCTTAGCTCCTGCTACTCCAAATCAGACGTATACAATCCCAGTTGATCGGGATATCTATACGTATGGGGATAACACTGGAGGTATAACAGTTGATTCTCAAGGTGTAGTGTACATAGTGACAGGAAGAGGATCATCTATTTCCACGATTGAACGATACGGAAACTCGTTTATAAACCTTCTCTTTAAAAACGAAGGACCTTCTCTCAATTTTCGTGGAATAACGCTGTCTCCGAATGAACAAGTTATTTATTCGGTCGATAGTCAATTTGGCAGCATTTACTATTATAACTTTCTGAACTACCAGCCAACCTTTGATATTCTCAATTCATCGGGCGTGACCTCCTCCATGCAGAACATAACAAGTCTACGAAATAATATTTATTATACGCAGACCGATGGGATATATGTAAAAAATACATATGTTGGATCGGTGTCACATATCATTGGGACTGACTCATCTAATAATATCACCACGACAGATCCTCTTAAAATTACCATCTCCGGGACAAATACAGTTGCCGTTGACTCGGGAGGGAGTGTGTATCTGTCCAGTACCTCGTACAATGGAAATAGTATTCTATATAAAACAACGTTTTACCTCAGTCCTCGGAGTAACTACCAGGCGCCAGTTCCTCGCCAACAACAGCCCATTCTACAGCCGTATCCGACCACGTCATGTAAACGTATTGTAGAACCATTTAATGCTCGGACTCGGTTTGGCTGGGGTCTTACGAATACCCGGAACCGGCCAATTTTAGATGTAGTCAAGTATCCCCTCTGCTGCCCTCCTCCTATCGTGAACTGCCCAGTCACTCCATTTTACTGCCCACCTACCCCGGTTATTCCTACTCCTCCTCTGCTAATTCAGCCTGTTTATCCCTTGACCGTCACAACACGTCAATATACGGATATCGCTCATGCGACTGGTTATCGTCCATCTATTATCGTTCCTGCGACTACTCTGCTGTCTACATCTCTTACGTTCACTGCAGGATACTCATCAACTCAACCGGCACTTGGTGCACTCGGAGAAATTTACTCCCTGGAAGATTCTGGGAGACTTACAAAAATCTATAAACAAAAAGTTGTGTCTTCAAAAACATTTGGTACTCAAACGTCAGGTGCCAGTCCAGTGATCTCTATGAAGGGAGCAGTTACCGTTGCGACAAACAATGGAATCCTATATCGTTTGAATTCCGATATGGCGACACTGCAGGGATACCCCATCAATCTTGGTAAACAGGTATTCGGAACTCCTGCGAATATTACCAATAACGCATTTGATTATATTGTCGCTGCGTATGGAAATAGCCTGACTGCATTCAATGCAGACAATGCAACGGCGGTGTGGACGTCCACAACGCAGACGCCGGGTGAAAGTTTCCGAACATCGGTCACTACAGATGGAATTAACGTGTTTGTGGGATCAGACAATAAGAAGATTTATTGTTACACTGCCGAAACAGGAACATTAAATTGGACATGTTCACTGTCTCCTTCAACACAAACGTTGTCGTATCCGTACACCCCCTACGCAACCTTGGGGTATATAGGAGTAACCTACAAGGATGATAGCAACATCTTTATTGTGAGCAATACAACGGTCCGAGTCACTGCGAATGATTTCACGGTAAGACTTCCAGGAGGTCTTAAAGTTTCATCTCCACCAGTACTCTCAACAGATCCGGCTGGAAATTTGTGGGCACACGTGCTCACCATGTCGGGAAACATACAAAAATTGTACGGTATTGGTGGCATCTTCAATGCAGCTCGGGTGGATTTTCCCTACAAGTATATTTGGTCGAATGCGTCCGGGGAAGAAATCCCGTCTTCATATACGATCCCAGTCCTTGATTCGTCTGGGTATATTTATGCTCCGTCCACCCACGGAGTTCTAAATCAATATTATGCATACTTAGCAACAGCCTCGGCAGGGCAGGAGGTCACACAGTCTTACGTGAGTCAACTTGTTTTGAATGGAACAATTACAGCACCCAACCCTCCTATTCAGGTATCGCGGACTCCTCTCATCACAAGCCAAAATACTATGTATGTGATCGCAACAAATGATGGAACAACCACAAACTATTTATATACTATTTCTAGTTAGGCTTAGGACGAGATCATGCGAGGTGAGATATGCATCGCCTCCAGTTCCTGTAGCCACAACTTCACGGCATACGGAATGGTCTTATCTTCCAGACCCGCTTTGCATCCACATGACCGACACTCATAGAGATGATCCTTCTCATTGATTGTCGATAGGGAACCACAGGTTGAACATACACCCGTCGTGAACGGGTCAGACACATCCATCAGTCGCTCCTTGGTGAATGCTGCCGCGCCGTGGGTAATGAAGCAGTCGCGCTCCATCTCCCCAACACGGAGACCGCCATCGCGCGCCCGACCCTCGCACGGCTGACGAGTCAGAGACACGATGGGACCCCGGCCACGTGAGTGCGCCTTATCAATCACCATGTGCTTGAGACGCTGGTAATGAGTCGTCCCAATGAAGATTTCCACCTCCATCTGTTCACCTGTCTGACCGTTGTACATGATCTCGTTGCCGTAGGGATGCATTCCAAGATTATGCATGTGCTGCTTGAGATCCTCAATTCCGAGGTGGGAGTAAGGCGTACCATCACCCAGATTGCCTGTTTGAACACCTACACGGCTGTACATTGTCTCTAGCAACTGCGCAATCGTCATGCGTGACGGAATCGCATGAGGGTTCATGATGATATCGGGGCGCAGACCACTTGCTGTAAACGGCATATCGCATTCATCCAATATCATGCCACACGTGCCCTTCTGACCAGCACGCGATGCAAACTTATCGCCGATCTGTGGGGTGCGTTCGGACATCACGCGGACTTTGACGAAAGGGTACCCGTCTGAATTCTTATCCTGCCATACACCATCAATACGCGCAGGTTCCGAGTTTTTGTGTGTTGTGGACAGATCGCGGTACAGGTACCCGTGAGGGTCGCTCCGCAGGTTCACAACCTTGCCGATGACCACATCGTTCTCTTGGACGACGGCGTTCTTGATCGGAATACCCGTTTCCTGAACCGCATGGTACGACGTGTTCTTGAAGGCCTTGGTATTCTCGTGGCGAGGCTTGGAGAAGCGCTCCTCGCGCCCAGACGCCACGTTGCGGTGCTCCTCGTCCTTGTAGACGGTGTAGTAGTACCCGCGCATGAACCCGCGCTTCAGGGATCCGCGGTTAAGGATGACAGAATCCTCCTGGTTGTAGCCCGAGTAACAGGCGATGGCCACAATTGCATTGCATCCAGACGGCATCTTCTGCATATTCAGAATAGACATAATTTGGGTCTCCACTATGGGACGCTGAGGAGAGGCGAGGAGATAAGCGTTCTTGTCTAGACGCTTGTGGTAGTTGGAGGCGTACAGCGTCATGGCCTGCTTCGCCATCGCGGACTGGTAGGCGTTACGAGGCGACTGATTGTGATTGGATAGCGGGATGATAGAGGCCATGTGGCCGAGAATCATGTGCGGATGAATCTCGCAGTGGGTGTGCGTCGGACCCACTTCGCTAGGGAACATCGCAATGTGTGCGACCTCGGACTCGTTGGCGTCAATATACCCAACGCACGTTGAGATCCATTCGGCCCACGGCGTTCCCTCGGGAGGCATGGGCAGAACCTTACCATTCTCTACACGGAAGACGGGCCTCACAAGCCGACCAGCGTCTGTCTCAATAATGATGCGCGACTGAAGGATGTTCCATGCGACCGAGATATGGGGATGGATACGGCACGAATGTTTGGCCTTCTTGAGACGCTCATACACATCCCGAGGCTTGGAGGTATATGCAAGGATGACGCCATTGACTAGGATAGCCACTGGACCATCGGACCAGACGTTGGTAATCCAGTCAACATCGGAGATCTCACGAAGGAAGTTCGTGACCACGAACGAAGGGACGTGAACAGAGATGGTGGACATCAGGCTCATTGTTTTCACGATACCCACCGAATGACCTTCAGGAGTCTCTACGGGGCAGACGAAGCCCCATGACGAACCGTTGAGCTTGCGAGGAGCCAGGAGCTTTCCCGACTTCTCTACAGGCGTCTGAATACGGCGGATATGAGAGAGCGTGGCGTTATACGACAGACGATTCAGGACCTGAGAGACACCGGACTTGGTGGCGTTCGAGAGTGAAGTGGATCCCGATGTTCCCAGACCCTGGACCGTGAAGTTGCCGGTCGCGAGCGCCTGCTTTAACTTACCCTCAATAGAGGACACCTTCATGATCTTGTACAGGTTGGAGAGTACGAGGACATCCAGTGGCTTTCCCGACCGCTTCCAGTTATCATTGTTGATTTCGTGGACGAACTTGGACCGAATGTCCTTGCACACCTTCTGGAACAGCTGGCGGAAGAGATGGGTGAGCAATGAGCCTGTGGTCACGACACGCTTATTGGGGTATGCATCGCGGTCGTCGGCTGGGATCTTCTTGGCGGCGGTGTCCAGAAGCTTATTGACCATACTGATCAGAATCTTAGACTTACGAGCAGCCAGGATCTCGGTCCCAATTGTCTCGGCGGGAAGGGAGACATGGGGGAGAAACTCGGTGAGGAGAAGAGCCCGGACATGACCAGTCTTATCATCCGTGGCGGGAGGATATTGTAGGTGATGCGAAAGGTACTCAATCGCTTCCTGTTGAGTGAACACACCGATGTCCGCACACTCCTTGAATGAGGCGATGATGGAGTCCGTGTTCTCCACGTTCAGCAGATCGTGAACCTCTTTGTCCGTCTCAATGCCCAGGCACCGGAAGAAGACCATCATGGGGATATCCTCACGGAACCGGGGAATGCAGATAGAGAGAGGGTACCCTAGACCATTGAACTTGCTGGACATGCGGATCTCCAGCTTCTTGGGCGGGAGCGTAAAGCTCTCGTGGAGAGACTTCATTTCCACCGAATGAGTATGCTTGGTCGTGGACTTCTTGTTGAGGAAGACCATGATGCGGTTGTCGGCGACCTTCTCCTGTGAGAGAATCACACGCTCACCTCCGTGGATAATGAAATATCCGAATGGATCTTGGGGGCACTCGCCAAGTTCCTCGAGCGACATCGGATAATCCTTGAGCACACAGAGCGATGATCCCAGCATCACTGGAATCTTACCGAGGGAGATGCCTTCAAACGTCTTGGACTCCTCCTTGAACTCGGTGAGACCCGGGCCGCTGTAGGAACGGACCTTGAGCTTGATATCCACAAACATCTGGGCAGCGTAGGTGAAGTTACGGATACGGGCCTCGTGCGGCAGCATCTGCTTCAAGCGACCTGTGGCTTCCTGGATGCGGGGCTTCAGGTAGGATACGTTGTCGAAGGACAACCGAAACTCGTACTTGTACTTCTTCGTCGCTTCGTCCTGATCGTGCCATACCACGATGGGTGGTGTTGATCGCAGAATCAGGGGGATCTTGTTGCGGAGGAAATCTTCGTAGGCCTCAATCTGCGATTCAGAGAAACGCGAAACACCATTCTTGAAATATGCTCGAACCGCGTCCATGGTGTCGTATCTTGATACTTGGAGCGTCGCCGTAAGTTTTTATCCGTTTTGAGTAAGAAGAGGTTGTATGCCCTCAGCCGATGGTCCTACCAAGTATACGATTATTAAAGAGGGAAGTGATCCCGCATTTAATGGTCAGGATAAGTCTACGCATGTAACAGCGATTACGTCGCCCACTCCTCCGGTTGGTATACCGAGCGGTCCTGGATTCGGAGGTCGTCGCAACCGTGTTCGCCGCTCAAGCAAGACGTTCCCGAAAGGCATTCTTCGGAAGACAGCCAAGATTATTCCGGACAAGAACCCGTCCAAGGCCCCTGCAACCCGGAAGCGTTCCGTCAAACTGATGACGGAGCGCGGACTGGAGAAGGCCCGCAGGACTGCCAAAGCGAAGGCTGCCAAGATGGACATTGCGTTAATCCGCAAGAAGCTGGTGGAGAAGAAGATCATCGGCGGAGATAAGAAAAATATCCCCCCAGCCGTCCTTCGCGTTTTGTATGCGGACTCGGTGGGAGCGGGTCTTCTTTCTTGATGAGTCTATATAAGAAGAATAATGACAAAGGCATGGGGTCCACTTGGTTGGGCAACCCTTCATACAATTGCCGCCCTTTACCCCGATTTTCCGTCCCAGTATGAACTGGAACTCCTAAGTCGGTTTCTTGATTCGTTTACTCAAACAATTTTGTGTCCAAGCTGTCTTCAGCACTTTTCTGATATGGTTGCAGTCTATAGTCAACGCAATCCCGGGTGGAAGAATTCTCGTCGTACAGTCTGTGAATTTGTATTTCGGGCACACAACACCGTCAATCAGCGTACTCATAAGAAGATGTATACACTGGAAGAAAGTATAACCACCCTTCGGGGAATTATGCCCGATGATCAGGCCGCACGAGTCAAACGTCAGCAGTACTTAGTTTATATCCGCAGTGATTGGATGAAGAACATGACGCTCAACGGAATCTCATCAGCTCCCAAACTCAAAGAATTAAATACGATTGAAGAGGAATATTGGTCAAAGCGTTCGTTCTCGTGGTCAGACATAGCGTCCTTCGCAGATATCTCGGTATCTCCGATCCCCGAACGGTCCTCGGCCACGTCATCGGGAGATATGGTCATTCCTAAAATTACCATGCCGGCGAGCGGTGGGTTTAAGCTGGGGAATATTGGAAAGATTGGACCGAGGTCAGCTCTTCGGTAGCGATCGGAAGCGAGATTCTGGGTTCACATTCCCACGCGTACCGCCTCATCCAAGGAATACGAGTATCCTTTGCTTCATCATACAGTTCGTCAGGAAACATAACTCGTTTCTTCGCCCGGCGGAGCGAATCATGTGGGAGAATGAACTGCAGTTGCTTCGTCACTGTAAATTGGGGAGGGGGCGATGACCACTGGATCGGGATCTCTTCGTATCGTACTATTTGGGATACTAGGGGAGCTTCGGGGTAAGGATAGACCCAGTTCCAATCTAGGCACTCGTTCTTGCAGAAGTAGTGGAGGGTCCAATGAAACGTCTTCCAAAAAGATTGGACGACCTGGGAAATATTGGTAGTTCCATCCAGAATGTGGAGATTGTACCGTACTTCAAAATGCTGTCCGTCCACTGAGAAAACCGCCTTTTCGCCAGGATTGTCCCGCCCCTTCATGCGATCAGTATACACCTTCATTTCCTGCGTACGAGCGGTCTGAAGAAAGAGTTGCCGACCTCCTGCCGTAAAGAGATCAGGTTCCCCCGCCTGGCGATAACATTCAATGGCCCGATCATGACCACCTTCACGAAGGGAAAACATACCGATAGGAGGCATGAAATCATTACCGAAACAGAGGACGCACAGCGCCACGTACTGCTGAGGATTCATCGGGAGTTTACGGGCTAGATCGGAAATGTTCAAAGTAGAGTATCCTTCGGTCTTAGACTGGAAACTCGGGTTCTCGCGCAGGAGGGAGAGTGAACACAACTGTTCCTGGGCAAGCGACAGGAGAATTAGATCAGCATCCAGTCCGTAAATTACAGTGTTGGTTCGTTCGGTGGAAGGTAGAGTCTTCAACCACTCAAACAGTTTGTGTTCGCCTTCGCCTGGAAGATCTGTGGACGATACGATGGCTTGAGGAAACCGCGCACGAACCGCCAGATCCAGCTCCTTCATGTACGGAGTTCCCGGCGAGATTTGGTTGCGATCAAAGACGGGATTGTTCCCTTCGGGAATACGGAAGCGACGGTATCTCTGCTGCACAATCTTGGCGTACGGGACAAGACCGTCCATCGCAATATACAAGTGAGTCCGAGGACTACAAGTGTCCGCAAGGAGAGTAGTCAGAGCTTCCAGAATACTCTCAATGGGTCGGGCATCATCCATGTATGTGTGAATAAAGGCGTTAAAATCGAGAAGTAGAATATTTGGTTCTAGGCGGGTGCGGACACGCGACACAATCGTCTTATGGGCCTTGATCAGGCTGACGAAGTAAAAGGGTATGCCCATTTATATGTATAATTTGTCTTGGCTGAAAGTAAAGTAGACCTAATGGCCAAACTAACCGGCGGAGGAATTTTGGAGACTCTACAAGTAAACTGGATCTATGTGCTCACAGCTCTTGTTGGGATTGTCGTACTGTATTGGCTCCTGTCTCGCAGCTCTTTTACGCCGAAGGTGAAGGAGGGGATGGGCGGAGGATGCTCAAAGTGCCCAAAATCCCAGGGAAGTTCGTAAAAACGGGTTCTGGGCTCCCTACTGAACGAGGGAGCAACTTACTTAAATACATAGAAATGACGCGTGTTGCAGGTGTTCTTCAGCTCACCAGCAAGACGCGGTATGGCCTAACTTCGCGCAATGTTCCAATGTATCTCTTCAGCCCGCTGAACACGGTGTTTCCGCAAATGATCGTGGCCTCCACCCACAAAGATCTCAAGAAGAATATTCTTGCCGTTGCCGAAAAGATCAATGATGACCCTCTTCCGCGTGGCCAACTTGTTGATGTGATTGGAACGTGCGGCGATCCGCTCGCCGAGCGAACAGCGATTCATGTTGCCTATTCTCCGAATTACTGGACGAAGATCGGTGAGACTGTGGAACCAGCCTTTAACCGTCCCGTTCTGGATGTTCCGACCATCAACATTGACCCTCCAGGGTGCCTGGATATTGACGACTGCATTTCCATCTGGGTAAATCACGAAGGCATTACGAAGGTGGCAATCACCATTGCCGATGTGGCCGAATGGGTGAGGGCCAATCCGTGGATGTCCTATGCCCAGAACATTGGTCAGTCACTGTATGATGGAGGTGTGCAGGTACGAAGCATGTTTCCGAAAACGCTGGAAGGGAAGATGTCTCTTCTGCCTGGCGAACGGAGGTTGGGGTACACTCTGATCTTCGACTGGGTAGGCGAAGTTCGGAACGTTCATTTTAAAGAAGTGGTGATTATCAACAAGGCCTCGTACACGTACGATAACTGCCGCTTGGCCACCGAGATTCCGATGGATACACTACGGACAATATGTGAACATATAGCGGGAAGGAAGCCGCTCATAGATCCCCACGACTGGGTGGCGGAACTCATGATCTTCTACAATAAGCAGATGGCCAACGCCCTCACCGCCATCGGCAAAGGTCTGTTGCGTCACCATTCTGCTCCCGATGCTGAGAAGTTGGAGAAGTATGATCTTCTTGGCCTGAACGCTCGGATGTTTGCGTATGCATCTGCGACGTACGAGCACGTATGTCCCGAAATCATGCACTGGGGATTCCAGACGCGGTACTGCCATGGATCATCCCCTATTCGGCGGTGGGCGGATGTCGTCAACCAGATGGCGATGAAAGGGATGCCTGTTCCGAACGCCAAAGAGGATTGCAACCGACTCCAAAAGTTCGCGAAGAAACACGCGCGCGACCTGGCGTTTCTAGATATTCTCCAGCGGCGGCCTCAGGATATCAAGGGTACAGTCATATCGCCTACGCGTATCTGGATCCCCGACTGGAATCGTCTGATTACCAGTCCCAACACCTTTCCTGAAGGAACTCCGGTCAAGGTCACGTATTTCCTGGACATGCAGCGCCCTACATGGAAACAGCGCCTGGTGTTTCACGTAAAAATGGATTCGGAGAGCGGCAGCTCATAGAGTGAGTAGACGAGTATAAAGATGACGCACTCTCAGATCATGAAGATTCATTTCAATATTGGCGACTATCCCTACGACTATCAACTAGAAATCTGGAAGAATGTGAACGTGAACAAGTGCAGGTTCTATGTTCGCGAATGTAATGAAAAAATCCCTCGAAACTTCGATCCGTTCATGACGGTTGGACAAACCCTTCGTTGGATACACACGGGAAAGGCGGATACGAATTATACGTGGCACGATATTGACTTCTTCAGCGGTGCTGACTTCCAGAAGAAGTTTGTTCTTGATATGCGATGGGAGGAACTCGCGGACTCGGGTGCTCTACTCCCACTGGAACTGAACATCACATTTCCCGAGAAGAAAATAGTGGAGTAAATGAGTATGTCTTTCCACTATGGAAATCTACTTGATTTTTACCGTTCTCAGTCCACAAACCGTCTGGTCAATGTGGGGCTAGTTACCTACCTCGTAGGCGAGTCCACAAAAACTATTTTGGTTACGTGTTTCAGCGATACGGGATCGTTGTTCATGGACGGAAAGTTTGCTCCGGCAGATAAATCTATTGGAGAAACGCTGGGATGGTTTATTGGTGAACAGATTTTTGAGATAGATATTGAAGATCTTTTTTTCAAGTCTGAAAAGAAACCTGAACGCCCAGCCTATCATTGGGAACGAGGGGCTTTCTTCATGGGCCGATGGAAACAGTATGCAAAAACAGGTATTCATGCACGTGTAACAATTCGGGTAGATGATACTGAGCAAAACGAATCTGTTCACATTGATATTCCAGACCAAGCAATACTGCCTTCTTACGATAACAACAATGAATCATCCGCATCCCCGCCCTCCTCCTCCCCAAGCTCCTGATGATCCCAATGTCTATTCAGAGAACGACTATCTTATCGGCGAATTTGATGATGAACACGATGGCGATGTCGTCTATGTTCGGTGGTCTGAATACCATCATCGGCCATACATGTACTCTTACCTCGATCAGCCTACTCAGTGGGTAGGTCTGGATTGGACGATTCGTCAGACCGTAGGAATTGGGCTGGGAATGTCTCTCAATTATCTACCGACGATTGTTGAGGGAGGAATACTCTTCATCCATCGCGAAATGCCTGACGAAAACGGTCGTCCGACGCATCAGGAAATTGTGAATCCTGATGAGATCGAGGACATTCTGGATCGGCGGTGGGAAGACTATACCCCCAACCGCATCGTCGTATCGTTCTCAGCGGAGTAAATAACTAAAGACGTAGATACAGCGAGTCAGGGACCACCAAGCCCCGCACGAGATCTACCCGAATTTCGCGCAAGGTTTCAAGAACCTCTAGATTTTTTGTGATCGTTGCTAGGGTCATCCACTCATCCACAATGTTGGCGGTCTTGAGAATAGCTTTCATGAAGTTGCCCTCGTACACTTCATACTCGGAACACAGAACCGCCATTTCATCACCGTGCATCCAGCGGTAAACAATCTCCGGCCAGTAATTGTGGATTGCCCAGTACTCAGGTTGGCTCTTGGGGTTCTCATGGGCACTCAAATCTTGAGCAATGACGTGCACTGCTAAGAGAGCACTCTTAAGCGTATCGGGAACCCGCAGGCACAATACAGTGATGGGTTCCTCCGTCTTCTCACCTTCTACGAAACATGAGAGCAGAGCTACCAGCTCTTCGCGCGGAAGTGCAAATCCTCGCTTGAACATCGCCGACATCACCAGAGGATGACCCTCATTAATTTCTGATGCGAGAATACCCATCTCCGTCAGTGTCTCTCCTTCGGCATACCCAAGGGTATGAAGATTTGCGAGGAAGGGAACCTGAATAGTTTTGAACGCCTCAATCTTCTCCTGCAGCAGAGTAATCGCCTCCCGGTTCTTCTTAAATTCCTTGAACTCCAGCCATCCCTTTTCCCACTTGGGTCCCATATGTTTATTCTTCCACGAATCCAGGGACGACTGTGCCTTCTTTCGCTCAGCGTTCTGCGTGATCCGAATACGGGTCTCGTACATATCACGCAGTTCATACTCGCCGATATCCAGACCTACATACTTTGCCTGCATCTCCAGAAGTTCTGCCTTCCGTCCTTCCGTCTCCATTTGTCGCTGGACGTACCAGTACGACCTTTTCACTAAGCTTAGCCACCCCGTTGTTCCGCTCTGAAGACACTTCAGGAGGAAGTCGTAGTGGAAATCCATCCTTGATTCTAGCGCCTGCTGCTTCCCTGTCATCATCTGCTGCACATCCTCCACTGTCTCGGGCTTGCGATCGGGGAGATAGTACACGAACCCGCGCGTATCCTTTCCACGCCGACCCGCCCGACCCGCCATCTGAATATACTCATCCGTACGCAGCATCCGCAGCCCCTCGGTCGCATCATCAAACTTACGGTAACTTGTGAAGATGACCGTTTTTGTAGGCATGTTGATTCCTACCGCAAATGTTTCCGTCGCGAATAGTAGCTTGATCATTCCCCGCGAGAACAGCATCTCCACAATCTCTTTTAGCATCGGCAACATCCCGCTGTGATGGAACGCCACGCCCTTCATCAGGAGGGCCATGAGCGTATGATACTGCGGCAGCGTCTCCAGGTCCGGATACCGATGGAGATGGAAGCGCACAATATTCTTGATGGCTGCGCCCTCGGACGTATCAATGAGTGTAGAGGACACCTTGGCCGCATACGCCTCGCAGTTCTTGCGGGAGAACACGAAGAACATCGCCGGTAACTTTTCCTTGACGTTCAAATCATCGATCATCTCGTTCATATGGTGGAGGAATCCGGTAGAACGGATTTCGCGCTGAAGAACAGGATCACCAGCAACTCTTGCCTTTACAGCGTCTGAGTGCTTACGTTGAGCATCCTCAATTCCCTTAAGATGTCTCAGGTACTCGGTGTAGGCTTCCTTATGGAATACATCCTTCTCATCAAGCAGAAGCTTCTCCCCTACACGGTGTTCAAGCGGAACGACGCGGTACTGTGTGGAGATAAGGTGCATCGGGACCTGTTTCATTTCACCGATCCACTCAGCAAAGACTGCTGGACTATCAATCGTTGCCGAGAGAAGAACCAACCGAATCGTCGGTGGAAGGAGGATCAAACACTCTTCCCAAACTTTTCCACGCGCTGGATCGTTGAAGTAGTGGACCTCGTCAAAGACGACAGCATCGACTCCGTCTAGAGACAGGGAAGCGGTTGATCCTACGCTCTCCGTTGATGACCCGATCTTGAACAGCAGGTTGCGCAAGATCTCCGTCGTCATGACCACCACATCCGCTTGGGGCATGAACTTGATATCGCCCGTCATGATCCCGACTTTGTTGGGATACAGAGTCTTGAGATCATTGAATTTTTGGTTGGACAGGGATTTGATAGGGGTGGTATAGAACACCCGACCACCACGATTGAGCGAATACTCAATCTGGTACTCGCCTACCAGCGTCTTTCCACTGCCCGTCTTGGCGGTGACCAAGACGTTCTCGCGAGCTTGGATAGCGGCCACGGCATATTTCTGAAAGGGATCCAGAGGAAACGTGTAGTTCGTTTCAACCTCGGGAGCCTGTTGTGATAATGTATTCGCGATTCGGAGCATGTTGTCTTTCCTTCTTGTTGTTTAGTCAATGAGACGCGCACGATTCCGTTTTACCTTAAATTAAAAGAGTGTAGGGGCAGCTGCGCGGCAGTACGCTCCGTCCGCGAAATAGTAAACGAAATAGAAGGGGCCGAATATGAGAGCGAGGAAGAACCCAAAAATCTTTTCGCCAAATGATCCCGAGCGTCCGAAGCAAACTAGGGAGAAAAAGAAGGCGGCAATTCCAAATAGAACCCACGATAGAGCAAGAACAGCAAAAAAGGTTGTGCGAACCTTCTCCCCCTCTGTCGCCGGGGCAGCCGCATCTGCAGTCTTAGATACCCCTCCTGCCGGAGCGACCTGGGAGGACGACGAAGTCGCACTGCCTCCCGTTAGATCAGTCATCTGCTTAACACCGGGGGATCCAGCAGGGAGAGACGCAGCGGCACTGGCCTGAGATGATGTAGCTGCAGCATGTCCGGGGGATCCAGCGGGGAGAGTGGATGAGGTAGACACTCCCGAGTTTATTACATGGTCGGTTGAGGCGTTCGTAGAGGCAGGCGGAACATACGATGGCGGTGGAGTCCCTGATGACGTAGCACCGGATGGGGCGGGAGTTGATGAGGTTATTGATGTGGACGATGAACCTGTGGGAGCAGGGGAAGAGGTTGTTGCCGACGTTGGTGCAGCTGAAGCGTCAGGCAGTAGACGAGCCGGTGGAATATTGCCCATTATATCTTGTCCCTGAATATTTTACGTCTTCATTGTTGAGAAGACATTCCGGGCCAGATCCTGAGCATCCTCCTCTGTAATGTTCGCAATTGTTCGCGCAAGAGAGCAGAGACCCTCATGAATATCTGCCCACTGCTCATCATCCCACGGGACCTCTGTGGTACGAGGACCGCGACCAGGAAAGTTTTCCAGAAGCATACCATCCTTCTTTCCCTTCATGAACATATAGCACCGCAGCTGGACGAAATCGTAGGCTGGTGGAACTGTCCAGAATCGCTTCCGATTCTTTGTTTCCACAACCTTCTCGCCCTGCATCCCGTCCAGATACCCGATGAGGCGGTACGAATCGCACTCAAAGTCCACAAACGTATTACGACCCGTCACTTCAATTCCTGTAGCTGCTGCATGATCGTTCTCAGCCTTATCTTCCAGTTTGGTTCCCCGCCGCTTCTGAATTTCCGACGCCAGAACCTGGTGCTCCTGTGTGCTCTCAATCACCATCTTTACGTCGGGTCGGACACAGAGCGTAGGCATCTCGTTCTCAATCGTGGTCTGGCCTGCAATAACTCGGGCCACCACTTCTTCCAGCGCGGCACATCCGGGCACACGCTTTCCTTCCAGAGTTTCCTGCACAACCTGACGAACATGCTCCTGCTTGAAAGCAGTAATCGCCTTCTCGACCTGTGCGTCTGACGTAGCTCCAACTGCCTGATCGACCGATTTCCACATGGCCCGGAGAGCAGATGGCGATGCTTCGGCAACAATCTCGCGGTCATTCTTCACACCCATGGTTTCCTTGAGACCCAGAATCACGGACTTGAACTTTGGCATACTTGTGAGAACCTTCAGAAGAGACTCATTCTTCGTGCGATAAGGATTGCGTCCAAGGAGAGATGCGACATCGGATGCGGAGAAACGGGGCTTCATTTGTCTAGCTACTTACTTACCCTCTATTCAACGCCATTTCCTTAATCCGTTTTACGCAAAGAAGTTTACATAGGATGGACCTCCACAGTTTTCAGCAGATGCAATCTCCTTGAAGACCTTATCGCACTCTGGGTTTGAGGCTCTGGCCATGCCTGGAGGTTCAGGTCCGAACTCAGCGACCAGTTTATCGTACCGTTCTTTCACTTGAACTGCCTCGGCCGACTGGTCGGTCTCAAACCACGGAGGTTCACGCCAATAGGCTTTCAGATCAGAGAGTTCTGATAAGTGGATAACGTACATGATGGTCTCAAGGTGGAAAGATATAGTATCTCCGGGAAATCCAGTCATCTCCCAGAAAATATGTTTAGTATTTCGGACACTGGATTGGTGGAGATAGTACTCCTGATTCTCGTGTGTCCCGTTTTTTGCTGTAAGGCCAATCCTCAGATTCTTGGGTTCCCATACCTGCATATTCATATAGTCAACAAGAGGATGCGTCATCACAAAATCTGCGTCCCACCGAAACATCCAAGGATACCGAGCCTGTTCTACACACCAGTTGGAATAGCGAACGAAACTGTGATCCGATGTCGCATCCGTTGCTAGGGTTTCGTACCCTGCTCTGGACACTGCGTGATCATAGGTTAAGATCCTTACGTGAGGATTTTCTGCTGCGAGAGAGGCGGCAATGTCCGCACTCGTATCGGTACATCGGTGGAGAATCAACACGATCTCATGGGGAATCGTGAGTGAAATTAAGGATCGGATCGAACGTGCGAGTGTAGCCTCTTCATTACGTATACGGACAATGAAACTTATTCCTGCGTCCATAACCTCCATTTACGTATCCACGATCATTACTATGTAAATGGAGACCCCGGTTCCCATTCGCCTCCACATCCTTGGTCTACCCCACACAGTCACCAACGATGATTTCAGCCATTGTGCGTATACCGGGAAGGTCCTGCGCTTTCCCGAGATGATGATGTCCCGCGGATTTGAAGTGTACCATTACGGAGTTGAAGGATCCACGACCGGAGCAACTCGCGATATCCAGCTGATGACGCGGGATGAATGGGATTTCTTTCGGGTTCAGTCATACAAGTTTCTTCATCCCGAAGTGTCTCACGACGATGCCGTAAAGCACCTGGCCGATCACAAGTCCTTTATTGGGGATTTGGGAAACTGGTCGACTCCTCTCTATATTGAATTCAACGATCGTCTGCGCCCGATTCTACAGGCAAATTATCGGTCTACGACAACGGATATTGTGTGTGTCCCGTTCGGTATTTCGCATGATCGGGCGCTCAAAGATCTGAATATGGTCGTGTGCGAGAGCGGAATCGGGTACAACGATTCCACTCGCAATTACCGTATTTTTGAGAGTTATGCGTGGCTGCATCATGAACTCGCAAAGTCCGGGAAGTGGGGACAGAACTACTGGTTCGTAGTCCCGAACTACTTTGATGCTCGTCATTGGCCTCTGTCTCTGACCCCCAAGCTGAACACCGTCGGATTCTTTGGTCGGATCTACGATGGAAAGGGATGTCACATTATTGTAGAAATTGCTTCGCGCATGCCCCATGTTCAGTTCATTCTATGTGGACAGGGAAACCCCGAACCGTTCCTGAAACATCCCAATATTGTCTACAAGCCTCCGATCTCGGGAAAGGAGCGAGGAGAGTATCTGGGGTCTTTAACGGCTCTTCTGGCTCCCACGATGTTCATTGAACCTTTTTGCGGTGTTGCGGTAGAAGCGCAGCTGTGTGGAACTCCGGTTATGACACAGGACTATGGTGCTCAGACAGAGACGGTGGAGAATCTTAAGACCGGGGTACGGTGTCATACGCTCCAAGACTATGTTCTGGGAGTACAACTGGCCATAGATGGAAAGTTTGATCGCCAGTATATCCACGAACGCGCCGTCAAGTTGTACGACATGTTCGAGGTAGGAAAGAAGTATGAGTATGCGTTCAAGTCCATCATGGACATTCACAGTGGCGCAAACGGATGGTATTCAAAGGAGTCTCATCTAAATGCTCTGAATGAATTCCCAGTGTAAATATTCACAAATCTTCTTCCAGATCGCATCGTGCTGAATCAGCCGATCGCGGGACTTGAGAAGCGGGAAGTGGACCTTGTACTCGTCCAGCTCCAGCAGCTCCAGGAATTTATAAATGATGTACGAATACGACAGAAAGTTTCGGCGCTCGTCGGGGCAGTAGAGAAGGTAGGGAGCCTGAACTTCCTGGAACATCGCCCGGATCTTGTCCTCAATCTCGGGGGTAATTGTTGGCGGAGGATTACCGTTCAGGCGAGACAAAATATGGGCGGCGTGCTCGTAGTACCGATTCCGTCCCAGCTTCTTCAAGATTTCGCGAATATTCTGTTCGGTGAGGAGAGCAATATTCTCAATACGTCGCTTCTTGATTTCGCAGATGACTTCGTTCATCACATCATCAGGGATCTCCGTGCTCTCCTTCGCCTGGAACTGGTTCAGAATCTCGTTAAGGTGATTCTGTTTCTTGTATGCATAATTATTTCGCTCCTTAGGAGGATCACGGAAACTGGGGAAGTCGGAGACAACGAGAGCATACTCTTCAGAGCCGCACTTCGGACATACCAGAATACCTTCGGACGTAATTTCTTCACGTGGAATATTGCAGGGGGCACAGTGCTCTGACATCTTCTTGATGTTGTCGGCATTCTCAGCAATATTGAGACCATTTGATAAACCACGACGAGACATGTACTCATCAAACATCTTCTTCTTGGACGGTCCTACTGCTGTCTCGGTTACCGAAAAAAGCTTATCAAATGTTCCCTGGGCCGTTGCTCCCATATCAATCTTGGACACCGTCTTTTTTTGAGGAGGAGCATAGTAATCCAGCATGATATCGCCGCTATCCAGGTAATATTTTTGAATGTCGTACTTCTCAGCTGCACGGGATCTCTCATCTTCCAGAGTATCCAGCTCTTTTTGGAGACGAGTCGTTCGCATGACATCCGCAAACTCAAACGGATCAAATCCTCCCGACAAATCAAGCTTGATCTGGTTAATTTTTTCATCAAGTGACGCAATTGCCTCGGAGGATGTGCGGGTATGCAGATCTTCAATATGCCGCTCATGAAGGGAATCTAGGGTTCCAATTTGTTCGCGGTTCTTTCCTCCTCCCCCCTCCCTTGACTTCTTCACCTTAAACACGTCCGAAGACATCTAGTTCTATTATGACTCTGGGATGACCGTCTCTAAGCCATTATTAACCAATTCATTTCGCAACGAAGTAGGCAATAACGCACGCGACGGCGACTCCCCACAGAGCATACGAAAGAGCGTCAGGCTCCTGTGTCGTTACACCGATAATCCTTCCGTAATTATCGGGATAGTAATCTGCAAACTTTTCGGTCTTTGTCGTACTTTCCCGAAGTTTCGCCTGTGCAGCAGCTTCGTCTGCAACAACTTTTGCGGCCTGTTTTTCAAACTTAGCTTGATCGTCCGCAACCCGGCATCCCGATCCAGGCGCAGGAAGACCCATGTTCAGTTCTAGCTGTGGCGTCAGGAACTGGGTGTCCGAAGTATTGATTCCTCCGTTCGTGTCTACCACTGGACAAGTAAACGCCTTACACGGAGGAACACCATCGGCTACCAGTCCATTCATGATCTTGAGGGGATTCATAGACGCCAGGTCTCCGCCAATTCCAGGAACAATACCGTCCAGTCCTGATCCTTGCACTGCCCTCTGAAAACTGGGTCCCAGAATTCCTGCCGCATCGTCTCCGCCCAGGTAATTGTTCACATAGGTTGACCGCTTCACAACGCTTCCGCCCGGAGCCTTGCAGTACCCGCCCGTATCCCGAAAAAACTGGCTTCCAACTTTCGGACCTTCAATAAGATTTCTAACATATCCGGATACTGCTCCAATGTTGGTGGACACCTGGTCAAACGATCCGTTATCCGATACACCCTTCTGTGCAGGGGACTGGATGGTCTGGAGGTAATCAAAGGATGGACCTAAAACGGAGTCCATCCCGGCGTTGACGGCTCCAACTGGATTATCATTGACTTGTAGAATGGAGCTCTGAACATTTGCCCACATTCCCGGGACTCCTCTTATGTTTTCGGATGAGACGCAAATTCTAGCAGTTGACGCTGGAAGGCGGTGTTCGTGAGAATACAGGGTCGCTGCCGAGCAACAGCCTCAATCAGTTTCATCATGGGGATTCCGAACCTGCGATGAACGTAGGCGATCGCAAGAGTTGCTGACCGGTTCATTCCCGCGTGGCAGTGAACATACACGTTTCGACAGTGTGGCTCTCGCAACGCCATATCCATAAACGCTTCAAATTTGGGATAAAAGTCACGAAGAATTTCGGTCTGTTCCGTATCGTCGGCACCCATACATATGTACCGAGATCCCAGATGACGTTTTGCCCACAATGGACACGCGGTTTCGTCGGCGCAGTTCGCAATGTGAGTTACCGAATATATCCTCATAAAACGGGGAGTCATATGTCCGCCGGGACCAAGAAGAATACGATCAAATACACGTGCGATTGGATCGTATACCGGTCCCCGGCTTCGAGTGCGGTATGGGGCAATAAGCGCCTCAACCTCCTCTGACATTATATAGCATCGCGAGATTCGCGAATATGATTTTACTACACCAAAGGCTGTAGAAGCGTCTGGAGAATATAGACCAGAACAACACCTAGACCACCAAGAACGGCAGCGCCTGTCAGGGAGACAACGCCTGAACCGGCGTACGTGTTCGGGATGTACCGAAGAACCAGAGACTGAACCTGGGTGAGCGATACAATGAAGACTGCGCCAAACACTGAGACATACGTCATAATGTTCTTCAGAACAGTCTTGGCGGCATAGGGGTGCATCGGGGCAGTCTGTGATGGAGGGGGAGGAGTATAGATAGCCGCAGATGTTCCGGGTGTGACCATCTGCGGGTACGTTGTTGCCGACGGAAGGGCCATCGCCGGCTGCTGGGAACCTCCAGGAGGCATCAGCTGGTCTAGCGGCGTGGCGTCCATTTCTTTATAGTATCTAGAGTGAAAGTCTCGCGTCAGGGCACGACGCATCCTCCACCCTGTACCGATAACACTTTCCATCCACTCGCGTGACCATCTTTTTCACCTCATCAACTGGTAAGGCACACACGTCAATTTCGGTCTGAGGCCGATGAAACATAAGAACTGCAATCCCCAGACCAATTACAAACGAGAAGAAGTAGTTTGCTTCGGGTTTTTTCAGGACCTTGCTGATCTCCATTACATTACTGATTCAGAAAATCAATACCGTCCGTGCACTGGACCTCATACGCGGCGGCACGGAAACAGCCATTCTCAACCTTGGGGTTACGCAGAATCATATCTGGGTTCCGAATATCAGGAACTAGTTTCTTGGATGTTCGTGGCGGGACAAAGATGGTCGTGACGATCATGCCCACAAGAAAACCCCCGAAGATCCAGATGATATCGAACATCAATCAATTATTCTAGACCGAGAGTTTTATAGATACGCCGAATGGTTTCCTGATTATCACCGCTCCACGTAATCACCAACTTATCTTTCGGAATGTTTGTAATCCCTCCAAAGTTCACGAAGAGATCGGCAATGTAGTTGAAGGTTCGGCTATCATTAATCCATACAATATCCTCCTCGCCCATGTTAAGAACATCCTTGTGAAACTCGTTGCGCTGGTGGTCGTATCCTCCTACCAGAACCACGAACATACTCTTCTTCTCTATCCTATACAATGAAGGATATTCGTAAATTTTGGGACGCCCGAACACTTCTCGCGATTGTAGCGTCTGCGATTGCAGTGGATACTGCAGGGCTATTTGTTTGGCGATACACATCGGAACCCGATGCACCTATTAGTGTGTGGTACGACAAGTTTGGCTTAGTTGCCTATATGCTAGATGTCCTTTCCATCGTAATGGGCATGATTCTAGCCCAACTTGTAGCATCGGCGATTGGCGGACCGTTCAATCTCGTAGCGTTCCTGGTGATAGTCGTGGCCATTCAGATGACTCACGATCTCTTTTTCAGTCAGGTAGTGGTTCCCATGATTCCGAAGGGACGTAATTCCATCATTGATCTGATGTTCGCGTATTCCACGATGAAGGGAGCAGAGTGGGTTCTCGTTGTAGACGGACTCTATATGGTCTTGACCACAATGAGCACACTTGCCCTATTAGAGATGCCGCAGTATGTATCGTGGTTCAAGATTATTGGATGGTTGTATGCGACTGGGTATATTCTCTTCACACATACGCCAGTTCGAACTTGAAATAGACCCACTCTACGACCCCCGCGCCTCCAACCGTCGGGTTCACGACTGCGTATCCCGTAGCAGGGTGAGAACCATCGGGAGATCCTGACGTTATGCTGATTTTTAGAACATCTCCACCCAATGTGCAATTGGACGGAACGGTCCAGCCGGTAAAGTACGCTTCAATACCCCGATTTGTCTGTGTTCGGGAACCTTCGCGTGTAGGAAGGAGGAGAGTATACGCCTTTCCACTCTTCTCAGACTGTGTTTCCTGTAAATACGTATTTAATGCCTCGTGTTGGAGAGCTTTCTGTTCGTTTTCAGGAGTGAGAAGATCGGGCTTTCGTGTGCGAATAAATTCACGGATAGCCGTGTGAATATTCTCGCTGAAATGCTCGTCAACTGTTCCCTGAACCTTGAGACATTTGGCCTGAGATTTCTGGGTACTTACAGATGATGCTGAAGAGGTCTGGCTAGGAATCGTAATTGAAAATCCCTGAGCAGCCCGCCGTGCTTCGGAGGCAGAATCCGCGCGCGCCTGTTGTCCAAACGAACTATCGTCCTCGTCGAATGTTTCAGGAGCAGGAGCAGGTCCGCCAGGAATACCCTGCGCAACTTTATGTGCAATCTCTCCTGACTCATCGCGAGCCCGCTGACCAATCTCGTTTTCTTCAGGCGTGAGTCCTTCATCGGGAGAGAGACGGGGCGATGGCGGAGGAACCGGGCCGGGTATTGGATCTACTGATGGCCCGGTGATACTTTCCACGATAGATTCGGCGGTTGGTATAGTTATGGGAGCTGGAGCTGGGGCAGAGACAGGAGCTTCTTCGGGAACAGGATTGATGAACGAACCTACAAACTCTACTTTGAGAAGCGATCTGTACTTTCCGGATACCGCATTTGCCTTGATCTGGTCCAACGTCTCGGGACTTGTCTCCCCGCCATCGAGTGAATCAATGTGGTCGTATGAACCACCATTTCGGCGCAGAGCGATCCAGTGAGATGACGGAACGGATGTATTCGCAATGAATCCAACAGTTGTATCGTGAATTTGTTCAAGGATTACAGGGTCTGCAGAGTACCCGATGACCCGCAGGCCGCCCGATATGACTGAATCTTCGTAATTCTCATTTTCAGGACATGGGTTTGAGCCAACAACCTGTTTCTTCGTTACCAGGTATCGGCACACCGACATCAGACTTACCGGAATCTCCAGAGACTGGACATTGGAATCTGTGATCTCCACCTCGTCGTCCTTAACGAAATATACGCCTCCCAACAGATTGTTGAGCGCATGGCGGCCGCAACCAAGGCTCCGAGGATCCTGGGGTTCAAAGAATCCGGGAATCGGGGCAGGAGGGTCAAACTTCTTCTGTGAAGGCAATTCCTTGGGAATCTTCATCGCGATCTTCTTGCCCTTCGGAGCAGTTTCCGGAACAACCCGTCCTTTCAGGACCGACACCATTTCAAACCCTGGCTGCAGAATGAGTGTTCCACGACCGCGAATATTGATTGGTAGAGGGCGGGTAAGGTATCCGTGAAGAGCCACACGATGGTCGCGATCTCCAACAGGTCCAACGAAAAAGTCTGCGAATCCCGCTCGGGCACGAGAAAAGGTTATTCCAGGAGTTGAGGATTTCACGGCAAACTCCACTGCACTGTCCGCATCGGATACCGCGCGAGGACGAAGTAACGGACTTTCTTTCGGTAGAACGTCCTCTGCTTTCACTACGTTTGGATTATCGATGAACGTTTCAATATCTGAGGTGAAATGGTACAGTGGTATTTCCATTGTTGTCGGAACATCGGCGATAACCGTCGTATCCGCTTCAACGACTGTTCTTCCCTTCGTAAGCACCCGCCTCTCCGCCCGCCGTTTTTCCTGTTTAGTCTTTAAGGTTTCAATATGTGGGGTAGACGGCTCTTCTCCCATCAGCTGCATATAGGGAACCAGGTCATCACCCTGCTGGCGAAGTTCAAAAGTATGTACAAGCGCATTTTTTGGTACGGCGTCAGGGTCAGTGAGTTCAATGTATCCAAAAACGTCCGCCGCCATTCTTATTATTACTATACTTCACAGGAAATGAGGCGGATGTCTCTTACGATATTGGAGAAGGTGCTTCTTGCCTCCCCGATAGTATGCTCGGTAATTCTGGACGGCATCGTCAGAGATCTTGTACTCGTCCGGCATCGCACATCTGGGCATGGTAAGACCACGCCGACAAAGACCTGACGGTTCAACAGTCCTCAGCCAATCCAGATGTTTCTCACACGCATGTTCCTTGGGTCCGTAGCGGTAATGGTACTCATCCACCAGTTCCTGCGTGAGTTCAACAAGCCAACGGTAATTGTCCAGAGATTCCAGCAGCCAGAGGGCACACGGATGCTTGCGGTGTGTGGGCTTGTATCCTCCGCCGGGAGCCGTATGTATCAGTGTCGGTGGCTCCTTTTGGGACCAATGACTCGTATACAGAAGTTGGCAGGATTCAAGGATCATTTTGATGACGTGCTTGTCGCAGTGATATTTCGCACACTTGCGTGGCTTTCGGTGAAGGAAGAAGATGTTCATTTGGGTGGGGCGGGTGCAGGTGCTGCTGCTGCTGCCTCGGGTTCTGGCACCTTCGGCAATACGTTTTGGTTGAAACGCTCTTCAGCTTTCGCTGTTTCAATTCCCCGATAAACCATATCCAGTTTCAGTTTCAGGAGAGCAGTGCGACGTGATTCTGGAATGGGGGCGGGCTCGGGCATTATTACAACTCAATACGATTTCGCACAGCGTTATTGAACGTGTTGGGTTGGAAGGGAATGTCCATCTTCGTCGCTTCGGCTTCAATCACATACTTCGTGGAGGTGTACTGGTTCATCAGAAAGTACACGAACACGACGACTAGGAGAATAAACATCAGGATATTGAACCACCATGACCCATGTAGATTCTGAATAGTTTTGGATTGGAGCAAATTGTTCTGAACACGCATGAGTGTTCCGTCGTCTACAAGATGCATAATTGTTGGAAGCATATACATAATGATTGCCGCTTTAACCGCTGGATCAGCCGTGTGTTGTTTTGGTGCTTCCTATGCTGCTCATCAGATGCTTCCCGTGAAACCGGTGAACCCAGAAGACGCACTCAAAAACAAGTCGACGATGAACACGGTGAATATTCTCACCGCGGATGAACTAAAATCCCGAACTCTGAAAGAACGCATTGACGCATATACCAGCGGACGGGCAAATTTACAGGATGTGATGACGGTCACGGCAGAAAAGCCGACCCTCAATCAGGCGTATGTTGCGATCGCGAAGAAGATACCAACTCTTCCTCCGAGATCGGAACAGCGTGGACAGTATGAATTTCTTAAGAAGGCAGCGGACGATCATTACACTGGATTTGTTCCCTCAACGTCTTCAGCAGCAGCGCCACCCACGGATGCAGCTCTCCCTCTACCTTCAGTCGGCGGAGAGAAGACGGATTCGCGACTACTGCTCGGACGATCTCGTACTGGTCGTGAAGACTCGGTTGTTTGATCTCAACATCCAATTGGCCATATAGAATACTTTGCAGAGTATCCTCCATGTCTTTTCTCTTATGCTACACTTGTGAGACTCTGCGTATACGGATTTGAACGGAACGCGTCCAGAATAGACGGGTCCATGTTCTTAATCTCCTGATCCTGCGGCAGGGGCTCGTTGAAGCGGTACACGCCCTGTTGCTGTGTGGACGACGGGAGAGATACTACGTTGGTAGGATCCACGGCCTCGCGAGTATTGATGAGCATATCCTCGTCCTTGTTCACCTTGACCGCACCCACAGCTGACTCGCCAGAGTGAATTGCAGTGTATCCACCGGGGGTATAATTGGTCATCGCCGATGCCTCACGACCAGGGTTCGTGTACGCCACGAGGTATTGGTCTACGAGGTACGATCCCTCATTGGCTGCACCTGCTCCACCGCCTGGTCCGGCCCACTCTCCGACAGTCAGTTTCATGAACTGCTCGAACGGCTCCGTGAATTCACGAATATAGTTTGCAAATGTGAAGGATGCACCGCCTGTACCAAAATACTCAATGTTTGTGGACTCACGCTGCTGCTCCTTGAACATCTGCTCGGGGAAGGAGGCCGGGGCAACCTGTGCACCTGTGGTGGTGTTGAGGTACATCAGTTCACCCGTATCCTTGTCCGTGAGCACTTGGAAGGTATCAGGGCGGTTCTTGAGAACAGGGGCCTGAAGACCTGGTTGGGTAATGAAGTGTGAACCAGGGATGACTGGGGAGTCGTACGACAGCTTGGGCTTATTGGCTGTACGCAGCTCGTCCGTGGTACGCGGCTTGGCGAACTCCTGTGTTGCATTGAACTGCTGGTACCCTCCCGATCCAAGATTATTGTATCCATCGTTCACACCTGGGGCGACACGGGTCTGTTCAATCGGGAACACGTTCTTCATGTTTGTACCAGCAACCATACGAGACTGGAAGAAATCTGACTCATTCTGGTTACCAAAGGGTAGTCCCTGGCCGGGGACTACATCGTAGAAGGCCGCAACCTCCCGCTTCTGAAAATACTCATTCCCGGTTCCAGCGAACGTATCTAGAATGGAATTGGTCGCGCCGGTACGCATATTCTGGGTGACCTTCGCCCCGAAAAAGGGAACCATATTATTATGCCCCTTCTCTTGGGAATAGGCAACACTATCGTTGTGTGTAATGGCCGACTTCGGGGGGCTTACGGCATCCTCAAACCCTTCACGTCCATGCTGGGTAGTTTTTGACTCCTCATTGTATTTGGTTGCAAGGATGTATCCCAGCAACCCAACACCTGTAAAGAGTGCGACTTCAATCATTATCTATTATCTATCAGTTGGTTTAATTTCGGGACCCCATGGTCCGCGAAGGCGCACGGGTGTTCTTAAAATACTCAAAGGGGGGAATGGAATGTTCCTGGGGGCGATAGACTAGCCACTGGAAATTGTTTGGCTGGAGCCGCTCCTTGGCGAGAGGGACATTGAACGAACCGATGAAAGGAGTGCGGGGCGGGGCATCCTGAGCATTCACGGGCGTCTGAAATGTCCAGCGCGACTGGTAAATATTTGCATCTTCCTGAACCTGGGTAGCCATTATACTACCTCGTGAACAAATTCCGAGACTTGGCCATACGCATCATTCAGAAGTCCCATCGGTGCACTTCCCAGCTCTTCAATTTGGGCAAGAACATTGGTGGGTGCAGAGATAGGAGGTCTGGGAATCGTCTGGGTAGCTGTTAGAATCGTGTCAGTTGCCGTGGTGATGGCCGATGTTGGGCTTGACGTGGTTGGAGTTATCGGCTGAGCAGCTCCCGGAACAGCTGCGACGGAAGGCGTCTGTGTCTGCGACAACTGAATATCCTGCGGGTTTCCTGTTGCCTCTGACCAAACCTTCTGGTTGAATGGCGATACAACATACTTTGCAAGGTTCTGCTGGAACTGGGCGACGAGGCGGTCCATTCCATCATCGGCTACCGTAGGAGGAGCAGTGTCCGACGCCTTCTTCGCTGGACGGACTCCATAACAATTCACACCGAACTGTGTCGCCGGATCAAAGTACCCTCCATTAATTCCTGGGCGTCCACATTTGATACGAGCCTGTTGGTTCGGCTCCTTCTGCAGCTTGTCCCATGTAGCTTGCTGGGTCGGGAATAAGGCAATACCTCCTTCGGACCATCCATATCCACACCACTCTGCTCCCTGCTGGTACGCCTCCTCAACCTGGCTATATGACGCCAGTGTCGCACCATATGCTTTGCAGACTGCGGGGGCTTGAGAGTATGTGAAGCTATTGTCCGCTACATAAAACACCTCAGTGAGGGGCTTAATCTTGATCGGGGATAGAGACGTCTTCACCTCTGGCACCTCCTCGAAGGGATTCAAATCATACGTAACATCCAGTTCGGTATCGGTCCGGTGTATCTGAACAAACCCATACGAGTAGAGAACGAAGCCAATAAACGTCACAAGAACCACGAATGCTAGGAAGGCAAATGTGTCCGTGAGCGCGAGAGAAATAGAGATCGCTCCAAGAATGACGATTACGGCAATCGTGATCACGGTAGGCAGGGCAGGATGCTTAGAATGCTTCAGAGAAGGAAGATCGGATACGGCCGGGAGATTTGTGGGAACTGGTGGGATAGCCGGTACGGGTAGAGTCGGGATAGTTGACGAAGATGCCGGGGACATGAACGTAGACGGAACAGACGGAAGTGTCGTGCTAGTACTATTTCCAGACTGCGAGATCGTAATGGTTGTTGGGGGAATTCCAGCTGCAGTTGTTGTGTTTGTGTTGTTGTAGATGGATGTGGTAGACGTGGGATCAATGGTCTTCGCGACACTTGTGAGCGCCGCCTTTGCGGTTGGGTCTGTCTCGGTCTGAGCTAAACCCTGAGCAGATTTGGAAATCTGCTGTAATGACTCCATGATTTTCTTCAGGATATCTCCCACCTTCATATTTAGAACAGAGTCCGCGGGGGGCGGCGGAGAAGAAGCTCCTACGCTGCTCATTATTAGTTTTCATACAGGAAATAAAGCAGGACTCTCATCGTACGATCAACCGGAAACTTCTTGGAATCCATCTCCCGTACAGACGTATCGTCAAGAATATACCACGCATGTCCTGGAGGCAGTTTGCGGGCATAGGAAAACCAGTGTCCACCATTAAAGCATACGACCGAAAAAAGGAAGTACTTGTGTCCATTGAGAACTAGGAGACTTGAATAATCTATTGGAGTCATTGACCAAATCATCATCACCTTCGGAAACGTTCCGAATAGCACCTGTTTCGTACATCCGAGTTCATTGCACTTCTCACACTTCCACTCCGAAATCGTATGCGGCTGAACATACTCCTTGATCGCATCAAGAAGAGGAATTCCTGGCGTTGAAGGCATAAGATTGAGATCAATAATGGTGGTTGTCTTCAATTGTGTATCGTGACAATGATTACACTCAATTTTATCGCCTACATTGAAGCGAAACTTCTCATCCAACCAGGGAAGCTTGTCGCACAGATGGACAATAAGTTCGTGACTATCTCCGATATTCTCTCCAGCCGGGAGATACGACGTTTTAATGACATCAAAGAACTCACGGAGACCAGTTTCCCCTTTGTTACGATAAATAGATTCCAGACATACATCAATGGGGTTTTCCTTGTCTATGTTTGTACGTTCAGAGTACCTGTCAACCAGAGGAGGGCAGGAGAACAATCCTTGAAGTGCGGCGTTTACCCAGCAACTTCCACGATGGTTATGGAGTCCGAACATTATATGCTATTACCCAAAAGCACTAAATGAATTTAGAAATCCTTGTACGTCTCCCATATTTGTATTGAAGGGTTTCATCAGATCCCACTGGCGTTGAGCCTTCGTAAGAGATGAAATTGTATCTGCTGGATCAGTACAACTTGACCCGGGCTGACCGGGGACCGTTGATCCACACGACGATCCTTGGTGAACCGAGCAGCTTGCTGACCCCGTCGTCGCGCACGAACAGGGAACTAGCGAACTCTTCGGGACAGTGTTTGATGCACAGCCAGCTCCAGGCTGAGTAGATGAAGTATTGGGGGCGAACGGAGGAATCGTTCCGTTGGGTCCTCCTCCTACTCCCGCTGGCCCGTACGTCGGGGCATTCGTTGGAGCATTCAGCGTTGATCCAATACTCGTATCCAGCGGATTCGGAGCAGAGATAGACTTAGTTAGAGGATTCATATCATTTGCGGCAGCTCCCGATGACTCCGAAGGTCCTACCAACGTAATTTCAATTCCTACAGTCCGTGCTCCGTTGCCCGTGAACATATTATTTCCCTTGGGATACGTGCTATTCAGCAAGTTGTAGGCAACAACTTCACCGTTGGTAGAAGAGGTCACACTGGTTATTTTATCAAGTGGGAACGTATAGTTAATTCCGTTGTCGGAAATCACGCTCACATTGTATTCATTTCCATTCATTTGGATATCCGTCTTAATTTTATTGATAGAATCTCCGAACAGATTTGCACTCACAGCAAACGCGGCATATCCATTGTTGTATTCGTAGACCTGAGTGTCCTGTCCAACATCTCCAATCGGGATCTGTCCGGTAGTAATAATTGTACTAGACTCGGGGCTCAGAAGGAGACCGGCGATACCCGAAACGAGGGAAGACTTGCCCAAAACGGGGGTAGTATTCGAAAAATTAGGCATAGATGTGGTGACTGCCTGAGACGAGGTAGACATGCCGGATGCAGCGGGTGCCGCGGCCGCTGGGGTTGTACCGACTGATGGGGAAGTGGATGCAGGGGTAGATGCGGATGTGCTAACTATGCCTGACGCAGTGTCCACCAATTTCTTTCCAGCCGCTGCAGAAATGTTCTTCATCATGACGTGACCGCTCGTATTGTTCGTAGCGATATCGGTGAGTCCTACACTTCCGACAAACCCAGCCGGATCTCGCTGTCCGAATAAGTATGTCTGATAAGGTTTGTTGGACGGACCGATCGAGTAGACTGTTCCGTCTGACATGAAAAGATTAAAGGAGTATGTATTGTCCGTATCCGGAGGTTCCCAGTATGCTGTCCAGCCTCCAGTAGAATCCTGCCAGAGGGACGCGTTCTTCGGTTTCGTGGAGGCATCAAAGTATTCTCGTCCTCCTAGGGTGAGGAACAAGTAAAGGGCGAGCAGAGCCAGGAGACCCCACAGGAGAAACGTGTATCCTCTCATTATCATTATCTACTAGAAACTATCCAATATCATTAGCCATGCTTCGGGCATCCTGATGTTTGGGAGGCACATGTACAACTTTGTAGAGCTGAACGGAGTACGTTGGGCCCCGGGCCATACAGATCGGGGGGAACCAGTGCATCCATCTGTGACATCTGTGAAACATTGGACACTGTGCGACGAGGAGTGACCAACGGATTAAAGTTACTGGGAATGGACTGGACCATATTCACAATGTTTTCGGGAGACGCGTTTGTTCCACCCGCTGATTGGAATGCGTACTCAAACTGCTTGTACGTATAACTGGACGGAAATCCACCAGTAAGAATTTCGTACACGCGCTTGTCAGCTGATCCGAGAGGAACATTTTGTACAGAGGTTGATGCACTGCGGGCAAGTTCCTGAAGAGTCGCGAGACCTTTTGTTAGACCAAGCTTTGTCGCCTGGTCGGGTTCGTTCCCAATCAGAAGCTGGATAAAAGTTATTTGGGCAGTACGAAGATAACCCTGCGTGCTCGTCGGCTCCATTCCTGTTGTTCCCGTCGTCGATCCCAGCGTGGAATCTGTCGTAAATTGAGGAGGAGTCCCCGACTGTTGGGCCGTGACTCCTGAGAGACGGGGTAAAGATGTTTGTGCCGAGCTAGTAGAGGAATTAGGAAACAATATAGGTGCAGCAGATATACTAAAAATTGTACTCCAGATCATTTGGATTACCTCGTTGGGCGTTGTTGGTTTGGGCAGATTAGCCGCTGCTGCAATTTCGCCTAGTGAACTATATGATGAAGTGTATAGTTTATATAATGGAACAAAGACTGGGGGGATAGGGGTATTATCAACTGAGATAGATAAATCAGCAAGACTTTCAAGTTGTGTTTTTAATAAAGGATTAGTTTCATTTGAAGCTAGTTTATGTATAAATGCAGCTCCTGCTTTGTATAAATCCACCATTGTAAGAGTGCTAGTTGTCATCTTCTCACGCGTCGGTGTGAAAAAGGAGGTGAGCGAACTCCAGAATCCCTCTCGCTTTCCAGTGCGTTCATTGATGGGTTTGAGCCACTCGGGTTTCGGCGGGGCATCGGGGGACACATCAGTTTCACGTCCCTGTGCATCCTTGAACCGTTCGTGCGCAGGCATCAGGATGAATGCGAAGACTACGAGGAGGACAGCGGCTCCCCAAAAGATCACTTCATCGCGGATCATTTCTTCTACTATTACTATAATAGATGGTGAAAAAGACAAAGGCTGGACGTCGTAAGCATACCAAGGTCAGTCGTCGGAGTCTTCGTCGGCGGACAATGAAGCACAAGCGTCTGCCGAAGAAGGGAGGGTATGATCCAGTAGGACCGAATGGCGGAGAGTATGGAAAAGTTCCTGATTCGTACCCTTCGCAGCAGACAGGGGCTCTGCCGGCCCCCATGAACCCAAAGGGTGTACCTATCGGGAAAGAGATTTACTGAGTCCCTGACCAAATGCGACATCAGTTGTCTCGCTTCCTAACCAGTAAGGTGACATAGCCGAATACTTGGCTTGTTGCTGATCATTCGCTGGTTTGAATTCTAGAAATCCAGTGAATGGAGTTCGTTCCTGTGGGAGTATAGCGGGTGCTTGAGGAGTTGACGGTGCTGGGCATGTTTTTCCAGCAGCCGCAAGTTTCGCAACATATTCGTGATACTGCTGAAGACCCCTGAATTGGTGAGCGACACCCGTTGTGTCCTGACCAACCCAGAGATCAGAACTTACAGGATACAAATTTGAGATGCAGGACATAAAGTATTATAATTTCGCGATACTTTATAATTAAAATGCCCAAACCTAAATCCTATACGAAACCTTCGGAGAAACCGGACGTCATGAAAGAGCTGTCCCAGGATATCCCAATGATTGTACGAATTTACAGTAAGACGTGCGGGGCATGCCAGATGTCTGAGAAACCGTGGAAAGCTTTTTGCAGCAGTGCACCGCCCGACATAAAGGTTGTGGAAGTGGAGCAGGACGCAGTTCCAGACGATGTGATGATGGGGGTAGAGGGATTTCCCACCTACGCGCTTCACACAAAAGATGGGGACAATAAGCATCATACGGGTGCGCTCATGAGTCCTGGTGAGATTCATACATTTATAGCAGGCCCTTCGGAGAGTTCGTAGATCCCTTGGCGACCACATACGACTCCGACAGTTCCTTGCGCGATACGTTGTCCTGGTTGAGAAACTTCTGATATCCCTCCAAATCATTCGGGATTGTTGTGGAGGCCTGGGTAACCCACTGCCGAGCGGACTGCATAAGTCCGTACTTGTCCGATGTATCCATGTAGAGATCAGATGTCTTAGAAAATGCTTCATCAATACTTGCCTTTATCTGCCCCTGATTAATATTGGACGGGGCGGCAGGACGATCAGGAGAATCAACATAATCCGTGAACAGAACATTCATGAACGGGTTACTGGCTTTCGGAGTCGCCGCGCCTAGAGATGATCCACTACCAAAGGTTTCCTTGAGGACCTGTGTCTCGGGATACATACGAACCAAAATCGCGGACACCACCATAACTGTCGGGATCAGAAGGAGGTACCATGATTTCTGAGTAATTAACGAGATCAGAAGAGATGAATAAATCGTAAAGCGAACGACTGCGTTAAGAGCTTCCGGGACCGTCATGTCGTTCGTAGGAACAAATCGGGTCCACCGCTTGAACAAGTTTGCAGGGTCGTTCAGCCAGAATAGTTCTCGGCCGCTCATTATTGGAATAAAGAGATTTACTTCTTACCAACCTTACGTTGTAGGCGGGCTAGCATTCGCGCCCGTCGGGCTTCCGGATGATTACTCATCAGATCAGCCGCGGTAGGAGTGGGGCGATCACCTCCTGCTCCAGCCGCGGGTGTCTCATCGAAAAACTCCTTCTTGAAAAGACGTCCAAGCGAATGCTTGAACTTCTCTTTGAGCATTTCAATCTCCCGAATGAAATCCTCCTTCTTCAAGCTTCCTGTCCTCATCTTCTGTTCAATCATTTTCTGAACCGCTGATACCGCCTTCTTGGTCACGGGATGCTCGGGATTCTTTACCATCTCAATGATTCCACCGATATCAGAGAAATCAATATCGCCCAGGCCCAGCGACTCCACGTTGAGGTTCTCCATCACTTCCATGCCCAACTTGAAGATGCGCGTATCCTTCAGCGTCTCCAGCAGATCCTGGATTCCCGACTGTGTTCCCTCCTCCTTGAGGATCTCGTCTACTTCATCGGTGGACGCCTGACCCGACATCTTGCTCCACAGCCCCTTTACGGTCTCCATGATATCGGAACCGAGGTAGGAGCAAACGAGAAACATGCGAATATACGTCCAGAGCGTATCCTTCTGCTTCTCTGTTGCATCCTTCATCAGCACTGAAAAATCAATTCCACGGAGAAACAGCTGAGGCTCTTCAAATATCTTATCGTCCTTCTTCACCACCTGCATAAAGATGGGCTGAAGCAGAATCTTGAACCGTTCCACCTCCGCCTTAAAGTTGATCTCTGCATACTCGCGATCAAGCGTCTCGGAGAGAGACGGAAATTCCTTACGGATATCGTCTAAGCATTCTTTGAGAACCGTCTGAACATCAAAGGATCCTGACATCGTTAGTTGTTTATTGTTACACAAGGATCATTCTAAACTGTTTTTACTTACTACTCCACGCGATTTCCACCACGGTACGCTAACTTCTTCTCCTCGGTGGCCGTCATGCAGAGGCATCCTGTGTCCGCCGTAATGCTGGACGGGCAGCACTCGGGCTTAAACACCGAGTTCTGGAAATCGAAGAGCTGGTTATCATTGGCTGCCTCATATCCCTTCAGGGGAGTAGGGGCGGTTGTCTGGGACCAGCAGTTTCCGTTCGAAATATCAATTCCATCGTATCCTCCAGCCCCCGCATCCGACAGGGGAGCACCAATCTCATTCTGCCAGAAACCCTCCCGGCTTCCGCCTAGAACGTAGCGAGCTGCAAGGGCAACGATAAAGGCGGCCGCGCCAACGGCAAGAACGACTGTTGTCTTGTCCTTCATTTGTATACATATTACGAATTTAGTTCCGCAAGGACTCTATCCTGAATCTTGGCCAACTCAACTGGGTCATGAGAATCAGGATAATCACGGACTCTCCGCGACCCACCGTTAATATAAAAGTATCCGTCGGTATTCCCCATGAACACCTGCATCTTTCCATTCTCAAGGTGAACGACCGCGCGAATTAATCCGTCAATAGTAAGGAGGCCTGGGTAGCATTTTTCTAGAGGGACTTTACCTTCCCCAGTAAACACCGTATCACTTGGCTCTAGAGGCTCGTAATCCAGCTCTTCTTCAATTTCTTCATAGTCGGCATACACGGTATTTCCGATCGGAATTTGATGATCAGTCGTGTTCAGGCAAATGAGGGTATACGGCTGAGGGCCTGTATAGGGAACTGAGCCTTTCGCCTTTTCAACATAGGTCCAAACTCCGTCCTCTTTTACGAGATGGGTTCCCGAGACCACTGTACCATCGTAGACGTACAGGGGAACTCCGGAAGCCAAACAGCGCATAGTTGCAGTGACCCGAGCCCCCGAACTGAGCGTATCACCCACCTTCACATACTTCAAGAGGACCGTTTCCCCACTCTCCAGTTTGATCGGAGTATCAGGGTGAAAACAGTACGAGACTCCCACAAACGTTCCAAGGAAAATCGCAAATCCAAGAAGTCCAGGGGCGACAAATACAAGGACAAGAGCGATCGCAAATAGAATAATCACGATCGCGATGATAATTGTCTTCATAAATCCAACAAGGGCTTCTACTAGTTTTACAGACGTGATCGCAATGGCTGCAGTGTATCCTGCCGAACCTAGAATTCGCGACATGATATCTCGGACACGCGACATCAGCGACATCATCACTCCGAACGATCCTTGAATTTTTGCAAATGTTTCAGCGGTAAACGATGTAATAAAGGTCTGAATTCCGCTAATGAAATTACGAAAATACCGAAGATCGTGGCTCACCATCCCAACAAGTCGGTTCACGACCCCAAACAACAGGTATATCGGATCCAGAAGATGCTGGAAAATCTGCTGAGCCATCGACGATATACAGAACTGAAAGTTCTCGTAGGTTGTGACGTCTGGTTGTACTCCGCCGGCAAAGGGCATATAGATCGGGTTACAGCGATACTTTACCCAGTCATTGCGAACATCGTCCAAAGTTGCTTGAGCATATGTGTAGAGAATGACCCCCACAATCAGGAGGGGTCCAATCGTCACTGCTGCAATCGCAGGGACGTCCATTCTGTTATGTTATAGTTAGACCATCTCTTTTTGCACCTCCAAATCACGCCAGTTGTGAATCCTATCATCATCCACTTCGTGATCGTCAAGAATCACAAATTCACCGGTTGAAGAAGCTACTGCATAATGACACGAATCTGTGATAAACTGAATATACTCATACTGCGTCTCTGACTGAATCTCTGTAATGGGAACGATTCCTCCCTCTGTGGGAACAATCCATGTTCCAGGCGCGATTCCCACCTCCTTATAACTGGATAACCCCTTGACGCTATGATGAACAACTCCTGAGACGTCTCCTCCATATTTCAGACTCTGTCCGATCTGGACTTCGTTCGCTTTGACGATAGTTCCATCCTCAAGAATCACACTGGACGTTGGTAGAACACCAGTCAATCTAAATTTCACGGGATCGGCTTTCTTACGAGCTGAACGAGCGAATCCATAATGTTGCTCAACTTTCGTAAAGAATTCTTTTAGTATCTCGGGGTTGCTGGTCTCTTCGTAGTCTTTGAACAGGAACCCCCCTATAGGAATCGTATGATTTTCCGTGTTCAGGCAAAACAGACGAGGACAGCACTCGGCGGGCTCGGCGAGAGGATGATCTTCAACCCGTATCCACTTCCTGTCATAAACAATCTTGTGATTGCCCGATACCCTGATTGCGCCCACGCGATACATCTCTGTTGTCCTTCCGTCAAATTCTAGAACACTCTGAACAACTTGACCATCGGCAAGCTTCATACCGGGGCGAATACCACACATCGGAAGAACTCCCTCTAGCGTAGAGATGAGAGTATGTGGATCAAAGCAGAAGAAGTCGGCAGCCTTTCCGATAGGACCATTCTGAATACTTTGGCCAGTTTGGATGCCTGTGTTCACAATGTTCATAATCACCGCCATAGTTGCCATCATACGACTTACAATGGTGCGTATGTGTCCAAATAGTTGAATTGAGGTACTCATTGTGTTCTGGATTTTTGCGAATGTACTCTGGATGATTGAGAGAAATCCACTTGATGCCCCGGTAATTGCTGAACGCATATCGTTCATGGAGTTCATAACGATGTTGACCGTATCGGTGAGTATTGTAAAATTCTTGTAGATTGGATCCAGAACGACACCCGCGTACGACTGCGTCGCTTGGAGGGTACAGTTTGTGAAGTTTGTAAAGATATCGGAACCGACCATGTCGGCGAGGGGCATATACAGGGGATTACAGCGGTACTGTACCCAATTATCTTTAATTTCTTCCAAGTTTGCTACCCCATATGCATAGATCGCTGCTCCAAAAGCAAGAATGGTGGATAGGAAAACCACCAAAACGGATACCAGATCCATCCTATTCTGTTATGGTAAATCCACATTTAATCTACAAAATGTCTACGTCCGTCGACCTCAATACTATGTCGCTGATGGCTCTCAAGAAAATGGCGAAGGGTCGCCGTATCAAGCAGTACTATATCCTCCCCAAGACCAAGCTGGTTGAGCTACTCTCCCTACCCGAGCTCCCTCAGAAGTATACAATTGAGAAGATGACGATTGTTGAACTGCGTGAGACGGCGAAGGAGCGCGGTCTCCGAGGATTCTGGAGTCTTAACAAGGAAGATCTTACTCGTACGCTATTTCCGAAAGATGACGATACTATCGAGAATGCTTCCCCGCATCAGAAGAAGGAGGATAATGGCCAGGCAGGCGAACATGAGGAGCCACAGAAGAAGAATACCGATGAGGTAGGGGTACAGATGGTGGAAAATGCGTGAAAGGAGGGGCTTGATGACGTGGTGTTCGATGTAGGAGTGCGTTTCGGGTTTTGCTGAAAATTCTAGAATGTCCTGAAAGATATTGTCGAAGAAGCCACGCCCCGAGACCTCCTTCTCCTTTTTATCCATTCTTTTTGTCTATTGAACAATATAAACTAGCGATGAAACTATCCTCAAGTAGCATGGTTCGCCTTGGTGCCGTGGTCGCTGGCATTGTTGTCCTTGTCGCCGTTGTGAATGCTTACAGCGGCTCGAAGTTCCTCGGCGAGGGCCTTGAGGTCGGTGGACTGGAGCCACAGGGACCTCTCTCGAACAACCCTTCTGCCCCTACGGTCGTGAACCCCCACTCCGAGGGCGGCGATGCTGCCCCTTCCCTCGCACAGGAGAGCCGCCACCCGACGGGTCAGCAGAGCTACTCGCAGTCGGTCCTCTCGCCCGAGGAGCTGCTCCCTAAGGGCGGCCTCGGTGCGTCGTGGGCGGCCACGAACCCCGTCGGACTCGGCGACCTCAAGGGCCAGAACCTGCTCTCGCCCTCGTACCACTACGGCATCAACACGGTTGGCCAGTCCCTCCGTAACGCCAACCTGGACGTCCGCTCGGACCCGCCGAACCCCCGTGCGGCTGTCTCTCCCTTCCTAAACTCCACGATTGAGCCCGACCTGTACCGCCGCGAGCTGGAGATTGGCGAGTCGGGTGCGGGCGCCAAGGGACCTCAGTAAACGGAATGCTTTAAGTAATTTGACCTGATTGAATAATGAAGTTTACGCCACATATTGTGGCCATCACAGTTGGCATGTTAGGGTATCTTCTGTACCTATATGCGAACGGTGGACCGGGAAATCTTGTAACCGTCAAAGCCGAGAAAGATGGGGAAGCGTACCTTGTACAAGATCTTCCGATGAAACAGCAGGCGGCCGAACACCTTGCGAACCTAAAAGCCAATATGGAGAAGGTGGTGGAATTTTATAAGCAGGATGAATTTGAAACAGATCCCCAGGCCAAACTTCTGGTAGAACGATTCAATGCCGATCATATCATGGAAAACTCTATGACGTCTCCCGATACATCCTATTCCGAGAACAAGGGTGAAAAGATCGTTCTCTGTCTCCGCGACAAGACCAATCCGCCTTCGTATCCGTTTGTGGATATGAACACGGTCATGTTTGTGGTCCTACACGAAATGGCTCATCTGATGACGGCTGAGTTATCAACCGGAAAACATACCCCCGAATTCTGGGCAAATTTCCGTCGGATTCTAGAAGATGCATCAAAGATTGGAGTGTATACTCCCGTCAATTACAGCAGGACACCAGTGGAGTACTGCGGTATGACGATTACCGATTCGCCTCTATAAGTTAACGAGTGCTTGCAAGCGTAAAGTCGTTGCACGCATTGCAGAAAGCAACGCGATCCTTACGGCTGTTGGCAAGAACTACGCCGAGATTGAAGGTTTTACGAATCGGTCCACCGCCCGCATATCCTAGAGTAAGCGCCGTAGATCCAAAGGGAACCGGTCCGACCCACGTCGCAGCAGGTCCATAGGCTACCGGTGTAGCTGGAGTACGGATATTGGTCTGAGCATTCAGGTAATCCAGGTACTCTGCCCGCTTACGACGATTGGCGGTGAGATCTCCAGAATCGGCAGCAGGTCCGCCAGTTTTCCATGATCCAAATGATTGAACGGTGGGCATTTTTAGTCTGTTATTATACGTATACGGCAAAATCTTACTGACGGATGCGGCGACGAATCTGTGCGGCCGAGTTAAACGCTCCTATCATCGCAGGTGTTGTATCCTTGTAGACAGTCTGGATTGTCTCGGCAGAGGGGATACGGTAGGTGGGAGGAATTCCCAGATTTCCGAGCGTTAATGTAGACAGTTCATTCGCAACTCCACGCTCGGCGGCCAGGAGCTTGACGTTACGAGTGAGCATAGACGAATCTGGGACACGGCCACCTTTCTTCCAGCTTCCAAGACCAACGTTGAATGACGACATTATTTTGATCACATAAAATAATGTCCGAGGAGGTTTCCCAAACCGTTCTCAATCTCCAAACGGGGAACTCTGCAACCTTCAAATTTTTCACAGACGATTCCATAGAAACTGTCCAGAACCGTATTGGAACTCTGATTGGTGTACACCCTGATCGGCTCCGGATATATGTGGAAGGCCAGTTTGACGGAGATTACTATACCAAAGATTCCCGCAGATGGGAGAACCTGTTTCTCCGTATGTCTCCCGAAGGTAAACCTGTTCGCAAGTCCTTGGGATACTATAATTCCGCTCGCGATCCTCCGTTTGTGTTTGATCAAACTTCGTACGACAAGTCAGGATGGATGGCGATTGATTCTAAGTCAGATGCTCCGTTTCGTGAGAGACGTATTCTGGGAGTCACCGAAGAACGGTCGTGGATTTACCCCCAAAACAACACGGACGTCCCAGAACACCTTCCTCCGTCTGCCCGGGTGACTGTTGATGTGCGTGCTCTGTTTAAGACACTGCATCCCTACGAAATTGTTCAGTTTGTGGTCATACCCCAAACCACTCTCGTGCCCAAACTGGAACTTCTCTACTACCCCCGTCTCCGCCCCACATCTCCCGGCAAAGTTCCCGCAGACGTAGAGAAATCCATCGCCCGTCAGACAGACCTAATTTCCGCGCTTTCTTCGCTCAGCGTTCCAAACCCTACCAAAGTATCCATCAACCAAGTTCGTTGGAAACTACCTTTAGTCAACACGGACTTCGGACACGCAATCCGCAATCGGTTTGAACAGATCTTTTATGGTACAACCGTATCCCCCAACGTTCCCGCGATCTCCTTCTTTTCAAGTCGGCAGGAACAGTCCCGTCACAAATTCTTTACAGACAACGATGAGAAGACGCCATCCCTTGATGTGCGAACCTGGTCATACTGGTGGAACGCCACGAAACCGTCCAAGAACAAACCGGCTCTTCTCATTTATCGCGGAACTGCTCGTGGAACGTACGATCGCATTACCGTGAACTCTACCGAAATTGTGATTTCCTGTTCGCGCGGGGAAGAAGGAGCCGATACGCACATGGAGCTACAACAGAAAGCTAAGGACTTCCTCGTATCCATCGATGGTTTGGCAGCATTTCTGAATCCCACAGATTATGAAGATGATCGGTGGGAGCTCCAGGATATGTCCGGAGTCGTGCATTATGACACCGAACTCAAAGAAGCCGACTTCCGTCGCTTTGATTGTTTGCGGTCCATCTACGATATTACCGACAAGGATAAACTTGTGTTCAAGTTTCTCCGTACCGATGATACGGATATTGGACTGTCTAACCACGAAATGCAGGTTGTTGGAATGTTGCGCGAGAGTGTGGCGGTGTCTCCCGATGATGTCCATGACCAGATTCCTGAACTCTCGGTTCCAGATAGCGGAGTACTTCTAGAACGTGTGAAACAGCTTCTCTCTGATAATCCGGATATCGGAGAACGGCATTATTCTGCCTTCCCGACGTTTAAATTTTCGTCGTCTAAAGTCGCAGTCACTCATGCCCCTGATATGAAACGTGTGGTGCGGTACATCACACTTCTTCGCGATATTCTCATGCGTCCAGACAATCCAGAGTTGGATGATGTATGTCCCAAGCGGATGGAAGTCGTGGAATCAGAGTCAGCAGCCATTCCCGAAGAGACACCGGCAGCTGCTGCAGAGGAAGATAGTTTTCTGGACGAACTTCTAGGAGATATTGCCGGGATCGGAACCGCCGAAAAGAAGGAGGAACCGAAACCCGAAAAGAAGGCTGCGAAGAAGGTGAAACCGAAAGGAACACGTACGTCTCTGGCCGACTACTTCCTCCGCCAACTCCGTGAATTTGATCCAGAGACGTACGATCCGTCAGAGTCTGATATGTACAACAAATGCGATAAGCCCCGTCAACCAATCATTCTGAAAGAGTCTGAAATGAAGAAGTTTGATTCTGAAGATCTGTCTGCCTACGATCCTCGTTCTTCGGGGTCTGCCGGAGTTCTCACTGTAAAAGAACCGGATGGTGTGGTTATTTGTCCGGAATACTGGTGTACGGTAGATCGCATACCTCTGAAAGCGGATCAGTTGGTTGATGGTAAGTGTCCGGTCTGCGAAGGAAAAGTGAGGTCATCCACCAAGGCCGAAGAAAAGACTCAAGATGTTCTGGAGTACTCGGTGATCAAGCGCGATGCATCGTCTGTGTACCCCGGCTACATCAAGTACAAGACCAAGAAGTCGGGCAAACAGATTCCCTGCTGCTATACGACAGCCCAGACCACCAAGATCTCCTATTCTCAGTCGGAGACGTCAGCAAAAGAGCCTGAACCATACTATGTTCTCGGAGAAACGAAGGCGAGGCTTGAAGAGCTGCGTATTGCATATATTCCCAAAGCAGTTGGCCGAGCTCTCGGCATTCCTCTGGAGTACAAGGCGACGATTGATGCGATGAACCGTATTCAGTCGGGTCAGTCTGGATTTTTCCGTGCCGGAGTAGGTCATGCGGCCGTAACCTTAGGAAAGATTCTGGGTCTCACTGGTCCGATTCCACCCCCCTCGGCGGCTCCGGAAGTCACGAAACGGTGCTCGTTCTTCCGATCTTGGTCCAAAGCTGATCTAACGTCCATTGACGACAAATTAGCGGCCCGTATTCAGTCCATTAGCCGGGCATATGACGAGAAAGCACTGAGCCCCCTAGAAGAATTGGAGTACGTTGCGCTTACCCTGAACTGTATGGTGTATACGATGTACGTGAAAGGAGACGAGATTCACTCGGCATGTTTTATGAATATTGGTGCAGTTCGTCGTACCAACAAGGCTGTCTTGGTCTTGATAGATGCCACTGATATGTCCAGCATTGATTATGTCACACACGTTGCAAGGACATCAGCCCTACCGGTATTTAACGGAAATCTGTACATGACTTTGTTTCCCAAAGAACTAGTTGCGACGCTGGAATCTCTGCGCGTGAAATCGTGTGTTCGCGACATTCCGACAATTGAGAAAGCTCTCGCGTTCCTTGGTAAGACGCCTCTCAAAGACCGGATACCAGAGCTTAAAGTTGTTCTGGACCCGTATGGACGCGCCCAAGCCCTGTTTCTTCCGAAGACGATCCTTCTACCTTTTCGTCCCACTTCTCAAATTCCTACATTTTTAGAGGAAAGGGTTTCTGGGTATTCGGAGATCGCCCAGTCCGACTACCCCCCTAAGGCCGATATGCTTGCGTTCCTCCAGATTGCAACGGAAGTACATCCTGGATACGCGTACGCCCACGATGCAGCCAATGCGAACCATGTGGTGGTTGAATTAGTGACCCGATCTGGACTGCGTATTCCTGTTCTCACCGATGAAGTCGTGGAGGGAGATCCTACAGAAATTACTGAGACGACGCGGGGTGTCACAGAGGAGACACTCGTGTATGGTATTCCTGATCAGGAAGCAGTGAAGACTGCTCGTTCAGTCACGTACGAAGCCGAGATTTTTGAGTTTCTGATTTACCAGCTCACACACGATATGCAGGGTGAAGATTACGCTGAACTCCGGCGTATCCTCTCGCAGCCGTCTCCGGATATCAAAGACCTACGACCTTTCGTGAAAAAATGGTTTGATGATACCCTAACCTTCAGTGAGGCGGACACCCCTCCCACATTTTACAGTAAAATGCGCCATTCGTGTACGGGTGCCCCGCAGTCAGACTGCTCTGGTCTCTGTGTGTGGGACGGTGCATCGTGCAAAGTCCAGGTCAAACAGGTTCGTCCAACCCTGGAACGCGCCTCACTTGAATCGCGCCTTATTTCCACTCTGGCGAGTAATGATAAGATCAGAAGCGTGGTCTTTGAGAACCGGATATCTCCGTTCTTCAGTAGTATTCTCTACCTCGAACTTCCATCCGAAGTAATTTTGTCCGATGGAGATGTCGCGGCAAAACTCAAAGAGTAACAGAAAAATCTAAGCTATACTAATAAATGGCCGATGAAATTATGACCGGAGGATTATCCCACCGCGCGATTGGATCCCGTGCGCAGGTGATGCACGGTACGGCCCACCACACGAAGGGCGGACTGACCAAGAAGCACCTGAAGTACAACAAGTACGGCAAGATTGTTTCGGCGCGCAAGTCGGCGCTGGCGAAGAGCAAGGGTACTCTCCGGAAGTGGGAGAAGAAGACGGGACACCGCTGGACGATTAAGAACGGCAAGCCCATGAAGGTCAAGCACGGCAAGGCGAAGAAGGGTAAGAAGGGAGGTGCAGAGGAGTCGGAGTCGGATGAGGAGTAAACAGCCGCCTAAATAATCTCTAAGCTATAATCGGGGGGCGAGGTTGTATCAAACAGGGTCTGGATCGCTTTCATATATTTTTCTTTTAACGCGTCTGGATCTTTATCACGTACGGGGTGACCAACATAGGTAGGTATTGGTTTGAGCGGTCGGTACGACACTTCAAACCAGTGTAGAAGCGATGTCCAGCTTGGAACAGGAATGGACAGTCCAAAGGTTGAATGGAGCCACGCATTCATCTGTTCAACCATCCAATTGTCCGAACGAGGAAACAGTTCGTTTTCGCCGTACGTGATCACCGGGACCAGTGGGGTTCCCGTTTCCGCAGCAATCTTGAAGATTCCAGAGCGTTTCTTGATGTAGAGCACCATCTTACGGGGATCTGCTAAATTCATTTCCCGCACACCTCCCAGCATCACGGACACGGACTCGCCCTTCTCCACCGTTTTCTTGATGCTTCCATAATCGGACGGGATAGCTCCTACGTATCGTCCGATATCGCCTACGAGAGGAATGTAATGGTAAAAGGGCAGAGAGACAACATGGTTGGGTTTGTAGTTAGGGTGTCGGCATACGCGAAGAGAATTGAAGAGAGCGGACGAAACTGAAATTAAACCATGTGGGTTCCAAACAAAGATACATGATGGTGGAAGGTCGGGAGGACACTCCACCATTGGAAATGTTGCCCGAAGGTTCTCTTCCACCGATTCGTTTCGTAATCTTTCTACCACCGAATCAAATAGCGCCTCTTTTGGAGTTAGGCCATACAGAGACAGAACCACCAACCCCAAAAGAAGATTCGCTCCCATCAGAAGAACCACCAAAATTAGAACCACCATCGCTCCCAAAAAAACGAGTGGCCAGAGGTAAATCCACGACATATTCTCCTCGGAGATTGTTTACTGATAACTGGAACTCGTTCTGGCACATTGCCTTTGGAGTGTTTGCAACCAAGATCAGGATGCTGGTCCCACTCTTTATTTTTTACCAGTTTTTAGATGTGGAAGAGGTCAATGTATTTGTGGACATCATAGAGTTTTTGTGTGGGTACATGTTGGGGTTCGTGTTTACTTTGGTTTAAGCATGTCGCTCTGAACTAATAAAAATGACTGAGTACTTGGTGGAGGCGAAGACTGTTCAGACAGGAGCTATTCGTACTCTCATTGAGGCCCTCAAGTGCATTCTGGTCGAGATGAATTTCACCTTCGACAAGGATGGGATCAAGATGGCGGCGATGGATAATACTCGTACAGTTCTTGTCCACATGCGTCTAGAGGCCGGACGGTTTGAGAAGTACCACTGCTCCACGCCCACAGTGATTGGTCTCAACACGGACCATCTCTACCGCATTGTGAAGACGGCGACCAATGACGATACTCTCACCTTCTATATTGAGAAGGGCGATCACAACCATCTGCGTGTTCTCCTGGAGAACGGCGACAAGAAGGAGGTCACGCGGTACTCCCTCTCGCTACTGGATCGCGACGAGCCGAACATTGAGATGCCGTCCACGGAGTTTTCCGCCCGTATTACGATGCCGTCTATTGATTTCCAGAAGAAGTGCCGCGACATGACTCTACTGATGGCGAAGACGGTAGATATCAAGAGCGTGGGCAGTACACTGGTTCTGTCGTGCAAGGGACAGTTTGCGAACCGCGAGACGGTTCTCGGAGATTCTGATTCAGAGTTTTCCATCAAGAAGGAGGAGACGAACGCGATTATTTCCGGCACCTTTTCTCTGCCCCATCTCGTGCTCTTTACCAAGTGCACGAACCTCTCCAACAATCTGGAGCTCTACATGAAAAACGATTGGTTTATGATGATCAAGTATGTTATCGCGAACCTTGGAGAGATCAAGCTGTGTCTGATGCCCTGCTCCAATTCCTCTGCTTAAAGAATAATACGAATAATAATGAAGTGGGGATACCTTTTGATAGGAGTCTCTGTGCTTATACTTATTGCTGTTCTCTACGGCCAGAACCGACGGAGAGAAGAGTTCACGAATATGAAGGGTAATTTCCCGAACTGGGCCACCCTCATTAGCCAGGTCAAAAGTATCCTGGATAAACACTATGAGTATGACGCTACCAAACTCGCAGAATTATCAACGAAGCAGCATGATTTGTATGGCCAAATTACCGGAGGCATTGATAATTTAGTGAAAAATGGTCAGGGCGGTGCGCTCGGTGCTCTGTTTGAGTTTGTGTACGGTATGCCCAGCGCTCAGCTCATTAACGATTTCAACAAGAACAAGGATCTCGCATCTCTCCTTCCTAAAGGAACTGTCCTCAATGTGGATACACCGTTTGATACGCGTATGGCGATGATCTATGCCGTCTCTGAATATGCAAAGAAAATGGTGAAAAAGGCTAAGAACGACAACGACATTCTAGGTGGGTACTCGCTGACCTATGCAACCGCGGGGGCATCAGCTCTCTTGAAAAATATGGCGATGCCTCTCCTAATAGGACTCGCATTTCAGGCAACCAAAGCAAAACTCAAACCGTCAGATTACACATCGGCGATCTCCAAGTAAGAGAGTAAGGAAAAAGAACTTAAAAGAAGATGGCTTCAAGAGAACAATGGATCCCTCACGCCCCCATCAGCCACCTCCGTACATGGAACGTTCCTTTGAGGGCGGACAGCGGATGATGGCTCGTAAATCAGCTGAAGAGGCTCCTGAAGTGTCCAATTATGATTACAGTCAGGTTGGTGAGGTTGTAGGCTTGGAAAGTATGGCGACAGATTTTGGTCTCCTAGGACAGGACCAGGCGTCCACCTCCCTATATGGACATGTCGGCAAGGAGCGCAAGCCCACCTACGACCCGTCTGTTCTCCTGAACGATGCGTGGTTCTGCGTCATGACAGATGACGGGGGCAAACTGTACGGGATTCTGAATACTCTGCGAGAGATGGGAGTGAAATCTCCGGCAGATCATCCGTTTGAGACAATGTATGGTAAGACTACGCTTTGGGAGAGGGTCAACGATGAAGATTACAAGATTCCGGGAAGTAAGCGCCAGGAGGCGATTCAGCTGCTCCAGAAGTTTAAGGCACCTACACAGCCGAAACCGGTAGATATATATGACCGACGAGCATTCCTACGTTGATATTGCTGACCTTATTCCCCGACACCTTCAAAATCCCCGACTAATCTCGGCGTTTTGGCTGGCGTTTTGTATATTTTTGCTGTTTATTTCTGCTGTGTGCCTTTACCTGTTTTTTGGTGTACTTTTTCGGACCACGGCCTCCTCCTGATTCTCCACGCCGTTTCAATTTGATGGTTACCTTCTTCCCTGGACTTATAACGTTTGCCACTGCGCGTGCAACTGTCAAGACCTTTGCCTTGGCCGTTTTTTTCTGTGCTTCATCCTGCAGTGATTTCCTTGCTGCCTTCTCTGCCAGTGCCCGGTTCTCCTCTTCATCCCGTGCCGCCAACAGAATCTTGGGATGATCGACATCATCAATATCCACTTCATCAGCACTTGAATAATCCTCCGTCTCGTCCCCGGGCGTCATAGGCCGATCCGAAGGTTCATACTTTTCCACATATGAAAAACGACGTTTTCGTCGCGTAAAATTACCGCGGCGGGGAACAGTTGCCATATTATATCTAACGGCGAGATTTGTGTGCCGTGAAGACGACATCGTCTGTAATCGTCATTTTCATGTTGGAGTTCAGGAATGTCTTGGCGTTGTTGACTGCAGTGGTGTTTGTCCACAGCTTTACGATATTGAACTCGCCCTTGGGAGATGTAGAGAACCCAACATACGCCTCGTTCTTTGAATTCATGATATGGTCAGTAGAGACAACGGAATGAACGACGAGATCAATTGCGATGTCGTAGAGGTCGCAGGTAGGAATCTTCTTGCTCCAGGAACCGCCCTGCTCATTCTCGGGAACCTCCCAAATAGGGCGGAATCCTTTGCGCATGAAGAAGAAGTATCCGCATTCCCAGGCTTCACGAGGAATGGCGGCAATAATGGTCCAGAGTTGCTGCGGTGTGGAAAGGTCGGCGATTTTCTTGTAGTTTGAGAGGCTCCAGTCCTTGTTGCGGGGATCAAAGTACCACAGCACCCACGTGTTCGTGAATGGTGTGGTATCGGTAACGGACGGGAGAGGGGTAGTGATGGAAGAGGTAGTCATGATTGTAGGCGCTACTTATCTTATCTGCAGATTCGTAAATCCGTTTTGGACAAAACGGATCCAGTTTCTCTCAGATTAAAACAGAGCCATCACCCATCAGAATGAACACCACCATGCTTTATGCCTTTCGCACGACGACCCATCTCCCCATCCCATCCGCTGTTCTGGACATGATCGCAGCTATGCAGATGGCCCCTGTGGCCCCTGTGTACATCAAGAAGCCGAACTACAAGAAGTTTGCACAGCAGCGCAAGCCCTCCGAGATGGAGTGGCGCCGCGATATTATTGCCGAGTTGAAGGCGACGATTCGGACCAAGGACGATCCCGACTACGAGTCCATTCAGGGTATTGTGAACAAGGTCGTGGCCTCCAATCTCAAGGACCGGTCCAAGACCATCTCCGACACGATCGCCAAGCGCGACAACTCGTTCCGTATGCGCATCGTCAACTACCTGTTTGACCGCGGCGTCTCCATGCCGTTCTACGCCAAGCTCATGGCCGACATGTTTGCGAACCTGTGTGAGGCTGTCCCCGAGATCAATGAGGATCTCCACGTCTATTGCTCAATGGACACGTTCAACAAAATGTTTGACCAGACCAAGACCATTGCCTTCCCGAACTCGTCGGAGCCCGACTTTGAGAATCGGGTGTGCACGTGGAACAAGCAGAAGGAGCTGAGGCGCGGCTTTGGCGTGTTTGCCGCCGAACTCCACACTCGGGGCCTGATCTCTGAGGACCTGCTTCACGAGGCTCTGGAGACAGTTCTGTCCGATTTCACGGACAACATCCGCAAGGAGAAGAACGAGACGGTCTCGGAGTCAGTGGACCAGGTCGTGACCTTCCTCTCCGAGATGTCCAAGCTGTTCGGCAAGGACGACACGTTCATCTCCGAGAAGGCCAAACTGATTCTGGCGATCCCCAAGGCCGAGACCCCCTGTCTCGGTATGCGTTCGCGGTTCAAGTTGGAGGACTGCGTTCGTAAGGTTTGATTTAAACGCAGGATAGGACACAATACATACACACATGGCCGCGCCCACCCCTGCTCCTCCTACCGCTGCTCTACCACCAGCCGGTATTCTTCTTCGTGCTGCCCAGATTGCGGTTGACGATGACCGCCCGATTCTTTTAGATTATTGGCGGGATAGCTGTGAGAAGAAGTGCTGCATCGGCGTCAAGGACGACACGAAATACCTCGTGAAGTCCGAGAGCGAGTACACGTCTACGATCCAGCGCCTTTTTAAGTCTGAGGGATGCTATATCGTCCTGACGGAGAACAGTCTCTACGTCGTGTCCGAGACGATCCCCGTTCGTAAGATAGTTTCGGAACTGAAGGAGTAGTAGTATATAGATAGATAATGAATCTAGCGTGTCCTCCACCTCATATGTTATTTCACGAACCCCTAGATGATCGTGAAATGATTCGGGTATGGAAAGAGTACACAGACAAACACCAGGATATGCTTGATCCTCACGAAATTGATGCCGCATCGGTGTGTTCCGTCGACGAGTTTGGAAAGTTGTTTGAGATCTGGGTAACCTCCAAATCTACGAAACGTGTGAAACTTTTGATGGTATGGCATGCGCACTTTTTGTCCCTCGCGTGTCAGCAGTCTCTTCGTCGGTGGCTAGAAACGAAGAGTTACCGGTCGCGCGTCTGGTTTCATGTAGAATACATAAACAATATTCAATCGGCGATTCAGAGTCGGTGTATTTCTCGGGTAATTAAGGCCGCACCCCACGTAGTCTCTCCTACCCATATCGGGGATACAAAGAATGTGATAGACGTATGGAAGCAGATAAAAACGGACGCAGCATCTCGTGTAGTACAGTAAAGCACACACCCACATGCTGAGTATCTACACAGATGGTTCTTCGCTTAACAATGGTCGTAAAAACTCGCGGGGGGCGTTTGCGGCTGTATATCCGAGTCTACCGTCGGAATCGTTTGGTCGCCCACTTCCCGCTGACGGATCTCAAACCAACCAAACAGCTGAGCTTACTGGAATCCTGGAGGGCATCCGAGCTCTCAAAGGAATCGGCAGCATACCAAGCCTGGGCCTACGCATCTGCACCGATTCCGAATACTCCATTAATTGCCTAACCAAATGGGTTTCCGGATGGAAGAAGCGAGACTGGAAGACGGCAGAGGGAAAGCCCGTTGTTCACAAAGTGCTACTAGAGCATATTCTCAAGGAACTGGAAGGGGTGCCCCACCAGTTCGTGCATGTCCGGGCCCACACCGGTGGCGAGGACACAGATAGCAAGTGGAACGATTACGCCGATCAACTCGCAACCAAAGCTGCCGAACTCGGGCGTCCGGTTAAGTTTGAGGAACTGGCAGAGAAGGTTGTACGCACGGGAACCACCGCTGACGAGGTTCTCTCAGGCATTCCTCTGAAGATTATGGGCGCACCTATGTCCGAACCTGATCTCGTAAAGGCCATTCTGGCGAATACGACATCACTGGATCCGAAGTTTCTGGGGGCAGCACTTATCTCGGCACTCAAGAAGACGATGAATGTCCGCGCCTATGACCTGGAAAAGACCAAGATTCATGGTGCAGCCGCATACAGATTGGTAGAGAAAACCCATTTAACCATTGAAAAACTGGATAGTTAATATAAGACAGACAACAATGGCGACCATGTACTTTTTCACCTCACCCACCTGCGGCCCCTGCAAGTCCGTCAAGCCCGTTGTTTCCGAGCTGACGGAGGATTATCCGAAGATTACGTGGGTGACGGTCGACACGACGGCAGATCCTACCCACCTCGCAACGACGCACAAGGTCACCCACGTCCCAACGATGGTCGCGGTCCACAATGGTGTTGAAGTTGGCCGGCATTCGGGAACGCAGCTTATGGGTTACTTTGCCCTCGCCAAGCGCCTCAGTGCAATGCTACCGAAGTAATCCGCTTTCCATCCTGGTATGCATCGCACACCATCTGATTATCATCGTTGGGAGCGGAGCAACTGGGTTTGTGATCCGACGGAACACTGGATGGACCGTCGGTGGCTGCACCCGTGTCCAGAACCTGACCGTCTAGAGGTAGAAAATCTACATACTTGGATTTGAGGACAGAGTACCCAATTCCACCAATCGTAAATCCGGTAACCAGTGGGAATACGGAGGACTTTACAATTCCCATCATAGAAGGATCCTGGAAGCACCCAAACTCGCGGTACGCATAAATATTGAAGAGGAGGGCAAGTGTGGAAAATCCCAGGTATCCTCCCACCTGGGTGGTCGTCCGCTTCTTCCCTGCCGTCATGTCCAGAAAGTAGATAGAGAAGACTGTAGCAAGGGCGGCAAGACCCATGGGAGAACCCTTTACATCAAACATTCCAAGACCGCGAATCGCACATGGATTGAACTTGTCGGCAATCATGCTGGGAAGTTGAGTTCCACCCACCAACTTATTTGCCGCCATCTTTGATGTTGCTGCCGCTGATTTTTTGGCAGAGTTGCGTGTTTTACGAGCCATGGCGGCAGCTGGGCTGTCGTTGAGGTCTAGTGTTGAAGGTGTTCCAACGGATGATGCTGCTGCTTTATTCAGAGCTTCGGCTCGCGCAACTGCAAATTCTGCGTCGGTCTTAGCTTTTTGTGCCTTCTTTCCAAGTGCATCCAGAATTGGCGCCGGTGCGGTGCTTCCCACTCCCAAGAGCTGCGATGCCGTTGATGTTGATGGATTTGTTGGGTTTCCGGGGGATACGCCAGGAGCCGATGGGCCCGGGGCGATGGATGCAGCAAGGTTACTGGCCGCCTGTGATGCCTGCTGGAGGACACCCGATCCTGCGGATCCAAATACCAGGCTTCCAATACCCCAGTGGACAATCACGGCGAAGATTCCGATGAGACTAGTGACGGAGAAGCGAAACTTCATATTCATCAAGTCGGAAATGAAGCCAATGAGTAGAACAATATCAGGAGCAAGGGCACCGCCGAGAACGGCAAACACTTTTACGCCATCCAGGATTCCACCGGACGATGGGCCGGAGATGGTGCTAGTAGCGCTCTTGATGGTCTCCAGCCATCCGGGAAATACCAGAAAGAGAAGACCAACGACGATGGTAATAAAGGACAAGATGCTGAACGTCAGGGACGCAGCAGCTAGACTCACTGTGGGGTCACTACTCATTATTACAAAACCAGAAGAAAACGTCTGCCCGTGTAATAATAGAATAGGTTGGGATGAGCATCTTTGATAGTGCTCACGACTGGCCAGACAAGTACAAGGCCTGTGGCGCTCCCCACCAGTCACCAATTAATTTATCTCAGTCCTTTGCCCTCCCTTGTGATCGTCTATGCGAATGGAAGGTGGACGATGTTTCAGTTGGACAGGCTCATATAACAACACCTGGATTTTATCGGGATGAAGAGGTTGCGGGATTAATGTTACAGAACTTTTCAAATGGAACTCCTACTGCCAGTTTTAATGGTGAAGGATACACGTGTAAGAAAATGGTTCTCTATTCTACCGCCCAGCATTCACTCGATAGTGTGTTTGGTGAGGCTGAATTGGTAGCTACGTTTACACACCCTTCGGGAAAGACCGTGAATATGTCCGTTATTGTCCGAACCTCTCCGGGTGACACGGCATCTGCTAAGTTTTTTAATGCGTTTGTCCCTTATTCGGATGCCGGTCAAGAAGTCAATCTCGGAAATTCTTGGTCTCTCCAAGATGTAATTCCTGATACACCCGCGTACTATGTGTACACCGGAACCAATCTTGTCCCCCCATGTGAACCCGATGTCGTGTGGATTGTCTATTCCAATACGGTGACGATGGATCCCTCGGATTACGCGAAACTGGCGAAGAATGTAAAACCTGCCCGTCGTCCATTGGAAGAAGTGGCTGATCGTGATGTTATGTTCTACGATGCGCAGGGAGTGTCCACTCCTCGCGACGGAAAACTCTACCTCAAGTGCCGTCGTCCAGGAGGAGCGGCAAAAAAGGAAGACGAGAAGCCCCTGATTCAGAAGGGAGGTCTGCAGGACGAAGTGGACAAACAGGCAGAGGAATCGACGACGAAAACTCGTAATAATTTCCGCCAAGCAGCAGCCGATCAGTACAATTCTATGGGTGGAATTTGGGGAGTCCTGGAAATGCTAACTCTTCTGGTGATTGCTGTGCTACTCTTCTTTACCGAAGCAGGAAAAAAGGTCGGAGGCCTCTATTTCACGATTGTTTTTTTCTTACCAAATCTAATACGTTCAATTGTTGTCTGGTTATTCTGGGGTCGTCGGTCGGTCTAGTACTTTCCCCACACTGTCTCATCCTGATGATGATGATCCTGCCAGAATGCCGTGTCTTCAATTGGCTCCACTTGCATCTCCATCATGCGATCGGTCATCGTCTTGGGTGTACGACGACGAATCTTCCGCTCACATACTCTCCAGTCATCCGACGTATCTGCCGTTGGAGGAGGAACGTAGTCATCTGCATACTCATCCTCGTAGTAGGTATCTTCCATACGAGAATGCGTCCCGCCAAAGTTGAAGAGACTTCCGCCCCTCCCAGATATCTCGCCACGCCGCTTGAGTTCCATCTCTGCTGCCTCCGCCATTGCCGCTTGGCGGTTCTTCTCGTTTTCCTCAGACTCTTTCCACTCTGCCGCCATTTCAGCGAAGCTCTTCTTGGGCATCTCCTTGGGTTTACCTGCTCCAGCTCCGGCAGATCCCCATGCACTCTCCGTTGAGAGCGCGGGGAAGCTGATATCGTTCACCTCAACCTTCTTCGCCATTTCCGCGTCCTTCTGATCCTGCTGCTTCTTTTCGAACTTTGCCTTCCACGTGCTCATATTGATTGCTTACGATAGTATTGTTTACTCATTTCAGAGTCTGGGAAACGCTGATCCGTTTTGGAGAGTTCAAAACCAATTAAATAGAGTGCACGTTGAAGAAGGAGTAAGAACACACAAGAATGGTGGTGGCTACATGTATCCAGGCATCTGGGACCCTTCAGGAACTTGCCGTTCCTGCGAAATCTGCCGATGTTCTTGAGTGGTTGCGCACCAAGACTAAGCAACCCGGCCTGCAGTTTCAGGGTAAAATTCAAGACAAGGACAACTGGATCACAATCTTTGCGGAATCCGGAAGCGACGATGATGACAACGTGAACCAGCACGTTCTCGGAGGAAATTTCGCAGATGAGATCTTTGTAGGATCTATGGTGGTTATGATGTCGGCGAATTCCAATGCCGATAATTACGATAAGCCATCATCATTGTACCAGAATCTCAAGCCGGCAGAGTATGAGACAATTTATTCAAGCTGGACGTTTGAAGGTGAGTCATCGGATGAAGACGCCGATGCCGACGCTGACGGAGGTGCCGAGGAAGATGACGACGTTGAACATGCCGAAGACGATGAGGGCCCGACGGTAGAGAATGAAGAGGACGAGAATGATGATGGTGATGAGGAAGAGGTTATTGCTCCAACCAAACAGCGCAAACCAAAGCAGGTGGTCATTCATGATGTGAATACACCCTGCCCTCTCCGCGATCGTGTGAAGCAGAATTACGTAGATATTGGCTTGACCTCTGAGATTTCTGAGGCCCTCGAAAATGCCCTACTCCAACGGTGTATTCGCGACTGTGCAAAGCAGGAAATTGAGGTGACGTGGAATAATCCCGCGTTCTGGAACCATTACCGCGGTCGGTGTATGCAGTTCTATGAGAATATGCGAAACTATGCCTGGATTCCCAAACTGATGTCGGGAGACGTAACTCCTGCCGTGTTTGCCGAGATGACGGTCGTTGATCTGAACCCGAAGCGATGGAAGGCACAGATCGAGGCGCAGATTGAGAAGGACAAGAAGCTGTTTACTCGCTCGGGAAATGCGTCTATCTTCTTCTTCTGTTCGCGATGCAAGAAGACGACTAAGTGTGATTATTACCAGATGCAGACTCGGTCCGCAGACGAGCCGATGACAACATTTGTGACGTGTCTGGAATGCGACCGCCGCTGGAAATTCTAATCTAAATATAACGTTCGTGATGGTGTGGGATTTCCAGGGTCGGCATTCCCAATACAGAGCTGGACAAATTGTCTATAAACACACAAAAAGCACTGAGATTCGCGATGCCGTGAATCGCGCTCTTGATCTTGTGGAGACACTGATGAAGAAGAGGTTTTCGTCTCCTACTGAGCTTCGGGCATATTTTGTATCTGGATCGGACCCGCTTTTTTCACATGGAATGGCGGAGAAGGTGTTTAAGAAACTCTATTCTCAGCATGGTGGTGCTCAAGGACTGGTGGGAGATCTAGTGGAAAATAGCGCAAATGGTCTTGTAAGCCTTGTGTTTGGAGAAAAGCCAGTAGAAAGCACACTTCATAATATCGTTTTCTTTCTCAACGGCATTGAAAAGAATGGTATTCCCTTTCTACCGTTTATCCCAATTTCTCTTATTTCCAGTAGTATTGAGATCTTTGTAGAGTTTCTCTTGAATGCGGCAACCGATGTGGAAGTTCTGGAACCGTGGATCGGTTTATTTCCTATTCCTGAAGCAGGTGCAGCGGGTGGAGTTGTTGGCGAAGTGATTAAAGCTGTTCTGGCGTTCTTAGCAGCCGCGATCGCCTTGTCCCGCCAGGATTTTGAGACAGCATTTGAGGCCTTTTTACTCAGCATTCCAATTGCCGGAATCATGTTAAATCGTGCGTACCGGTCAGAAGAGAAGATTTCGTCAAAGTACAAAGATGCAATTACAAATACAATCAACAACATCCCTGGAGTTAAAGATCTCGTATCTAATTCCTCACCAACCCCTCTTCCGCCCGCAGCAACAACAACTACTGGTGGAATGACTCGTCGTAAACGGGTTAAACACATGCGGAGTCATAAGAATAAACAGCGCCGACACCGATGGACCCGCCGCCAGTAAAGGAGACCCTCACACGCTGGATTGCTCTAGACGACGAGCAGCGTCAGCTTCGTGCCCGTATTAAGGCCATTCAGGATGAGAAGACCCGCCTGGGCGCCGACGTTCTCACATTTATGCGCGACAATGAGGTGGACGATTTTAAGCTAGAAGGAATGACGGGTGGAACCCTCACTCGTAGCGTACGCACAGTGAAGCCCCCCATCAAGCGCAATACGATCCGGACCCAGATGCTTCTTCATTTTTCCGACCAGCCTCAGCGGGTCGCGGAAGCCTTAAGGGCAATTGAGGGGATCCCCGAAGATGTGGAGGATATTTCCACATTCGGAACCCAGAAAGAACTTCTGACGCGCCGTCTTCCGAAGACGAAGTAAAAAAGTAAATAAGTGAGTTAGAGAGAGGATTTGAAAACAGACAATATATGGCCGAGGAGGAATGTATTCTCTGCTATGAACCACTCGATGTTCCTGTGTACGAACAGAACACCACTGACGACATCATTGTAGGAGGGACGTCTTCTCGTCTACAATGCGGCCACGCTTACCACACTATTTGTCTTTTGAAGTCTCTGCAACATCGGTCAGTATGCCCCCTGTGCAATGTGATCGGACAGATGAACGATACAAATGATTGGTGGCAGAATGGTCGTATTCAGATGGAGGGACGGTGTCTGGAAATCATGGAAAGGGTGAAGAAGGACAAGGACGTCCGGGAGGCCCTACGAGAGTGCAAAGCGGCCAGGAAAGATGTTTTGGTTCTCAGAAAAGAGTTTTTGAAACGGGTTAAAGTCTTTAAGGCAGACTTGAGAGCCGAATTGGGCGTTGACGAGAAAGTGAAGGCTGTTATGAAATCTAAAAACTCGGCGATGAGAATATTTACTCGGAAAGCCAAGAATGAAGGATCACTCACAGCAGGTGCGCACACTCTACTTCCAGTCTATAAGGTCGAACGGTTTCTCTTTGGAAAGGATCGTTTGTTTCGTTGGAGAATACGTAGCGCCTTCAACTAATAGAATAGATAGTAATGACCGACTTTGCGCCCGCGGTCGTCATCGGTATAATCTTTTTCGCATATGTTCGCCTGTTTGTACAGACCATGAACATATACAAGGAATCGGACTATACCATGACGTGGGATGAATACTTTGAGCGCAGTTTCCGCTTATCGGCTATACGTGAAACTTCTTCTTGAACGACCGAATAGATGCTTTGAAGGTCGGCTTGCCCCACAAAATGTACCGTGAAAGTGTTCCTGCTCGAGTCGGGTCGGACCAGTCTTCGTGCATCCGAGCATGACGAGCAATGTATCGCTTCTTCCGTGTGAGGTTCTTGTGTTTCGTGTAATCTGAGTATCCGCGCTGACCAAACGGCTGAGTAATTGTCTGCCCATTTGGTTTCACGAATATGGCATCCCACTTTTTCTCGGGATTATGGGACCGCTTAATAGTTTTTAGGCGCAGTCCACGCATTGTTGTATACCAACAATTTTTTGAAGATCCGTCTAGATCATCAAAAAAGTGCCTCCTACCTGAGTCGAACAGGTGACCTCCCGCTTACAAAGCGGATGCACTAACCAACTGTGCTAAAGAGGCTTTTTGGTGCACCTGGGCAGGATTGAACTGCCGACCTCCTCCTTCCTAAGCATACGAACTAGCGTATAAGAGAGGGATTCTACCAACTGAAATACAGGTGCCTCATACTAAATATCTCGCTACTATGTAAATGCCCTCCCATCTTGTGTCTCTACCCGGTGCTCGCGGCCCTGCCTCTGGTGTTCCCCTTGGCGCTAAGCTGACCCACGTGAGCGTATCAGCCGTCCACGGCGAGACGAAGAAGGCTACGGTTGTAGCCTCTAAGCCTGTTCTTGCAGCTGTCAAGGCTCGGGTTCCTGCCCCTGTCCACGCTGTTTCTACGCCTAAGACGCATTAAAGAATAGGAAGTAAAATCCCAGTGTAAGGTAAACAAAATGAGCGATTTCGCAACGACTCTGAAGTCTCTCCTCTCTCTCCCTGACCCCCTTGATGCGATCCGTGCATGGGTGTCGGAGACGTTTCCCGATCCCGTTGTTGAAGTAGTCCCCGAGGCCGAGCCGGCGGTAGAGGAGACTCCCGTTGTTGAAGTAGTCCCTGAGCCTGAGCCGGTGGTAGAGGAGACTCCCGTTGTTGAAGTAGTCCCTGAGCCCGAGCCGGTGGTAGAGGAGACTCCCGTTGTTGTTGCCGAGGAGGTCGTCCCTGCTCCTGCGCCTGAGCCGGTGGTAGAGGAGACTCCCGTCGTTGTTGCGGAGGAGGTAGCTCTTGCGCCTGAGCCCGAGCCGGCGGTGGAGGAGACTCCCGTCGTTGTTGCCGAGGAGGTCGTCCCTGCTCCTGCGCCTGAGCCGGTGGTAGAGGAGACTCCCGTCGTTGTTGCCGAGGAGGTAGCACCAGAGCCTGAGCCTGTTGTTGAAGTACTACCTGAGCCGGTGGTGGAGGAGACGCCTGCCCCTGCCCCTGCCCCTGCTCGCCCTACGTTTCTCCCCGGTGTTCCTACCCCGGCAAGGCAGTTTAAATTACGCTTTGGGCTAAGGAACAAGTTCTAACTATAAGAATGCCCGCCGACAAAACAAAAGAGGACAGACTTGGAGAAGGACTCGAACTACTTCGTGCCCTTCTGCGAACCGGTGTGGGAGAAGACGAACCTGCATACCTCGATATGAAATCCAAGATATCTGAGTGGGTAAAGTCCGGAACGTCATGGGAAGGCCGGATTGATTTTCCTGATCACGGGAGGTATGCCCATATTCGGCTTCCCAAAAACAGCTTGAACACAGCTACCTTGGCGTTTAAGTTGAAGAAGGGATCTTATCCGAACCCGTAATGGATACAGATAAAAACGTTAACGATTCGGGTTGGGATTGAACCAACGACATTGCGGTACACTCCAGAGTCGCTTAGCGACGCTATAACAGCCACACGCTCTACCACTGAGCTACAGAATCTTTAAAAAGTCTCAGGAGCCGGAATCGAACCAGCGACACACGGAGTTTCATTGCTTAGCTTTCTTTTACAGCTACAATCCGTCACTCTACCAACTGAGTTATCCCGAGTTAAGGGGAAGGTCCCTCCCGGATTCGAACCGAGGTTGCAAGAATCAGAACCTTGCGTACTAACCAACTATACGAAGGGACCACCACGTTGATTACGGAATCTCTCCCTAAATAGTTAATAGTCATGGTGGATCTCTGGAACCTACAAACCACGACGTACCTTTGGCTCGTTCTCGTTATCCACATAGTATACCTTGCCGTACTTGTGGGCTTGATTGAGACAGCTCCCGAATACATTGATACTCTAGAATCCTACATTAAAGTATATGTTGCTCTCTTCCTCGTACTGCGGTTCAACAAGTACACTGGGACCTCCCACTTTACTCCTATTGACCGCAAGATTGTGTTCTCAGCTGGCTTAATTGTGCTTTCCACATCTGCTCTCAATTGGCTGATGGACTCCTACAAGAAGGAAGTGAAGGACTTTGTCCGCATGGTGTTCAAACCGGCAGTTGATTTTGTGAAAGGCCAATAACCTTCTTCAAAAATCTTTGATCGCATTGTATTTCATTCCTACAGGGTACAGGTAGTGCAGGGACCGAAGAATTGCTTCAATGTTGCTTCCTTCATGTACCGTGATAATGAACCGGGTTAGCTTTGTTCCTTTAAGATGGAAAAGTTCATACTTGTACTTCGCGGACAAGACCCGATGTACATCATCCTCATCCCACGCAACCTTAGTAGACATTTCCACAATGTAGTTGTGGTACACGTCCGGCATTAGGTTCTTACTCCACTCCTAGCAAAAATAGACTCCTGTTTTTACTCGGTCTCGGTCTTGGACCCTACCCATACATCAAAACAAATATAGGCAGTGAACAAGGAAATACCGATGGATAATGCCCCATCAATCCCTCAAATGAGGAGGGAGATAGCGGAGGCTGCAGATGATTTGTATAGGAGGAACCCATCTGCCACAAGTCATGATTTAGTGGATATGATGGATGGTAAACTTACAAATTACATATCGGATCTCCAGACGACCGATCCGAAATACAAAAAGAAAGTGAACTATTTTGAGGAACTGTTGATATCTGGTATGTTACCTAATGCTGCACATACGTTTGAACGAAAGGGACACGGGACAGTAGAGATACCGGGACGCCGTCTAGAGCAGGCTATAGCGGCGAGTCAGGCACACCAAGACCGCGTTCTGCCTCCGTATGTGAACAACGGGGGAAAAGGGAAGAAAACTCTGAAGCACCGCCATCGTAAGACTCGGAAGACCCGCCGTTCTCGTCGTTAATCCTTCCGCTTCTTCATGATGATCGTGTACTGATGATCGTAGCACACGATAGAACCTTCCATGATCACCGCTGCCCACACGAGATCGTGTTCCTCCTGAAACTTTTCGCTCTTGAACTCTTCCAGCAGACAATGGCCCTTAATTAAGGGACGAGCTACATCCTTGATCACACTGAGTGGCTCGTTGAGATAGTGTGCGAACTCCAGGGGGCCCATGTCCCGCATGAACCAGTAGGAGAGGAGATTCATTTCATTGAGGTATGCGAACGCAGTTTGGCCACCCATTGTAATCGTTGTATGACCTGTTTAGGCCTGAGGAGGGACGGATCCGTTTTACTCGGTCTAACATCACAACCGAAAAATGCCGAATTTCGGCAAAAACGGATAAAGACATTTAAAGACAGTGTGTATATACAAACCAAACCAAGATGCGAGAGTATACGTGTGAGAAGTGCATGCGCAAGTTTCCCCGTAAGAGCGGATACAGTGACCATATGAAAAAGAAGAATGACTGTGCTCGTACAAGTGCCGTCCAGGCGGTCGTAGAGAAGGTTGCGGCCTCTATCAAAAAGATCGAGGAGCCGCCAGAACTTGTTCTTTCAACTGACGAGCCTACACGCAAGGCCGAACTTCAGAAATTCTTTGAGGACATACATCACATTCTCTGGACATCTGCGTCCCTGAGCCCAGAGAAAGCGTTAGATCACATGACGTTCTTCTTCGCATATCGCCTCATCGAGAACCAGGCCGATGAACTCAATCTCCCAAGCGAGTGCCGTTGGTCACATGTGATGAATTTTAAGAAAAACGCAAATGAACTCGATATAATTGTAAAGAAAGGAACTTCTTCTTTCCTAAAGAATGTGCGGACGAAACCGTTCTTCAAACAACACGAAATCAAGCGCGCCGAGATCGTACAACAAATTATGTGTTTGATCAATCGGATTCCAATGCGCATTCTCTCGGAGGGAGATACGCTTGGAGATATCTTTGAGCACATGCTCAGTCGTGGTATGAGCACGATGTCGGACGAAGGTCAATATTTTACAAACCGCAAGATATGCCATCTGGCGTTTGAGTTGGCATATAAGATCAAAAAGTCAGTGTATCGTTCGGATGGTTCCCTCACCACGTTCGCAGATTGGTTCTGTGGAACAGGTGGATTCCCCGCAGAGTTTGTTAAGGGTGTTGCTCAGAAGTCAATTGAGGAGGGAAAGCTCATAGACTGGAAGAAGTGTTCTGGGTCAGTATACTGTCAGGACATGAACGGAAGCAGTGTAACTACAACCCTTCTGAATATGCTGATTCTAACTGGCGTTCCCTTCTCGTCAAAGAACATCCGTAGTGGAAACTCATTCAACGAACCAATTACGATGGGAGATTCTGCGCCCCATAAGGATGTCAAAATTGACTTCTGCTTCATGAACCCACCTTATGGCGGCGACAAGACCAAGGGTAAGGATTACAAGTTTGCGTATTCCAAGAAGGTCAAGGATGAAGCGGGAAAGAACGTTACTCGATACTTGGTCAATTCGGAGATTCAGAGTATTGGTATTGAGGATGACGATAAGGTATCTGCAGGTGTACAGTTGGCAATGGCTACGCTTTCAGGGGATGGAGGTGTATGCTGTATCGTGCTTCCACAGGGATTCTTCTTCGGTGCTTTTAAGAAGTGTGTGGAGCTACGCAAGAAGATTGCCGAGGAGTACAAGATTTGGTATGTAGTGGATATTGCATCTGGTTCATTCATCAACACAGGCACGAAGACATCTATGATGGTCTTTCAGAAGGGTGTTGGTTCTACCGAGAAGGTCTCTTTCATCGGACTTGATGAGAATGTGCTGGTGGAGGCTACGCTGGAGGAGTTGCGGCTGAAGGACTACTCGCTCAACTACAAGCAGTATCTGCCACAGACTGCGGTGGAGGTGGAGGGGTTTGAGATGGTGAAGTTGGGGGATGTAGTATCTTTCAAACCTGAAAAATCAAAGAAAGATAAGAGTTACTATACATATATTGATATCGGCAGTGTTAACAAGGGTAACTTTAAGGCTGGTGATACTATCGCAAAAGGTGACCTGCCCGGGCGTGCTCAATATAGTGTCAAAGTTGGAGATATCCTGCTAGGAACTGTTCGACCAAATCTTGAACATTATCTGTTGATTTCACCCCAAGTATATAGGGAGGACCTAATTGTGTCCAATGGTTTCTCAATAATGAGATGCGATACTGATAAGGTTCTACCGAGATATCTATACTCAATTCTAACCCTTTCAACTACAACAGCGTATCTTACAGAACGTGCGACGGGCACAACTTATCCAGTTGTGGACGATTCTATCATTGGTGCTATGGAAATCCCCCTCCCCTCCCTTGAACGCCAGCAAGAGATCGTAGAATCTATTGATGGATGGGCGGGACTTGCTCAGCAGGAGGAGGTTGCACTGAAAATCCTTGAGAAGCAGGTGATGTTTCATGTGAAGGAAATGGGGCGAGGACAGCCTCGGGTGAAGTTTGGAGAATTAATGAAGCCTGTAAAGGGAAAGCGTTACCCCGTAAGTGAAGGAACTGATTCTGGAGCATACCCTCTTCTTCGTAGCTCAAAGGACGGCAAGGTGAAGTGGATGCCCGATTATACATATGAGGGACCATGCATTGCTGCAGGTAATGGAGGCGAAGCAAACTTTCAGCTAGTTGAAAAGTTTAATGCATCTACGCATACTCTTGTATACGATGTAACAGATCGGGCAATCAAGGAGTTTGTGTATTACTCTATTCAGAATATGATTCATACAATTAATGACCTATGCTTCCAAGGAACAGGCCTTAAAAATTTGAACACTACTCTGTTCATGGATCTTGAAATCTCCCTCCCCCCTCTCAACGAGCAACAGACGCTCCAATCAGACTTTGATGAGATTCGGCACAAGCACGCAAAGATTGCTATTTACAAGGGGAAGGCACAGGAGGCTATTCGGCGTCTGATTCCTGGTGCGACTTAAAGATTAATTGCTTGGCATCACAATAAGGGGTGTCTATGGCTTCATCTTCAAAAGAATGGGTATTCCGGTTCCTTCCTATAAGTCGGGATGGTATCACAACTTTTTGAACTGGGGCCCTTGGGGCAATGACGTTCGGAGCATATGCAGAGTCAGTACATATGAAAATGATGGAACTCAACAACCAGCTACAGGAAGAAAAAATGAAGAGAATGCTGGATGAACGAGATAAGAAGAAAGGCATATTTTGGTAATTATCAGATAAGGTCTTCCTCCACTGGAAACTCTTCAGACGCGCTTGTCCAATCGGCATAGAATTGTTCAGGATGTTCGGGTAGAAGAACCAAGGCCCAGTTCTGCTTGTAATCATCCCAAGACAGGATACCACGTTGCTTGCAGACTCGATGAAGTTCTGACTTTGTCGGTGGGAATGATGACGTGTCTATCCCCAAGAAGTCACACCAAGATGTCCAAGACCCATCAAAATACTTCTGTGGGTCTGGGACAAATGATGGATGGTCTTTTGACTCCAAATAGTCCATCTTACATGTCAGTCCGAGTTCACGATTGATGTTCCGGATGACATTATACTTTTCACGACACGTACGCTTCCCAACTTCTCGGCGAACGTACAACTCCTGTACATGGCGGATTGTATCGTCAATGTCAGATAGTAGACCGTTTACCCGAAGAATACCGAAATAGGTTCGAACTGCATCCTCGATCTCTGCACGATCTATCATCTCCCCATCCTTCCTGTCTCCAATAAATTCTAGAACATCAAGAAGGATAGTATTCTTCACGTCTTCTGCAGTTGTACCCTCCTCACTGGGTCGTGCAATGTGGATCCATGCTTCCTTTTCCTTATAATCTAGACGCATACCGCGCCCACAAATTTGGAGAACAATATACGCAGCCGTTGAATCCCCGACAAGCATAGATGTCATCTCGACCCCTCGGACGTCGGATCCTTCACGGTATCGCTGGCATACAAACATAATCCTAGGTGTACCGTCGGAGGGGGCATGCACAAACTCAGTGTCTGAACGTTCGCCATTGATCGCACTGTAGAACCTTATGTCTGGATACTCTGATTTGGCGTAACGGAACGCATAACGAACATCTGCAATAGACGATACAATGTACACAATAACCTTGCCATCACGAAGACCACCAGCTGCCTGTTTCGAACGCATGGTTCGAACGACTTCGTGGACATATGCTTCGAGAACAACATTGTGATCCTGGTTGTTCTCGAGTACGGAGATGTGATACCTCGGCGGAGCAATCCAACCCTCTTTCACCGCCTCGTCGATGCCACACCTGTGAAGAACGGAAACCGATTCTCCAAATAGACCTACAAGTTTTTGACGTTGGGAATCACTCGAAGTCTTTGGAGTTGCAGAGGTTCCGGTGAGATACTCTGTATCCCAGACAAGGAGCATTTCCTTAAGGTTTCCGATAAACACTTCTCCCGTAATTCGATGAACCTCATCGTAGTGTACATGATATATCGGGGGGAGACGTTCTAGAATTGGCTTGTCGGTCAATGCGTTATGCGTAGCCACAATCACGACATTCTGATTGAGAGGAATGGTCAGACTCGACAGTTTGGCTTCCGATCCGTCCAGAAGAGTTATTCCAAAGAACCGAAGTCCTTCGAGTTGAGGAACAAGAGTCTTGAGTATATCATTCTTAGGAGAAATCAGGAGACAGCGGTATATCTTACCCATACGATTGCATCTTTCGGCAGCGAGAACAATCATAATCAGCATTGCGATTGATTTGCCAACACCAGTTGGCCATTGGACAATCGCTTTATATAGACCTCCAGGGTGCTTATCGCATGCATCTTCAAATACCCGCCAGAGTTCTTTCTGTACTCGTCGTGGGAACTTTCCGCGGAGGAACGTTCCGAAGAACTTGGTTTCTGTATCAATCTCCGAAATCGCACTATCTTCATTGATAATAACATCTGACGCATCGGATGTCGGAAGAACTGCGGCCTGGTGCTTAATATCCTTTAATTCGTCAGAAGTCATCTGGCGAATTACAAATGTCTGGACGTTCATCCAGACATCTAGAATTGCAGGGGAGGTAGTGAACCATTCGGATGAACGACCATCGCTGCGTTTCATTCTATCCTTGAAGAAGCGTATATGAACCGTTCTCTCGATTCCTAGCATACTCCGAAACGTAGATGCTTTAACTTCCCAGACGGCATGATACTCCTTTTCGGTTCCAGGTGCGTCACCAGTCGTGTATACAGACAGACGATGTACAGGATTTTGTGTGCATCCGATCTTGATATTTCCACGATGGTCAACAAGGGCGTAAATGTATGAACGAAACATTCTCGGCATGGTATGCCAAACAAAAAAGAGACCGAAAGGACGATCCGTTTTTTACTCCTTGAGGAGTGAGTGATTACAGAGTGGCTGCAATCGTCTGGAAGGCGGCAGAATTGAGATGGTTGTTCATCTCGGCCCACAGCGTATTGTTCGCAAACTCGGCGTCGTCTGAGGTATTGATTCGGGCAAAGTAGATCTGCTGGATCCAATAGTAGAACGCCGTCTCGTCGGGCATCTTCCAGGCCTGAGTCTTCGCATTCCCCAGAATATCACGCTGGGTAGAAGCATCGTAGGACATCAGGGCCTTCTTGAACTTGTGCCCGATCGTCGCCATCTTGTTGTTGGTTATGCCACTGAAAAAGACTGGGTTCAACTGGATTCGTTTTCTACATCTCCTTCTCGTCCTCATCGTCCGACATTCCGAGAGCCGCTTGGCCGCACCAGTTCTCGAAATCATCTAGTTGCTCCTCCACAAACGCCTTCACTAGACTGCACATACGACCCATCTTGAGTTCGTCCTCCTGGATATCAACATACGCCTTGAGAAAGTTAGGAATCATGCCCGCTACCAGCCGAATATCGTTCTCAATTTTCAGGGTAATGTAATCTCCGAACCGCTTCTTGAACTCCCCGGCATACATGTCTGCGATTTCAAAGCTTGCATCCATCCGAAGCCAACAGATCAAGAAGTGATTGCGGTCGTCGGATTTTACATGATGCTTCCTCACCGCCTCCGCCACCATCCAGGGAAGATACGCCTTGACGAGTGCTAGGCGATCCTCGTAGTTCATCTTGGTATGCTACTGAAAAAGACTGGGTGGCGAGGGATCCATTTTACTTATTTTACTCCTCATCCTCCCCGTCATCACAGTCCTCAATCATAGTGTCGCCAGATGGTTCCTTGTAATCCACGTCGGGTGCGGTCTCGTGCTCAATCTCCTGTCGGTTGCCGTTTTTGTCCACGTAGTAGAATGTTCCATACCGAATCCACCACGATCCAACAGACTTACCGTCGTTGTTCGCATCGTCCTGGTCCAGGAGATACTCGCTCACGGATTTGGGAATAACAAATTCTAGGTATGCATCGTAGCAAGCCGTGTAACGAGGCATCTTACTTGGTATAAGACTGAAAAACGATGCGATGTTCTATATTCGTTTTTACTACTTCGGGCAGATCATGCAGCCTTACACATCGTATGTAGATGCAGTAAAGTATCCATAACTAGAATTATGCCCATAATAGTAATTCATCTGGCGATTAATGATGGAGTGAAGACTTGGATAGTTCATGGTAGGAACTGTCGTCGTCTGAATGGTTTCCGGAGGTGGATTCTGAGGCCGGGATGCCCGCCGTGCAGCCCTCTTTGCCCGAGTATCCTGCTTCTTGGCCTGATCAATGTCAAACTGACGGCAGCACGAGCACGGCTTACACCATGCCCAATTGTTTACACGACGATAGTAGGGCATCTTGGTTTCTATAAGACTTAAACACTCTAGCTCCAAACATATCCATTTTACTTACCATCCATCCGTCACTTCCTTTGCATCCGCTCCACCGCCTTCCCATAACTGCCCAATACTTCCAATATCCGGATCATGACCCTGTGAATACCGCCACTTGTTCCACGCCATCCATTCTTTCGCCCGTTTCCGTTCGTACTGCTCTTCTATCCTATCTTCATAGGACTGTCGGTAGACTGGAGGAGCGTGTTCTGGACACCGATCACGAGGACTCCAGCACCAGGAGGTATTGGATAAACGCGAGCCCATTCTTGTTCTTGTATATCTACAAGAATGGTTGAGCCCGATCCTCCGCCCCCGCCAATGGAAGAATCAACAACCGTTGCGGTCGTTCCTATCATGAACCCCGAGACCGATCCTCCTCCTCCACCATGTCCCGACTGCAATGGACGTCAAGCTGATTTGAAGTGTGAAACCTGTAAGGGCGAAATCACCATTTATCGTAACATGAAGTACGTTCGCGATCTCATGGATATCAGTTACAACAGCCGCGATTCCGTCATTTCCACTTCAATGGATCTTCTGGCTCTTTACATGCAGGGTCAAAAAATCCTCTACACCGAATCCAAGGTCTATTGCGAACAGCAACTAAATATGCTGATGCTTCCCGCCATCCTGATTTCCGCTCTCTGCACTCTCCTGAGCGTCTCCCTCAAAGATCTAACTGCCGGAGTCTACATTGTCTCGGGTCTCGCGGCCTGCAACTCGTTCATTCTGTCCGTCGTATCGTACCTGAAACTTGACGCCAAAGCGGAAGCACACAAGACTGCAGCGTACCAGTTTGATAAATTGCAGACCATGTGCGAATTCAATTCTGGTAAGGTCTTGTTTTTCAAGAAAGATGCCGAACCGACGGAAGAAACCAAAGATAAAATCATTAAGATCGTGGAAGACATTGAAGCCAAAGTCAAGGAAATCAAGGATACCAACAAATTCATTCTGCCCGAGTATGTCCGATTCGGGTTCAAGAATCTGTACGAACAGAACATTTTCAGCGATGTGAAAGTGATTCAAATCAACGAAACAATTAAGTTGTCTGAAGTCCGCGAAAAATTGAACCGTATCATCTACCTTAAAAGTCTGCCCGACAGTCCCGACAATGAAGAAAAGATCCGGGTTGCCACAACCGAAAAGGACCAAGCGATCCGGGATGTCATTTTGTTGCGCATGGAATTCTTTCGGATCTGCGAACGGACGAAACACGAAGTCCGAAAGAATATTGAGGAGACACGCAAGTATAAGTTCATTGATGTTTTCTGTGGTTGGTTGAAAACATAAAAACGGACAATGTTGATAGTAGGTGAATAAAGTTCACACATGGCAAGTCTTCTCGGTGTTCGCTTTGCAGCCCGTAAACTGCTCAACAATACGACGTATCATGAGAGCATGCAGACCATTCCCAAGACCGACCTGACGCCAGAAAAGGAGCCGGATCTGCGATCTAAGCTTGCTCCAATTATTGCCGAGATCGTCGCTAACCCCGATCTCATTCTGCGGGATGAGTACACTCTAGAGGAGCGCCGGAAAGATTGGGTATCCCTCTGTAAAAAAGAGGTGGTCAAAGACGGAGATGTTCTGCCCATTGATACTCGGTCCCGTCCCGGACATAAGATCCTGGATCACTGGCATCCACATTTCTACGATGTCCGAAACTGGAAGGGTGTATCCGTCCGAAGCCTTGTGACTGTCCCCCAACTAGAAAAGGCGTTTCTCACGAATATCCAGATGCATTCCACGCCGTACAAGAGCGAGATTCGGAGGATGTTGGTGATGACGGGCGGGCTAGGAAATGTTACTAAGTACCGAGCGGTGACGTCTAAGGCCATCGTTCAATTCTTTGGAGCCAAGACAGTTCTGGATCCGTGTATTGGCTGGGGCGGACGAATGCTGGGATCTCTTGCAGCGGGGGCAGAGTATACGGGCTGCGAACCCGATCCCAATACGGTGCGTGGTCTGCGTGGACTTCTCGGAGATATTGGAAAGACTGCCACGATTCTAGATCAGCCGGCCGAAGTAGCTCTTCCGACCATTCCGGTAGGAGAGTTTGATATGGTTCTCACCAGTCCGCCGTACTTTAATCTGGAACTGTATACGGCCGGCGAACAATCTACGACCAACCATCCCAGTTGGGATGCGTGGGTTGAGACTTGGTTGACACCGGTGATTCTCTCGTCTCTCGCAAAATTGAAGACGGGAGGTACGAGCTGTTGGAGCGTCAAGAATTTCAAGACAGATCGGGCGTATCCACTCGCCGATGTCACGAAAAAAATACATGCAGATGCAGGGTGGAGGCTCGTGAAGACAGTGACCATGCGTGGATCAGGACGAATGGGCGGAGGGCGAATTGTGGAGGGAGGCGAGTCAAGGGGGTCGGAAGAAGATACGTACTGTTTCAAAGAAGCTGCTGAATGACCTTGGGAAGCGATCCTCGCGCAACATCGGGGTGGACCCAGATATTGCGATCCTCGCGAGGGATTCCGAGGAGGACGGAGAGGTGGAGATCAGAACTCCGGACATACCGTTGGGGCTGATGGCGGCTCACGAGATCGTTCAGGCAGGCAGTGATCTCAGAGGGTTCAGATGGCAGCTCAGCGAGAGACCACGTCCAACCATCGGACGCGGTGATCCCAAGATTTTTCACAATCTTGGCGTAGCGTGCGTTATTCCAGTACTTGAACCGGGTGACGACCGCCCAGTTGATGCGGGACTCGGGTGTGGCGTTGATGACAACGAGTAGGGGGTCCGACTCCACCGACTTCTTGAGTTTCATGGGGGTGTCGTCGTTCACGACACCGCACGAGGTAGCGTTCGGAGTCTTAGACTTGCGGGGCTTGATTTCCACCTCGGTTCCGTCGGGCATCACGCCGTCGGCACCGAGCTTGGCGGATAGATGGCGAGCACCGATGGCTTCGGCGCCAATTTTTTCCAGGTAATCGTTGGTTGCGCTGGATGTAAGCATCATGAGGGCAGCATCAGCCATGTCTCCAGGAGTCTCGGTGATCAGTTGAAGAAGGGTCTCAGGGCGACGGAGGAGGGGAGCAGTAAAGGAGGGGACCAACATTCTGGGGGATTGTTATATCCTATCCCCTAGGCCTTAAATGGGTCCGTTTTTACGCCTTTTCCGCAATATTCGCATACGGCTTGTACGTCTCCGGAATCTTCATTGCTCCCGCTGTCCGGGTCTTCCGTAGCCGAGACCGACGACCCGCCTTCAGTGTTCCGCGGCGTTTGCGCGTACCCGCTGTCTGAACGCCCGCCGAGATCTCTGCGAGATTACGCTTGATCAGATCGGCCTGTGCCGGATTCTTCTGGATATAGGACTTGATCGCATCAATGATCGGGCCCTTACTGGCCGCAATGGCTGCCGGAATCTGGGCCATGGCTGCGGTCTTCGCCTGCTCGGCAATCTTACCAAAAAATGACATATTATGTCTTACGCAGATTTAAACTAGTCCTCCAATTCAAAGTCGTTCTTGTGCCAGCGGGACAGACAGTTCCGCTTGTAATGACCAACATGGCCGCACCGATAACAGTACAGATTCGTGTGAACTTTGAGCATTCCGTATATCTGAATGTACGCAAGAAGACAGTCGGTCTCGCCTTTCGGCGGAATATCCCGGATGATCTTGTCGATGCGAACCACAGGAAGAGTCACCGGGTTATTGAACCGATCCAACATCTCTTCCTTTCCGAGAAAGTGGTTATCTACTTTTTCGTTCAGGTCTTCGGAATCCTCGCATCGGCCGATAAAGTAGTTTTTATGGGTCAGTTCAAGAACGTAAATGTGCGGCATTCCAGTGCTACTCCTTATACTGCGGCACGAGGTTATTCGTTTTTTTGGACTCTAGACAGAGCACAAAAAAACAAACTATGTGTACACCCGCCGGGAACCGAACCCGGGTCAAAGCCTTGGAAGGGCCTCATTCTACCACTGAACTACAGGTGTTATGGGTTGCGGAGAGTGGGATTTGAACCCACGAGGATGACTCCACGAGATCTTAAGACTCGCGCATTAAACCAGGCTTTGCTATCCCCGCCCACATACTGAATGAGTACGAATTGCTTAAATCCTTTGGTGCATACAAATAAATCGTCATGTTCGGCATCTCGTGGACCTCTATTCTCCTTGGCCTCATCGGATTTGTGGTGTTTGCGTTCACAGTCTGGAAGTCCTATGTCCCTTACTTCCCTACTCCCCACGATACGCAGACCCCAGAGGACTCAAATGCGGTAAAACCTCAATAAGTAGTAATGTCGGAGACAAAGGAAGATACTTCCGAAACTCAGTCGGGTCTTCAATGGACAACGTCTATTGATAGGATGTTAGCGGGGTGGTGCGATGAATCTAAAGCGTTTGAATGGATGAACAATGAGTCGTATTCTCGGTATAGTGTTCGGGCTACTGCTCTTTCCATTACCACAAATTCAATCATTGCCTTGAGCGGTATTGGAAATTTGATTGTCGGAAGTCTGGCTCCTGGAACAACAAATCCCCCCCTTATTTTTGGATGTATTTCCATCGGAATCAGTATCATCAACATGCTTCAGGACAAATTTGACTGGATCACGATGGCGAATAATTTCAAGCAGGCCAGCGTTCAATGGAGCACGATAACCCGAAAATTAGAGGAGCAGTTGGCTGTTCCTCCTTCTGGACGTAAGGATTGTGGAACGTTCTTGAAATATATTAAGCAGGATATTTCCCACGTATCCGGAACAAACTACATGATTCCGAAAGATATCCGAGATTTATGTAACAAGAAATTTTCTAGTATCCCCGCATTTGATGTTCCAGATATATGCGGAGGCATTGAACATACTTCGGTATATGTGGAAGAGCCCCTGCAGCCCTTAAAGGTTCCTCTGCTAACAGATACAAATGCGATCACCCAACCCAAATCAGACGCCCCTCCAGGAATTGGAGGTGTATACCCGTCAAAATAGACCCGTGACCTATGCGGACAAACTGGTGTACGACCGTATGGTTCGCCTTCTTCTGAATTGGCTTGATGATCACAAGATCAAGGAGCTCAAGGTGTTCTTAGCCCAGGAGGGAAAGGAGTACGGTGCCCTCATTGATTTTTTGGAAACCACATTGGAAGTAGTGGATGTGAAGATTGATCCGGAACTGTTTAAACTTGCGTATGCTGCTCGTCAACCTTAAAGTTCAACATCTATCACACGCCGACCTCCCCGATGAACGGAGATGTCGAGGTGTCCTCCTCCTGATTTAAAACCTTCATCATCGTTATATTGTTGCCCGACCACTTCACTGTCTTCGTATATCGGATCAGACTGACCCTCTGCTTCGTCTTCATAATCATCTTTATCTTTCACCTCGGTTCCAGATGGTTTGTTATTTTCCTGGCGGATTCGTATGTCTACATATTCGTCTATAGAGATAACGGGCTCAGTATACAGTTTATCCAAACGAGCCAGCCAATCATCGCTAAATGACCTATCCGCATTTAACTTGTCACACAGTACCGTCATTCGGTTGAAGATAGCCACATAGCGGGATAGAATCCAATCAACGGTTGCAGGTAACTTAATTGTAACTGGAAACCCCCTATCTGCAGCAGCCTTAGCGGCGATTGTTGCATGTTTATTTGCCTCTTTAATTTCCACCTGAGGTGTAGTTCCATCCAACCGAACCGGTACGCTCGTTAATGTAGAGGATATAAGTTTACGTTCAGGATCAGTTATCCTTGTCTCTAGTTCTTCTTTTAGATCTTCACTTCGCAGTGATTCAAGCGCATTGCGCGACACCTGTTCCCGTGTCCTTGAATCATAAAGAGCGGTTGTATCTGGTTTCTGATTTGTGATGGATGAAAAATCACCTTTTCTAGCTTGAGTATTTACATAATCTGCACGCAGGTGCATGTTGTTTCCCGGGAGAGCTTCTCCTAGGAGAGCACGGATAAGATTGGGATATGATTTTTTATCTCCAACTTCCGAAGTCACAATGGAAGTAAACCATCCGGTCAATTTGTCTCCTTTCACCTCAATAGGAAACGTTATAGGAGCGCTTCCGTTTGCACACGGTATAATTGTTGTTTTATTCTTTGTTGTTTTCGTTGTTGTTACTTTCATCGCAAACGTAATGATGTCTACTAGAATATTAACCCTGTTTGGCCGAACAACAATTTTTCCATCACTGCCTTGCCTACCAAGTATATATGTTCCATCGGATTTTGCATTGTTGCAAGAACTACACGATCCATCGTAGAGGAGTTCTCGAATAGACTTTTGTTTTTCTGTACTTTTTCCTTCGTTAAACTTGCTATAAATAACTCCAAAAAATTTCATGAGTTGTGCAGGTAAAACATGTTCACAATCAAACCGATTGTTGAGTGGGTCACATATTAAGAGCTTTCCTTCCCAAATAGTCGATTTTCCATCTTTCTTTCCAAAGACTCCGGTCCTGTTTCCACACAACCAACACAAGGGTCTATTCTTTTGATCTTTTCCTGTAGCGATACACTGTCCACCCGCTCCCGGATTTTCCCATCCAGGAGTGTATTGATTGATCGTTCTAGGAAGTTCTAAAAACGCCGGGCTTTTCATCATAAACTGAGTAGCATTCACGATATCCGAAACAGTTGTGTAGGGAGGTCCATTGTCAAGAAGCGTTTCGCGCAAGGGGGCCATATTAGCAGCGTATGTTTTCATATGGTTCAGGTATTCAGTTTTTAGTTCATCAACTGTTTTTGGAGGAGGACCAGTTGTACGTTTCGTCTGGGCAGTTGTAGCCCTGCTCGCTCTACTTCGGGCTTCAGCTGCTTTTTTTGCAGTGTCTTTTTTTGGAGCTACTGCTTTCACCCCCTGTTTTTTCTTGTCCTCTCTTTGCACCCCTCCCTCCATATCCTCTTCGTCTTCCAATTCCAACTCCGAATCACTGTCCTCCTCCTGAATAAAAAGATATTTCACGATCGCATTTCCATCCTTATCAGGAGGATATGCAATGACGTCAGAAAGAATCGTGTACAGTTCTGAAAAATCTGGACTTGTGAGTTTAGTGTCCTGAATAGCAACTGCCTCTTCGGTCTCCGTCTCCGCTCCCGGTTCTTCCTTCATAGCTGGAAGACTAGTCTTAAAGAACCTGGATAGTTTTGAGGGGTCCGTCATTTCATCATCGGTAAGGTACAGAGTATATGGATCTTTCCCGCCTCCCTCAATATCCATCTTCATACTCGGCAGAGGAGCAGGCTCATCCACCTCCATCAATCTAGAGGTATCCTGGTCATCCACCAGCATCTTGAGTCCTACCACTGAATCTACCATAATACACGCAATCATAAAATGAGAAAGATCGCTGAATAACGCCTCCTTTGATGGCCAATACTTGAAGAAGACCGACTGTTCAACCATCACCGCTTCAATGGCCGGAATTCCGCGGACACGATAGTATTGGGGAGTCAGTTCAACGCCCAGTTCGGCCGCACGCTCGGCAGTGAACCCGTACTCTTTTCCAACATCGTCAGATCCACGCTGGGGATCAATCAGTTCAACCTCTCCCTCCGCGTTCTTACGAAGCACAACAGCATGGGTTGAACCGGCGTACCGTCCATAGATAAAGTAACAGGCCTCCTGCGGTTGAAGATATCCGGTAATTTTTGTCAGGGACACACCTGGATCTCCAACTTCTATTGCAAACGAAAACTCGTGCTGTTCTTCTGTCATATCGGCAATAATCTGTTTGACTGCAGTGATATACTCTTCGGGTTTCACGGTGTTACCAGCCCTAAACCTAGGTCCACACGTTTTAGACTTTGCTTCAAGGTCTTGATTGTAGACTCCAAGCATCTTGAGAGCACAGAACGCACAGTTTATTCCTGCTCCGCATTCGTATGTTTTTGTGCCCTCGGGACGTACATAGTCTTCAATCTGTTTGTCCGTGAGGACCGTTTTGAAGATAATCATCGTTATACTCAACTCGGAAATATTCGCTCAGAACGGATCGCTAAAAGATATTACGGGATAGTCTAATAAGAATACAATGTCGATCGTGGGTATCCAGTTCGGTATTACCTCCCCCGAGGAAATCCTCCGCCGTTCGGTGGTGGAAATCACGACCGACAAGACCCACCAGGGAAACAACCCCGTTCCTGGTGGGGTCTTTGATGCTCGTCTGGGGGTAATCGAAAGTGGAAAGGTGTGTCCTACTTGCAAGCACACGAACCTACAGTGCCAGGGCCATTTCGGCCACATTACTCTAGCTCGTCCGGTGTACCTCTACCAGTTCCTAGACTACACGATCAAGGTCCTAAACTGTGTGTGCATCAACTGCTCCACCCTCTACATTGCGGGCCACGACAACTTTTCCGAGGAGGTGTTCCTGAACTCCGAGTTGAAGGGTATGGATCGTCTCTCGGACCTTCGCAGTCGGTCGGTAGACTACATCGCAAAGACTTTCAAGAACAAGCCAGGCGTGTGTGCGACCTGCGGGACCCAGGTTCTCAAGAAGGTGGAGAAGATCCAGGGGACTGTGTGCACTCTCCAGGGCAAGATGCTGGGGTCTGACGATACGGTACCTCTCCAGCCCGAGATGGTTCTCCGGTGCTTCCAGCGCTTCACCGATAACACGGTGAAGATCCTCGGATTTGATACGAAGTACTCTCACCCTGCGTGGATGGTGTGCACGGTTCTCGCCGTTCCTCCGCTCACCGTTCGCCCCCCTGTGATGATGGAGGATAATCAGCGTATGGATGATGACTTGTCTCACAAGCTCATTGATATCGTGCGAAGCAACCAGATTCTCCGCGAACAGATTGATCGTGGTCAGAGCCGCGACATCATTGAGAAGCGGACGCAGCTCCTGGAGTTTGATGTGGCGACCTACGTGGACAATGATATCAAGGGTATGGCCCCTGCTGCCCAGCGCTCCGGTCGTCCGCTCAAGACCCTGAAGTCTCGTCTTGGTGCGAAGACCGGTCGTGTCCGCGGCAATCTCATGGGAAAGCGCGTTGACTTCTCCGCCCGTTCGGTCATTACCCCCGATGCAAACATTGACGTGGATGAGTTGGGTGTCCCGGAGGAGATTGCGTCCAACCTCACCAAGCCCGAGATTGTGACGCCGTACAATCGCGATCGGCTGATGGCGGCCGTCAAGAACGGCGTGAAGTACCCCGGAGCCAAGACCGTGTTCCTGAAGGAGGCAGGTCGTCCGATCTCTCTCAAGTACGTGAACACCGATCTCATTGATCTCCACGAAGGTGATATCGTTCATCGCCATATGGTGGATGGCGACTATGTCCTGTTCAACCGGCAGCCGTCCCTGCACAAGGGATCCATGGAGTGCCATCGCGTCAAGGTTCTACCCGGATCCACGTTCCGCCTCAACGTCTCGGCCACCAAACCGTACAATGCCGACTTTGACGGCGACGAGATGAATCTTCACCTGCCTCAGTCGGTCGCAGCCGAGACCGAACTACTCCAGCTGGCCTCTGTCCTGCGACTCATTATCAGCCCCCGCACCAATGCCCCCATCATTCAGATGGTGCAGGATACGCTCACCGGTGCCTTCCGTATATCTAATCCTAAAGTCAAGATCCCCGAACATGCGGTGATGAACATCATGGCCAAGCTTCGGCGCCCTCTGTCCGCCTTCAAGAAAACGGGCGAGGACCATACCGGCATGGACGTGATCTCCGCCACGTTTCCCTTGATGAACTTCAATGAGCGCGTGACGATTGAGAACGGTGTGCTCAAGAAGGGGCTCCTAAAAAAGGGTGCGTTCAATACTCCATCCGAGGGCGTGCTCCATGTTCTCTTCAATGATTTCGGCCACGAGCGGTGTGGTCAGTTCATTAACGAGGTGCAGTCCGTCGTGACCAAGTTTAATCTTCACACAGGCTTCTCTACTGGGGCGTCGGATCTAGAGTCCAATAAGGAAACGATGGAGTTCGTGGCCGCGACATTGGCGGAAGGTCGGCGGCGTGTCCAAGAGATTCTCACCGACGTCCACGCCGGAAAGTTCTTCAACAACAGCGGTCGCTCCGATGGTGAAGAGCTAGAAAATCAGATCCAGGGGGCACTCAAAGACGTATCTGCAAAGATCTCTAAGCAAGTTATGGATACCCTGCCGCGCGATAACCGTCTCGTCCAAATGGTTGAGTCGGGCGCCAAGGGGTCTGATCTCAATATTACTCAGATGGTTGCTCTCCTAGGTCAGCAGATCATTGATAGTAAGCGCGTGCAGTTCACCCTCCAGGATCGCACCCTTCCCCACTTCACGAAGTTTGATGACGGAGCAGAATCCCGTGGCTTCGTAGAATCCTCGTTCGTCCAGGGTCTCCGTCCTGCCGAGTACTTCTTCCATGCTATGGGTGGGCGCGAGGGTCTAATTGATACAGCCGTCAAGACGTCAGACACCGGTTATATCCAGCGTCGTATGATGAAGACGATGGAGGATATGCGTGTCGAGCACGATGGAACTGTTCGTAACAATGCTGGGACCATTATTCAGTACCGCTATGGCGAAGACGGTATTGATTCTACGTGTGTAGAGTCTCAACCGATCAACCTAGGTCAGATGACGCTGGAAGACATTTACAAGAACTATGCTCTCTCTGTGGAAGAACTTGCTCCGTTCATGACGGAAACCATTACCGAGGCTCCCGATCTGGTGGACGAACTCATTGCCGATCGCGAGATGATGGTCAAGCACGTGTTCCTGATGACCAATAAGTCCGAGGTCTTGGCTCCTGTCCATCTCAAGCGCATGATTCAGAAGTATCGCAATCCTTACTCCACCAAGACTGATTTGAGCCCCCAGTATATCATTGACGAACTCACCAAGTTGATGAAGCAGCCTTGGATTGCCCCGAACCGGGTCTTCCACTGTCTCCTTCGGTTCTACCTGGCTCCTCGCAAGTGTATTCTGGACCACCGCTTCACCAAGGCGATCTTTGACGAGCTCATTCGCGAGATCCGCTTCCGCTACATCAAGAGCCAGGTCCATCCCGGCGAGATGGTGGGCGCCCTCGCTGCCCAGTCTATTGGCGAGCCGACGACGCAGCTGACGCTGAACACCTTCCACTCAGCCGGTACTGTCAAGGCCGGCGCCACGCAGGGTCTGCCCCGTATTCAGGAACTTCTGGATATTCCCCGCAACCCCAAGAAGCCCCTGAACTTCGTGTACTTGAAGACCGATCTTACGGCAGATAGTTACGAACAGGCAATCATGATGAAGCGCGAAATCCAGCAGACCACTGTGCGTGACATCACCAAATCTGTGCGGATGTACTATGATCCGTTCCCACTCACCACCGACTCGGTCGTGGCCGATGATCGTGAGATCCTGCAGACGTACCAGCGCTTCTCCACGGGCAAGACTGAGTGCGCTTCCAAATGGGTGATGCGCCTCGAGTTTGACGACACTGAGCTGGCTGCCCGTAATATCCAGGATATGGTTCTGGTCCAGGACAAGCTGGGTGCTGCTGGTCTCCATATTCTCCAGTGCGTGTACTCCGATTCCAATTCTGAGAAGTTGGTCATGCGTATCGTGTTCCCAGAGGACGCTGTGAAGAACCTACTCACCCTCCGCTTCCTAGAAGAGCGTGTCCTAGATGTCGTGATTTCCGGCGTGGAAGGTGTGGGGCGTGTATTCGTCCGTGAAGTGAACAAAGAAATGATCTGGGACGATACTGTGAACGGCTACATCTCCAAGAAGCAGCACGTCTTGGATGTGGAGGGCGCCAATCTGTTTGAGTTGCTGGGCCACGAGAGCGTGGACACGACGCGCACATTCAGCAATCATATCTATGAGGTCCTGGATGTGTTCGGTATTGAGGCCGCCCGCCAAGCCACGTGCAACGAGTTCGCTGAGCAGTTTGAGGAGGCGTATGTGAACTACCATCACATGAGTGTGCTGCTGGACTCCATGACATACCAGGGTCGTCTACTGAGCGTGAACCGGTTCGGGATGGGCAAGCACGACAACGGTGTCCTCGCCAAGTCGTCGTTTGAGGAGACCTCGAAGATTCTATTTAATGCTGCCGTGGCGGCAGAGTTTGATCCCATGAAGGGTGTGTCGGCCAACATCATGTTCGGTCAGAAGCCCCCGTGCGGTACGGGTTTCGTGGACATCTTGCTGGACGAGACGCGTCTACCCGAAGGCAATGAGGAAGAGGCATTCGTGGATTACCGTGAGCAGATTAAGAGTCGGGTGGAGAAGGTGAATGCCGAGCCCGAAGGTGAGTGCAAGATTGATGATATCAGTATGTGGTAAGTTAGAATTACGCATAGTGTGGTTATATATACAAATAAGTATGTCCTGGAAGGCCTCCGACAGTATCGGTAGTATCCAGGTCCTAGACGTGTTTGGCGCTGACCTTACGGTGGTCAATGCCGCCCGTGTATCGTTTGCAAAGGAGTCGCACGAATTCTCCCCAAATGACGAGAAACTTATTAATTATCTGGCTAAACATAATCACAATAGCCCTTTTTTCCATCCCCAGATTCGGCTGCGTATCAAGATGCCGATCTTTGTGGCCCGTGAATGGTATCGCCATCAGATTGGGTTTGCCCGTAACGAAGTGTCTCGTCGTTATGTAGATATTAAGCCCGAGACGTGGGTTCCATCTCCCGAAGACCTACGTGCTCGCGATCCCAAGATCAAGCAAGGGAGCATGGACACTCCAGTGGAAAACTCCATTGTCCTGTCTGCTGAAATCAAGGACCACTGTGATGCCGCAGTGAGTTTTTACGAGCATCTGCTAGAACACAATGTGGCCCCCGAGATTGCGCGAACAGTTCTGCCGCAGGGAATGTATACGGAGTTCGTGGAAACAGGATCGTTGGCCGCCTATTCCCGTCTCGTACTCCTCAGAACGGATCCAGGAGCACAGCGGGAAATCCAAGCATACGCCCGTGCTATTGTTGAACTCCTTGAACCTCATTTCCCTATATCATGGAAGGCACTTACTCACAACCCGATCAAACAATAAAAACGACAAGCAACATCCAGCATATCTGGACAAATTGCGCTATCCTCTTCAATCACAATCATGTCGGAAAAGAGCCAATACGGTCAGACGGTAACGTACGATGTGTCTGCTGTGCTTCACGACTTTCAGACGTCCAAGAGCCATGTCCAGTATGTAAGAACGGTAAACCACGGCACGATGTTGATCATGGACGGGGAGATACAGTACTCTACCCTGGACGAGCATCGGTATCACTACCTCCTCACAAGCCCGATGTTTCAACAGTCTCGTCGGATTCTGATTCTGGGGGGAGGCGACGGACTCGCAGCCCGAAACCTATACAAATCCCCGACTACTACCAGCATTACAATAGTCGACTGGGATCGGGAATTCGTGGAGTTCGCGAAGACAAATCTACCTGAAAACATGGACTCTCTGGTAGATCCCCGCACGAATCTTGTGTTTAGTGATGCCTTTGCCTATGTGGGCTCTACCAACCAAACGTACGACGGCGTCATCATTGATCTTCCGGACCCCGACGGAGACGAAATGGAGAATCTCTACATTGATATACTGCATACCCTTCCTCGTGTGCTTAGCCCTCATTCTGTCGTCACTACACACGTAGGACCGGTTTCACTTTGTAATGATCACCCGTGTTGGGCATTCATCGCAAACTGTAAACAAACTATGAAGGAGTGTTTCAAGGTAGATCCTGTGTTTGATAAGGTCTACGTTCCCTCTTTTTCTCATGAATGGGGATTTCTAACGTGTTTTATTGGAGGGACGTTCACTCACTTCTCGCGGTTTCCTATTGAGAACGATATTCGGAATATCTATTCCACCCTTTAATCCTTTAATGGTGGCGGCGCTTGCCCGCTTTCTTGGAGTGGCGGCGACGACGTCCACCGACGCCCGCGGGTCCGCTCTTGGCACCCTCATCGGCCGGACCGACCGGTCCAGACGACTGGTGGGACTCGGGGGCGACCGAAGGAGACGCATACGGTAGATCCGCCGGCTTCTCACCGACCGGGGCGAGCTGCGAACCATCGCCACCTACCTTGCGGTGACGACGACCCGCCTTCTTGGAGCGCCGAGAGCGACGACCGCCCAGCAGCTCAGAGGGACCCTTCCACGTGGCGTCCGGGAGCGCAGGGAAACGACCCGCACCGTCCGTCAGCTGAGAGTCGGTGTACGGGCCGCCCGTGAATCCGTACGCGGTTCCGCCAACCTTCGCCTTGCGGGTTCCACGACGACGACGACCGCCCATCGGGCCCATCTTCTCCATCAGCGTACCTCCCGTCTTGGACTTCTTGTATGTCTTCTTGGCCGCCTTCATCGCGTCGCCGAGCGACATGCCCGGCTTCTTTGCGGCCATGACTGCCTTTAACCATGCTGAGCGTCCACCTTCCATGTCTATTTATTCACTGGTTAGACTTTATTGTGAAATCATACATGGGCGAAGTAATCTGCTTTGGTTGGAATGATACGCCGGCACTCTGGGGCTCGGGCTTCTTGTAGGTGACTGGGTGGTAACGCAGAGGGTCGGGCTTTATCGCAAACGACGATGTTGCGAACTGACCAGTATACACTTCCATCGCATTGTCCAGCGACCCGTAGTTCATCGCAACCCACTGGCATCCGTACGCAAAACAAATTTCCGCGTTCTTGTTCTTCACCTCCGATGACCGCATATCGGGAACCACAAGTGTAATATTACGCTTGTTGTATTCGATTAGCTCCTCGTGATCAAATGTCTGTGATGCCTCGGTATACGTCATCCGGCGCATATTGGATGATGCCCACGACATGTTGACCAACTCGTCCATTCCATTGCCCTTGGTATTTCCTCCACTCACAATCACGAGTTTACCCATCAGATTGCAAATAGGTTCTACCGCCAGATTCTTGCGCTGGTACGAATACTCGTTGTGCAACATGAACTTTCGCAACGTCATTTTCATGATATCGGCACACTGTGTAATGAACGCATTGTCCTCCGAGTGAAAGTTCAGCGAAAGAACAAAGGGGTTCGCATACCCAGATGTCGTTCCAGAATTAAACATCGTGTTGGCGAGAGTCGTACAGCAGTCTTCAAACTTCAGGGTATTGTAAGTAAACATCGCGTTCGTCTTAGAATCCGCGAGTCCTACTACGGGGTCTCCGTTCACCGCATAAATATCCAGCTCAATAAGCCGAGCACCGCCCTTAATCACTTCCGTAATTGCATTGGTGGTAATGTAGGTGTAAACAGTGGTGGATGGAATCACGGTGTATCCCGAGGACGCCATATAGTAGTCGCACAGAACATCATCCGACGGGCAACCGAGGGGAGTTGCCTTTACGATATCCGAATAGACGGCGAGATCTTTTGTGAGAGTAGCATCCGACGGAGGAAAATTGACCATATTGACGTAGGCAAGCGAGGTGAGAGCAACGCCGAGACAGGCGATTGCCGCTAGAACGACATACCACAAGATGGTGCGGGAGTCCATCCTTTCTATTATTTCTTAGCACGATGTTGTTTATAATTAAAGAACATCGGTCGCATCATCATCACCACATCATCAGGGACCTGTTTATCCATGGGAATATCAAAGAGGCAGCAGTGAAGGAAGTAGATACAGTACATTCCACACTGTGCATCCTTATACTGGTGCCTCGTGGCGTTATACGATAAGATCATCGGTTTCTTGAAGATCCCCATCTCATCCACTTGTTCTTTCCACCGCTGCATAAGACGTTGAACTTCCTTCTCGGGTTTCTGAGCGTATGAATCAAAGTACGTCATTTTGGCGTTCTCAAGTTCGGGACGCATGTCGAGAAATGCCGCTATCCAGTGTTCGCCCGGCGCATTGTGTGGATCCGTGTTGAACACAACACCTACGCGGCGGTACCCTTTTTTATAAAGCTCCGAAAGCTTCATACTGCAGAGAGAGGAGACGAGACATGACCCAGTTTCTGAATGAAGATCAAAATCAATCGGAACAGAGCCAGTATAGTAGTAATCGGGAATCAGTTTCTGATAGTACTTCTGGCTATCATCAATATCGTCGGATGACAGCCACTGTGTTCCATCGGTGTTCCAAGACATCGGGGCATCGGGTTTCTGAACGAGCGCATGTACCAGACATTCGGGAGTTCCTGTCTTGCATGAATCTTTCATTCGGCGCGTCATATCCATCCATGCTCCCGTGCCCTTTTTGACGGGGGGTTCGTGAGGATGTTCTTTATTGTAGGCAATCCGCAATGCTTCAACTTCGCGCGGGTCCATTATCCAAAACGGATGTCTTTTTTAGATAGAGAACGGACACCATACAAGTATAGAATGACGACGACCCTTGACCAGCGCGATCTCGTGAAGTGCGTACGTAAGTTCCGGACCCTGGACGATGAGCTGAAAGTCGCGAATACTCGTATCCACAAGCTGCGCGAGGACAAAAAGTTTGTAGAGTCTGAGATGAGCGATATTCTGAAGCGCACAGCATTTCAGGGAATCAATAAGCTGGAGATTCAGGACGATGGATCGTTCATTAAGGTTCAGCGTCCCGAGACGTGGAACAAGCCATGGTCGTTATCCCAGAAGGAGCTGAAGGATCTGATTGCAAGCTATTCGGGTCCTCTGGACGGTCTGTTCAAGTGGATTGTGGATCGTAAGAAGACAGAGATGGTTGCGAAGGAGTTCGCGTTTAGGCGTATCGTGAATATGGATGATAATCACAATGACGACACCCGTTCAGAGATGGGTGCGAACCGTCACGCCTGATGGTCAGACACACGAGGATGAGCTGCGGGATGTTTTTCTTCGTCTGGAAGAGGTTCTAGAGAAAAAGGGCTTACTCCGTAAAGATTACAAGACATATAGAACCCTTCACTTCGCCGAGTTTTGTAACGCACTACACACAATCTCCTCCGTATTGCCGTATGGACGACCCCCGTACCAAAAAGATAGTGAATGATTTTGCAGCTGGGCATGTGTACCACATTCCTCGCGGCTGCCAATATTTTCGTACATTCTGTCCCTTTTGTGAGATTATCACGCGCGAACAGACCGATAGTTACCCAGAGATTCTACAAGAACTCTTTCGTCCTATTGTGGAGAGATCATGGAGATACTGGGAACGATCAGCCCTGCATATTGCAGACCAAGTAGACTCTGAAATAGTATTGAATCACCTCGTGTACCACGCCCTGTCTCGCTGGATTCAGCCAAAGTATCACGATACGCTAAATTTGGACGTGGAGGAAATTACAAGTCATCCATACGTTCTCCAAAAAACTCGTCCTACCATATAATAATACAGAATGTCGACTGCGGCAGATTATCAGACAGATACAGCACAGGGAAAGCCAAATCCTTCGGGTGGGTGCGGTTGCACTGGAGGTCGTCGTCACCGTAAGCACCGCGGAGGCGTGGGTGTCGTTGATGATGCTCTTTTTGCGGTAGGAACATCGTATGCGGCCAAGCGCTTTGGACAGAAGAAGCGCCTCGGTGGTCGTCATACCCGTAAGCATCGCGGAGGTGCGGGTGTAGTTGATGACGCCCTCGTTGCAGGAACGGCACTCGGACTTGCTCACTATTTCACGAAGAAGGGAAAGAAGGGAGGTTCTCGTCGTCGTTCCCTGCCCGTTCGCCGCACTCGTCGTTCTCTCGTTTAAATGGACGGGAAGGTATCTATACAAATGATTCATCTGTCGGACAAGAAAAAATTTATGCTGGTTGCCTGTACAACTACAGTAGGCGTTGCGATCGCAATTCCTATTGGAGTTGGAGTATTGCCGATGGGACTCTTTGTTGTCCCTATCCTGTTCTTGATCATTACGCTATGCATCCCATTCCTTCCTAGCAAGGACAGTATTTTTAACTAAAACGGATAGAGATGTATGTGGATGTACGAACAGTAATCAAATGTTTCGTAAGCTCTTCGGGTTTAGGTTTATAGTTCCTGAACCCATGCTGGGCCGATGGACCCGGACATCTGAAAAGGCAAATTCTATCAAGATCTTCTGGGCGAATGTTGACCACTGTGGAACCTGTAGCGGAGAAAGACTAAAGAAAAAGGATGTTCCTAAGATGGTATCACCTCCACCGGAGGTAAAGGAAACCCGTTAAAGCTGGATGCTGTGACCCATGAGTACGCACCAATATTTTTGATTTCCAGGACGTCTGAATCGTCGATATCGTTCGGCAACCACACGTCTTCCGCTATTTTATCCGCAGAATCGCACGTCCGCCCGAAGATTGTGAATTTGTCACAGCTTGCCCACGGCTTGCGCGTGATACACTTGAATTCTGGTTTGAATCCGTCAAATAGAACTCCCGAAAACAGGCCGTACACAGACTCGTTCACAGTAATGCACTGCTTTCCGTTCGGTAATTTCTTTTTCCCGATGACGGGAACCTGAAGTGTACAACACTCTTCAGCAAAGAATCGGCCCGGTTCCGCAATGACCCGCTTGAACGGTAGTGTTTTAGCCTGGTCGCGAATATAGGGAGCCAACTCTTTCTTGAAGAAGTCGTCGTTTGCCGCTGATCCCGAAAATCCTCCACCGATATCCAGGAGATCGGGAGTAAATGCGGAGGGTGAATGCTTGAATACATCGGCAAACGCCCGGACAGTCTCAAAGGCCGATTGGTATGCTGCTAGAGATGTGCAGTCACTGCCCACATGAAAAGCGAGACCGTACGTCATAAAGCGAGGCTCGCGATCGCACATTTCGTGAATGTTGTCCAGATGGAATCCGAACTTGCTGTTCAGGGGGATACGAGCTCCGCCTTTATCATCTACGAAAATACGGAGAATAGGTTTGGTTCCCGGTTGTTCTTCTTTGATTTTGATACCCTCAATCTTACTGTCGAAGGTCATGTACGGAATATCGTATTTCTTAACTTTAAACATCTCATCGCGCGATTTACACGGGTTAGCATAAATCGTATCGGCCGGCGTAGCGCCGATCTTGAGAACACGATGGACTTCATCCGCCGAGGCACAATCAAATCCTGCCCCTCCCCTCTGCAGTTCTGCTAGCACTTCCTCTAGATTATTACACTTCACGGCATAGTGTGGACGGATGGATGGTAGGCACGAGTTCCAGAGAGCGAGGCGCCGCCGAATGGCGGGGAGGGACAGGAGAAGTTTCGCCAGCGTTGGTATGATTGTACAAAAGAGAAGATTTCTGTCTAACCAGTTTTAAGGTTAGGTGAGTGTATATATAAAGATATCCCCATCATGAACACAACTACGAACGAATACTTTCCCTACAATTCCAAAAACGTTCCCTTGACTGCAGAGGATGTAGGACGCATTCTGTGCATTCCAGGATACAAGGTGAAGAATGTCGCGATCTTTCAGAAGGCGATGATTCATTCCACTTACGTGCGACGATCTGAGTATACGACCTTGACCGGAGAACCGGCTGTGCTCGGAAAGTGCCCCGCTGGAGTCCTTGATCTCCAGGATGAATCGTACGAGCAACTTGAGTTCAGGGGCGATTCCATTCTGGGGGCTGTTGTGGCCAATTACCTGTGCGAGCGATACCCGTCTGAAGCCCCGGGGTTCCTTACGAATACCCGCAAACTCATTGTGCGAAACAAAACGCTTGGTGTATTGGCTCGGGACAAGCTGGGGCTGGACAAGTTCTTTGTAGTGTCCAAGCACGTGGAGGAAATGCTTCCCGCCCACGGCCGACAGAACATTGAGAAGCTCGGTGATGTTCTGGAAGCCTTTATTGCCGCTCTCTGGATTGATTCTGGTATGAATTTCCAGATGGTAAATGATTTTGTGATCAATATGATCGAGACGCATCTGGATATTCCCCTGATGCTGCGTGAGGACGATAACTACAAGGACCGGATGCAGAAGTTCTGCCAGCAAAAGATGGCGTTTACTCCTATCTACAAAATGATAGAGGACGGCGCAGAAGGGTTCACAATGGCCGTCTGCAAACCCGACGGTGAGATTCTGGGGACGGGGAATTCCACGACGAAGAAACAGGCCGAACAGAATGCGTGTAGGCATGCTCTTGAGAAATTGGTGTAGCATATGAATAAGATATGTATTGGCCTGCGCGGTATTTCACCGGTCTTACTCAAAAACAAAACAAACAACGTAAAAGCACGGCCACCCGTCGTCGCAAGATGTCGTGGAAAGATCCTCGGGCATACCGCCCATTCAAGACCGATCAGGGCGTGAAAACAAGGACATCCAAATATGTTCGTGAATGGAAGAAGACGTTTCCAGAAGCCCATGGTCTCCAAGCATACTCTAAAGCTACGGGTGTCCCGCTTCCAATCGTGCGGGCATCCTATAACCGCGGAATGGCAGCGTGGCGCACAGGTCATCGTCCGGGAGCTTCGCAACAACAGTGGGGGTATGCTCGTGCCGCCAGTATGCTGACGTGCGGCAAGACACATTATACCACTGACGCCGATTTGGTCAAGAAAGCCAAGAAAACAGCGAAAGCGCGTGCGTGGTTTAGAAAGACGTGTAAGAATTAGATCGACGGGTATTATTTTATTTCCATAGTGTAAATGTTATTGTTTACAATGTATGTGAATAACGAGTACACAGCCAAAAAGATGATGATGGCTTCTAAGAGATTAGGTAAAAAGTTAGGAAACAATGTTGAAATGGTGTGGCAATGGGTGAAAGATGGAAACAAAATGGTGATTGCGTGCGATTTTCATACGCATGATTAATATGCGAAAAGTCCCCATCGGTCTAATATAAATGGGCTGGCGGTACGTTATCGTGAATCATACCCGCAAGGTCATTGAGGACGCCTCACTGGGAGGGATTTGGATTATCATGCACCGGCTCATTCGGGAGCAGGGGTGGGAGGCGGCGGACGATGTAGAGATGATGTTTGAAGATGGACGGTATGAAGAGATTGGGGAGCTTGTTGTGAACAGGGGATACAAGAGCCACTACCATGCTTGGAGCTTTGATGGTATTGTGCCTCGTCGTCAGGATCAGGGTCAGTGAATTAGGCGAGCATGTGTAACCTTATGTGTTTTGCGGTGATCCCGCTTCTTCGTCCGCTTTCCGTTGCGGCACGTTTTTCCCCGATTACAGGAACTCGCATAGTACCCATACCGCTGAAACACTCCCACAAACGATGGAAGAATCGCCTCCGACTGTGTAGCCTTCGTCAATTTTTTCATAAGGGTATACACGCTCTTCATCAGTGCCCTCTTGGAGGTGAATGAGAATGTATGGATCTGTGCCTTCATGATTGCACGTAGTTCCTCGTATGGGTAGACATCGGATAATAGGTCAAAGAAGTGGCGGTAAATACCCTCCTTCTCTGGCGTAGGCGTATAATTGTACGCAATGCAGAACAGGAAATCCATGCCTGGAGGAGCATTTGGTTCCTTTTGCAGGAGGGTTTCGTAGTGTGTCTTCACCTCTTCAAACGTAGGATCTGCGGGCGGACAAATCACGCGAGGGTCATCTTTGCACTGATCCCTAAGTTTCTTGTTCACACGGTTATGGAAATCGTACAGCCATTTGGAGAGAGGTTGCTTTGGCGGATCTTCATGAAGAAACACAGCAGTACTTTCACGGCAGAACTTGCATGGTAAAATATCTTTCATGGTCATCATAAGTTGTTCAGCTTCTTTTGATTGGTGAGGTTGATGAGCAATTAGGTGGAGTAGTTGCCACCCACTCGGCCCCCATGCCCTAGTATCCATTACCTTCTGCGTCTAAAATTAATAAATCTACGCTACAAGTAATTCGGTCAGATGACGTCCCCCGCCTCTCCCTACATCGATCCCGGTACGTCGGACAAGAAGTGGTGGGACCCCTTTGGACTCTTTGCGTCCAAACCCGCTCCGTCCAACCCTCCGTCAGACTTCACACCGTCTCCTACCGCGGGTCGTCGTAAGCACCGTATGAAGACGGAGAAGTCTCTAGAGGGCGGCCGTCGCACGCGCAAGAATAAAAAGACTGGAGGTCGCCACCGCGGAAAAAAGCATTCTCGTAAGTAAATAAACCAAACATGTCTACTCTCATCGGCGGAATCGTCAAGAAGACTCTGCGTATGTTAAAGATGGGCGGCCGCCGCCGTAAGCACACCGCCAAGGCCGAGGGCGGTCGTCGCCACCGTAAGCACACGGTGAAGGCCGGTCGTCGTCACCGCAGCCGCAAGCACTAAACGGTCTAATCCACGTCGTTCCTGATCTGGAATGTTGTCCAGCCACCATACGTATACTTTCCATACTTCGTCTCAATCTCCTTGAGCATGCCTTGGATACTCCAATCCCGAGTACCACGATTTGTCTCCCACCACTGCTTGAATTTATCCGAGAGCGTCGGCCTTCTCACGGGGACGATTTCCTCGCCGTCCACCGCCACACGAGTATACTCGTTAATGAACTTCATGATCGCATTGCTCTCCTCACGATACTCGTTCGTGTACTCCAGAATCTCCGCCGGAGGAACCAGTTCGTCATTCGCATGTGCCTTGTATGTCTGAATGAGGAACGCCAGGAAACACTTGCCCCACTCGTCCGACTTGACTTTACGCTCAATCAGCATATCCATCTTGTACTCGTTAGGACCCTTGGGATCAGCAACAAACTTAGAGATGAAGTTGATCACCACGAAACGACGCCAAGTACCCTGATCGTTCGTATTGATCTTCGGCTTGTCGTTACACGCCAAATGCAGCTTTGCCTGAAGCTCAAATTCAATCATAGACTTGGATCCGGCGTATAGGTCGCGCGTAATGATCTTTTCGCTGGACGTCAGCTCCTTCATGAGACCCGTGTTCAGCGGCACCGACTCATCCGGCTCCTGCATCGTCACAAAGCGCCGACCTTTCAGACGCACGACCTCGGGAGATGCCCCACCCGACTTTCCACGACCCTGCGTCAGCAGCGAGATTGGAACCTTACATGCATAATCACCCAGCGCTGACTCCATCAGACAGATGAGCATAGACTTGCCGTTTGATCCCACACCTGTCCACGTATGAAATTTCTGGTTTCCATGGCCGTTCAGGCACCGCGCAAGATGCCGAATCTGATACTCGCGCACACGCTTAATCGGGAAGATCTTGTGCATGAAATCTTCGATCTCCTTCCATTCCCGGAAATCCTTGTAGGACCTGTCCTTATCATAGTCAAGATTGGTGGAGAAGGATACATAGTCCTCGGGCTTCCCGTCTCGGAACTCGCACTTGTCCATATCAAAGACACCATTCGCACATGCCAACAGCGTACGATTCTCATCAATCTTCTTGGTGAACTGCTCATCCAGAAACAACTCCTGGCACTCCCGCATGACATTAGACTTGAACGCCGTCTTCTTCAACTGAATTGCTACCTTCATGAGATCCTGCTGCATCATGAGATCCTTGCAATAGGAACACCCGCACGCCTTTGGATCCTTCGCTTGACATGCCTCACCATCAATAATTTTTTGACCGTAGTACCCTGCCCGCCGAATATACAGCTTGAAGATCGTCACCGATAGTTCCTGCTGAAGTTGGACACCCTTATCCAGTTCTACCCATACGTGGCCGATATACCGATACCATACATTCTTTCCAAAGTTCACACACTTATACTCGTCGCGGAACTGTGAATGAACGACCGATGCTACGTCATACTCTGCTCCACTCTTGGATGCATCAATCTTTCGGAGAACATTGCGTTCCTCAATCTTCTTGTACTCTTCGAAGTTATCCATCTTGGACCAGAAGAACAGCGAACCCATACCGATTTTTTGACCGTGATTGCGGAATCCAAACGAATTCCACTTTGCAATACATTCGCGAGCATTGAACTGATCTGACCGACGACTAAACTCTTCAAACTCGTCATAGAGTTCTGGGTGAATGTTCTTGAGGCACATACCCACTTCAATCCACTCGTTGTAATCGGTCGTACGATGATCGGCCAGATTCGCAACATGCTCTCGGATATTCTGGATCTCTTCCTGCGACAGGGGGCGAATCACGATATTGTTTGGAGACGATTCGCGAGATCCCGGGATACGACGCTCCTGGGGACGACCGCGAGCTGGAGCAATCGCCCTACCTCCAGAGATACGTACATTCTCCAGGCTTGTATCCGGAAGATCGCCATACTGCTTCTTTCCCTCCTCCGTCATCGGAGTCTCCTTCGTAGGATCTCGCTCACGAATATCCAGCTTGCGCAGGAGATCTATCGTAAACGGAACAGGGCTCTCATCCACGACCGCCTCATCACCCGTAACCATCACACGGTACGCAACCAGATACGGAAGACCCCCGGGCTTTGCAGCGCCGTACATGATAAGACCACTTGATCGCTGCGCAACGGCCTTATCGTAGACCTTGGACCACTCCTTCTCCTTCAGCGGCAGGTTCTCAAAGATTGTCGACATCTTCGTCAGCATAATATCGCGCACCGCCATCTCAATATACTTGTTCGTCCGCATCGCCGGGACCATGATATGGACACCCCCACCCATACCCTTCTCCTTCTTGACCGGGAGCTTCTTTTCCATCACGTAGACTTCTACTGGGTCCGGTGAATCTAGGAAGGTTTTCAGTGTCTTCACATACTCGGTGGAGAACTTGACGATTTGTTCACGGGTGTGAAGATTTGCCGTGGTCCCGGGTTCGTAGAGAAAATCTAGATCAACCTTGCATAGACCAAGTGCGGGATGAGGAGATTCAACTAGGGGGATTTTGTTGTTCCAGGTTGCCACATATTCGTGGTACAGTTCGTAGAATTCTTGGAGATCGTCGTCGCCAATAAAGAACTTGGCCGGGGCCGGAGGAAGAGTTTGGTGCGTATGCAGTTCACCGGCTCCCGTCACCTTCTTCTTTTCCAGGAAATTGAGCAGTCCACCCGGTGCAGCCATTTTTTGAGGATGTGTGTACTCCTCAGAGAATGTTCTACCGAGCAACCCGTTTTGAACGCATAGAATTGAGTCCGAAAAAACGAATTTCAATGTGGGATAGGTATATAAGGGCATAAGGATGAATTTCTGCCCCGATTGCAAGAACTGTCTGTATGCGCTCGAAGAAGGTGAGACTGCTGGGTTCAAGTGCCGTAAATGCCCATACATTCGCGCCATCTCCCACGACAATCCTCTCGTCTATGAGCACAACCTCCGCGAGGATACGGCAATCCGTCTTGCCGCAAATCCATATCTCAAGGATGATCCGACTCTCCAACATTTCAAGACAATTCAGTGCCCAACTCAGGGCTGCCCATCAAATGATGTGGTGGGATACAAGTTAAGCGTTCAGAATCTTGTTTGGCTCTACCAGTGCACAGTTTGCAATGCGACATGGAAACAGGCATCTCGTCGTTCTTAAATCAATTAGGAATATTCCGCGGAGTATGATAAGATAACGATATGATCAAACGGTTATTATTTTTTGCGTTACTTGTCTCTAGCGGCGGAGGCCAAATTCCGGGAGGGAGTGGTCTGATCTCGTCTACACCATCGCCTACTCGGTCTCGTACACGCGCGGCAGTATCTATTACATCAACAGATACTGCGACTCGTTCTCGTGCCCTTAGTACTCCATCTGCAACCGATACTATGACTGCGACTCGTTCTCGTGCCCTTAGTACTCCATCTGAAACCGATACTATGACTGTGACTCGGTCTCGTGCACGTAGTACTCCATCTGCAACCGATACTATAACTGTGACTCGGTCTCGTGCGCTTGGTACTTCCAGTCCTACGGTGACAGCCAGTCGGTCTCGCACGGCGACCGGCACTCGAACTCTTACAGCGGGAGGAACGTCATCTACTACATCTACTGCATCACTCTCTCCTTCGGGCACGTGGACAGGAACCCAGACCGCGTCTCCTACTTCTCAGATCACTGTGACACCGACGCCTACTCTGACTGACACCCCTTCCAATACTCCCGGTCTCATTGTGTCTCAGACGGGGACTCAGTCGGTGACCAATACTCCTTCTAACAACCCTCAGTTAGTTGCCGCCAATGCAGCGAATGCTGCATCTAACAACATCGGAATCATCATTGGTGCCGCCAGCGGAGGTCTTCTATTTGGAGTCCTGATCACTGCAGGACTTGCTTACCACACTGCAACCCGCCCTCGTCGGATTGCATCTCCTCCTTTGTACCCGACTTCGCACACGACCATGAACGTTCCGCATGCCTACTTCCAAGAAGATGTGGATGAGACTCCGATTGCTATGATGGCTCGGCCTCGCACGTTTTCTATCCCGCCAATTACGAATCAAAAAATACCCAAGTTCACGGCTCCGTCTACTCGGAATGTGTTTACTCCTATGCAATCAACCACGGTGATTCACAACCCATTTGAGGGGAGAGTCCGTATGCCTCCGCCTCCGGAAGACAACTAAACGATTGAGAGAACCACCTGGCGCACATGATAATTCAGTTCACCATCCAAATTGTGCCTGCGGCGGTCGTAGATAAACAGACTGCGATTAGACATCCCGAACATCTCGTAGAGCATATCAAATAGACCCGTATGAAACGTCTCGTCCAGATAATCACCGTTCTGGAGTTGCTCACGCTGCCAGTATCCATCATTGTGGTACTGAGCTGTCCGGTAGTACTCAAAGAGCATAATCTTCGTCTCTTTACCGGGATTATTGATGGCCTGCTTTAGCTCATCAATAATTCTGATCATATCCATGTGTTGTAGGGCATAGATGTACGCCTGAGAAATGGAGTCGTTCATGAGGAGTGCGGTGGTCAACGTGCTGTTGGAGGACATTCTTTATCGTATGCTATCTCATACGATGAGGTCCCCCTGATCCGTTTTTCCCAGCTTAGTATAATGAAGAAGGGCACTCAAGCGCGCAAATTTTGCGGATGTATCAAGAAAGTCCGAAAAACGCTCAAAGCCCGACCGGGATCAACGAAGGAAAGTGGGGCTATTGCAGTATGCACTACACGACTCCTGTGGCCACACGGCAAGACACTTCGAAAGGTTCGTTGCGATAAGGTCCCGCGTCTGCTGACCCAAAAACGGTCCAACCACGAATAAGTTCCCCATAACGGCTGCGATCACTGTAATAATCATTCCCTGGTAATACCCGCGTATCCTTCCCTTTTCGTAGGCGCGTTTCTCTGCTTCTCCAATCTCCTTTTCAAAGATTCTTTCCAGCGTATTGAGTAAAGACATGGGACTAGCTACTTGTAAGAAAGGGTTTCATCCACGTAAAAGCCATACACGCAAGGCGTATACTCGGAAAACGAAGGCCCGCGTTGCCTCGGTAAAGGTTCGTCCTACCCAGTGCGTTCGCGGCTACCAGGGACCCGGCAAGGGGATTGGAACCTTGAAGAAGGGTGCCCTCTCCCGCTACGGATATGCCACCTCTAAGTCCGCTCGGTCCCGCCACATTGCCCTGAATGCTGCCGTCAAGCACGATGGTGCCCTCACCGTCTACCGCCGTCTGAATGCTCTCGCCGTCTATACGAAGCGTACAGCTCCCACAACCGCCAAGGCTGCATTGGCTGATCGTGCGTATGTCGGAGAGGCCCACGGATACAGGGCAGGAGGAACTCACTGCATGTAAGTAAAATGGATACAAATTTTGTTATGCTCTTTCAATAACACAACCAAATGGTCAAGTTCATCTATCGCTCTGAAATTGTAAAGTCCCAGGAGACTCCGCGGATTACTCTTCCCTACTTCAGTCGGTACGAGTATACCCACCTTCTCGGCGAGCGCGTAGACCTTCTATACAAGGGAGCACCCCCCATGGTTCCCATTCAGGAATTCAATCGCGATGACCCGCGTTTACTTTGGAAGGTTGCTGAGCGCGAAATTCTGGAACGTAAGCTGCCTCTCATTATCCACCGCGAGCTTCCCGGCGGTCGCTCTGAGTTCTGGAGCCTCTCCGAACTAGAACTTGCGTGGTAATAATATATAGGAGGTAGGATAGGAATGGAAGAATCTCTCAAAAAACTAGAAGATACATCGCAATCATCCAGCGATATAGCCAATAGTTGGAATAGCGCACACGAAACTCTTTTGGCGTCCATCGGAGACAAGGCAAATTGCATGCGATGGATGCATACACAATCACAAATTTACTACGATCGTTGGAATTTTTGGTTATCCATCCCCAGCGTAACCCTCACAGCTCTCGCCGGAGCTTCGACCATCGGTGTTACCCAAGTCAACCCAAATGCACAAACCTATATTACTATCCTTATCGGGGTCGTTACGATTTCCACTGGTGTTCTCACCTCCATCAACCAATTAATTAAAGCCCCCCAGTCCTCCGAAGGTCACCGTATTGCCTCTATTGCGTACGGAAAACTGTATCGCGTCATTTCCAACGAATTGGCCCTGCGTCGCGATCAACGAACCAATGCCCAGGAGTTTTTGAAAGTCATTCGGGTCGAACAAGATCGTCTGGAAGAATCGTGCCCCGTGATTCACGCAAACATTATACGCCGATTCAATAAAAAAGTTGAGTCCAATGCGACTCTTGAAAAGCCTGAAATCGTAGGAGAATTAGACCACATACACGTGAATATGTCGTCAAAGCCTCCTCCTCCGGGAATTGCTCGTCAGGTATCAGATCAGCCACCGGCATCTCCTGTTCTACGTACGAAAAAGCAATTTCCACACAATCCCTTAACCAACCCTATTTCTCCCAATCAACGGACGTCTTCTCCTCTTTCGGCACCTCCACCACCTTCCTCACTTGCCGTTATTCCCGATCATTGACAGCTGCTCAGGGGTAGGCGGGAACAACAGGAGGGGGATCGGTGACCGACCGGGATCCAACCATCGCGCCGGATCGTAGGACAGCGTCTCATTCGCCATCTTGAGATCTAGCTCAGACGACGAATCAAAACGAGGATCGTTCTTCTGGAGAGCCGCGTACTTAGCGAGTATGCCGTCGTGCGAGAACGCATACGACATATCCGCATCAAATGTTATGCGAATACCCAGAACAACCAGGAAAACTGCCGTGAGGTAGAGCTTATGGTACAGAAGGTAGACGATCGCCGACAACCACACAATCCTCCCAAACATCGCATGGGCAACGAATACGTCAAGAACTACGCGGGGAATTCCTACGATTGCTGTGAACGCATACAGGGCGATCACGACCACCGAGGCCTGGATATCTTTAGGAGTGGCGAGCATCGTCGTCTTTGTTAAAACGGAACAAGAAATATGCGTAGGGAAGACAAGAGCATACAAGAAGAATGCCGCCCGATATTCGCTGCTACACGTGCAACAACATTCTCGCGGGAAAGTGGATGGAGTACCTGAAACTCGTCGAGCAGGGCAAGAAGGCCGATGGGCGGACGGGCGATACGATTCCCTACCTCACCAAGACGACCTCCAAGACGGCCGAGGGTCGGGCGATGGATACGCTAGGTCTTACTCGCGAATGCTGTCGTCGTCATTTCCTGACCCACGTAGAACTTTTGTGAGCAGTAAGATAATATGTCCGTCACCACTATGCCCACGGCCCCTTGGCCTCAAAGTAGTACTCAAATCGGTGCCTCCGGCCAGCCGACCTTCCAGGCTCGCCGACCTTTTTCGTCTAATGAACTTCTGGCTCTCCGGCGAAAGGCGATTGAACAGGCTTTGAACGCTCCCCCGACCGCGACTGTGAATCTCCAGGACAGCTCGGAATTTACGGCTCGCGTCCGCAAACTGGCCTCCCGCGATCTAGATCCTATCATGGAAATCGCTCGTACCGGTATTCAGTTACGCGAACCCAACCCTGTCATGCGGGGCGGCGGCACCGTTCCCAACAATACCTCGTCTAACATGATCGCTCGTACGGCAGGCAACGCCTACTCGGCTGACTTTTTCAATTACCAGCCGCAGGTTGAAGGCCAGACTCCCGGATGCTCCACACTATTATACGACAACGTCACCTTCCCGAAGAAGATCGTGTGTGCTCTACCCCAGCGTCCCCCTGCGTACCATGTCGTTCAGCCGTTCAGCAATCGTATTCGGTTTGGAGGCAAAAGGAATACAAATAAGGTTGTGATCGCTGCACATACCGGTACACTCGCAAACGCCGCCGGACAGTGTGGTCTTACCACAATCTACTAAGACTTTACCGACTGAACTCTAAACTAGAATACTCATCAAAGTTGTTGTCCAGGAGCTCCAGTTCAAGCGTGAACGAATGCTCGCCACCGTTAAAATCAATTGTACGGCCATCATGACGGCGCCAACGCACCGTGATGCGGTCCAGCTTGGAAATGGGGGGATTGTACACCCGCTGATTCAGGGGCGACGGTCCTGACGTATCCTGATAAAATAGATACTCACCAGTATTGTTGGTGAGGGGAACCTTTGCAAACGCTCCGTCAATCCGTCCGGCAGAACGTCCGTCCAGACCCGTCTCGTCAATCTTGTTCAGTCCGGCAATGTCCATAAGAATATACGTATCCGGATTTGTATTCATAATGAAATTTCCCGTTACATTGGGAAGGGTTAGAGCCGAGAGTGTGCTAGCCGCAGTAATAATCGGTGTATTGGATGATGCATAATTGCTTTGGTAAAATCCAAGGAAATATCCGAGACCCCATCCGGTTGACTGTGAAATAGCCTGTCCCGCACCACAATTTACCGACTGAGAGGTTGAAAAATTGAGGGACAGAGAATCGCTAGAAATTGTGCTATAAATGGACGCGAGCCCTGTTGTAGGGTTCCAGTATGCATTGAGTGGAGATGTCGCGGTAGTACCAAATGCCGCATTCATATTACGTGAGATAAATGCTGGGAGTGTTGTAATCGTATAATTTCCATCCTGAATTGTGATAGTTTTTGTTGATGTAATGGTACCTCCCGACGAATTGTACGTCATGGAAAATGATGTATTATTCTGGCAGGCTGAAAACTGATTATACGTGAATGGAACTTCGTACGATCGCAGAGTTACAGAGTAAACGTTTGAATAAACGGTCGGAAACAGCACTGTATAGTTTCCCGGAGACGAAGAAGTGGTGATCTGTCGGTCACGAGAATCAACAATGATGGTCTTACGAATTTTGCGCCAGACCTTTTTTGCACTGGATGGGTGATGGTTCATCTTTATTTATTTCACAAAGAACATATAAATGTCGGCAGAAATACTTCATGTTCTATTGATTCTGCGTAATCAAGTGAAGCTGTATCATTGGCAGACATTTTCCTTTGGACGGCATAAGGCGACCGATGATCTGGTGACCAGCTTGGACACAAATATTGATAAGTTCACAGAAGCCTATATGGGTCGGTATGGTCGTCCAAAATTCACGACAGCTCTCGGAAAACTTCAGATCTACGATGCGACCGATGCCAGGGCTCCCAAACTCCTTACCGATGCCGTTTCCTGGCTTACCAAGCGACTACCCAAACTACTCAAGAAAGAAGATACTGATCTCCTGAATATTCGTGACGAAATTCTTGGAGACATTCAACAGGCGCGGTTTCTGTTTACACTTCATTAGTCTATAGTATACAACAGGAGCGATGCTTTGGGTCTATGCCAGTCTCAATCTTGTCGAATGTGATCGTTTAGCAAGATTGGATCTCCCAAAGGGATACACCGACCTCTCCAAAACCCCGGCCTCCAATCTTGTGTACGAACTGGAGACAATACAATCTCATTTTCCTGGGGCCTTTGTTTACCTGGGATATGTTGATCCCATTCTTATGCTGACTCCCCAGCACGATACCAGGTGCAGACGGGCATTTCGTGACTGTACGGTATCCCTTGTAGTGACTAACCCCCTGCTACTCCCCTATTCATGGAAAAACGGAACCGACCGACTTACGGTACTAGGAACCACAAGTAAAGACGATAAGAATGATGCTCGTTCTCCCGAGACTCTCCACCATGGTGGTTCTCCACACCTACAAGATGAAGCTGGATACCGACGAGATGTTGAACAATATGCCCCTAAAGGACGGAATCATAAAAATCGAAAAGCGAGGGATTCTACGCAGGGGTGAATCCAAGCGTGATCGGATTAAGCGTCGGAATCCAAAGGCGGCAACCACGTCTGGCTTCGGACACAATTCGGTCACGGTCGTAGTTCTCAGCAATGCGGCAGGTGAACTTCCAGAAAAGGAGATCACCGTCAAGATCTTCCACAATGGCGTGTTCCATATGACGGGAGTTCTAGATAGCCGCTACGAAACCCACACTCTAGCCATTCTTACAGCGAATGTCCATGCTGCCTGTATCAAGGAGGGGGGATGGGACTCCGTCAGTCGCCGGGTTCTCTTGATGAATTACTCAACGGGTTTCAAGGATACCCTCAACATCTCCCGAGTAGCCCTCCAGAGATACTTTCAGGAGAAAGGTATTCAAGCCGAATTTGAGCCCGATGTCTCCCCATGCGTCAAAATCGTGTTTCCACAGAGGTGGACGGCGTGCGTCTTCCGCACGGGAAAGATTAATTTGACTGCTCTGAAGTCTCAAGAAGATTGCGACGAATTCGTCAAGCTTCTTGAACCTCATTTGAGTACGTATGCCTTATCTATACCTGCACCTTTGTCTGAAACTCTGAGTTGTAATAAATCATGATGACGAGATAGACCGCCAAAAAGAGGTTTATGAGAACCAGTGGAACCACCGTCGTCATTCCAACCTTGAACGGCCGAGAAAACAGAAAGTAACTAAGCGCGACGAGAACGAATGCGACGAGACCGGCGAGTAGACCGCCGAGATTTGCGTACACCTGCGTGCTTAGCCCGGCCATTATGATGCTTTCGGGTTTTCTTTTTCTTGTGACGCCGTCCACCCTGCGCCTGGAGAGGAGCCACCTGCTGGGGAGACGAGTGCCCTAGACTATCAAACTGTGCATCTGCCGCCGCCTGATTCTGGGTCTCTAGAAGACCGGCGTACATAGCTTTGGCGTTCACGCTTCCCGATGATACCATGTTTGGGACATGCTTGACTTCAATCTGTCCTGCCGGTACTCCTCCAGCGCCTCCCCCCAGCAGCATCAGACGACGAACGCGGGCTAAGGACGCAACCTTTCCCCGCCGACCTCCTCCAATTTTTCCTCCTAGGCTCTTTACTGCCTCCGCCTGAACTGCCGTCTTTTCCGCATTTGAGAGTCCAGCGGCCGTGATGGCCGATCCAGGCTTAACAGGTACCGGAACTCCTGGCTCAGTAACTGCAGGGGTTGGCGGTATAATAACCCCATTTGAGACTGTGGTCATTTTTACGTATTATTTACAGCCTAGAATAGAAAAGGGAACAAGATGGCTGACCCTCTCGCGAACTTCTCTGAAGTGTTTCACAACGCGACCGAGATCCAAAGCATGGTTCGAAATATGGATGATAGCAAGAAGAAGCACAAAGCCCTTAAGACTGCGAACCCGGAAGCGTATACCCAGAAGCTGATTGAGGAAAATCATACTCTGCATTTCAATTACCCCTCCATCTTCCTCCTGCATATCGATGATAAATTGGACGCTACCTTCTTCTACATGCTCAACCAGAAACGCCGGGTGGAAAAGGGAGAGATTACTGAAGATAAGGCTTCGGAGGAAGTTGGAAAAAGATTGTACACCCGCTGGGTTGAGCCTACAATTCGCCAGGAGCCAGTTCAGAAGGAAGAGACGTACGAAGAGTACTATAAGCGCGTTTCTTCTAAGAATAAATGACCTTGCGAAGACCGTACTCATCCATACATTTCTGAAGGAAACGTTCACAATTCGTGCATGGCTTCGAACACCTAAGAGTCCCATCCACACCATGACGTACAACAATGAGGGTGGCACCCCTAAGCATAGACAGATCACCCAAACTCTTGACAACATTCACTTCGGCGTGGATGGTCTTTTCCCAGTATCCACACCCCTTTGATCGTGACCCGACCTTATTAAATGCAGATGCGAGTACCTTATTACCCTTGAGAATGATTGCATGATGCATAGATGTATTGAGAGGATTGATTGTTGGTATGTGTTGGGCATAAATATACTTTTCCATTGTAGTCGGTTGATCTCCAATGAAAAAGGATAGAATGTATCCGTTTTCCCCTACTCCGCCTACTCCGCCTTCATCTGTGTGCGCAGCTCTTCCAGCATCTTTCCCAACTTGTTCTCACCCTTCCACTTCTTCGGATCTTTTGCAATTGACGTATTCGCCGACGTTCCAATACCCCAATACTTGTCCCGCGAATCGGCGTTCGCGAGAAGTTTGTCTTCCGTCTCTAGAAGCTTCTTCCGCAGTTCCAGATTCTGTGTGAACTTCGCCCGCACCACCGACTTCATCACCTCATCCTGCTTCTCTGCCCATGTGTCCTCCTTGAAGTCCTTCACCTTGTTTCCAAACGATTTCGCCGATTGCGCAGACTTAGCTTTCAGGATCTTCTCGAAACTCTCATCATCTCCAAAGGTCTTGGCTTTAATCGCCTCAAACGCATGCTCGGCCGACTTGTATTCTACTCCATCAATCTTGAAGTTGGTCTCGTAGAAATTGGACAACTCCTTATTCTCCGGCTCCTTGGAGAAGAAGAATAGGATATCAGGCAGAGCAGTCAATGGCTCCTTGGATGTAATCTTCTTCCGTCGCACCGGCTCCTTTGCCTTCGGTGCTTCTTCCTCGTGAATCTTCACCTCCTCCTCCTCCTCCTCCTCCTCCTCGGCTGCCGGCGCCTTCTCCGCTTCCGCGATCTCTTCATCCGTCTTTGCTTCGCCCACCCGCTTGAACGCGAATGTGCGGTACAGGAAACTGAACTCCTGTTCTGCCGGCTCCAGAATCACCCGCGACTGCGCAGTGTAAATCTCCCCAAACATTTTGCTATCAACTGGCTCAAACCCTGCAGTCTTCATAATACGCAGAACACTTTCAAACGGCACCAAGTACTCCGGCGTTGGCTTCACGATGGATTCCAGAAGAACATCAATCTGCTGTCCAAACTCGTCCTTCCATTCCCCGTCATCTGTATACTTCTTCGTAATCTCCGCGAATGTCTTTCCCTGTGATCGAAACGTATGCCTATCCTTCCCGGCCAGAAGTGTGTACACCGCCTTACCGTCCAGAAACGTCCCGAAGAACACGCTCCGACAGTGTTTCAGATTTCCCACAAATGTCTTGAACATTTCTTCCGATTCGCACGCATAGTGCAGCGCAAACTGACATGCCACAAGATCCCACTCCTGAATATTCCGAAACTCGGCAAGGTACGGCGTTGTGGCCGGCTCATTTCCAAACACGATCTGCAGATACTTGGACTCTTGCTCCTCGAACGGTTTGGTCATATCTCCCTGTGCATACAGAACTTTTGGAAGGTACTCATTGGACCGCTTCTTCTCTTGCAGGTACCGTACACATGCCCCCTGCCGAGGCATAGACAGGTTGTTCAGCGAGATATCCAGACCTAGAACTTTCGCCGGCTTTGACCGTCGCCACTTGTGCATATCTCCGCCCCTCCCCACCGCCAGTTCCAGGAGCGTGTTTCCTGCAACTACATACGAATTGTATTGGTCCTCCTTGATCCGATTGTGGAACCCGTATACGTTCTTCAAAATACGGTCCCGCGAATCCACGTCATCACGGTAGTACATATCGTCCTCAAACGTATCGTCTGGCGGGCTGCTCACCAACGATTTCAGCATTGCCTCTGTAATCGGAACATGAATAGATGTCCAGATAGAGTCTGCGACATTGATATCATTTCCGTACTCGGCTTGTCCCAGTACCCGGTATCGGTATGTCTTGTCGTACCGCGTTCGCATCACCGTCCACTCCCGCTTGTCCGTGTCGTACGTACACTCCACAATCGTATTATCATCCACCTTATCTCCCACCTGATCGGCTGGAACATTCCTGTCGTTCAGCGGAACTTTGATAATGTAGGCATCCGGATCACGCGGTGCTGCCGGCTGGAAAACTGAAGGAACCCGGCTTCCCGATTCGCCCAGCTTCAGGAATTCTTGCGGCAGCTTCGGTGGTACGTACTCACCTGTGAGTGTCTCGCAAGGGTACAGAATATCCACACCTGGCGTCCGACCGACATACAGCGCCCCCTTCTTCACCATCTGCTTTCGGTTCACATCGTACGCCGGCGCCTCCTCGAACTTCACCAGGAAATCAATGGAATTCTGGTGCGGAGGCTTCCACTTATAAATTCGTAGCCATGTCTTACCCTTGACCTCCGACAGAGGAGCCACCGGAGAACTCCGCGGAGTAAAGATGAGTCCATCCGTCTCGTACTCAAACTGTGTATCCAGCATTCGCCGAATCGCCTCCTCCATCGCGGCTCCATCTCCCGCCAAGAACATTTTTGTATCAATCCGCAGGGATGACTCCGAGTCTTTCACAAAATCCTCCGGAATATCCCGAATGAACTGAGTGGCCGTTCCTAGCCGAGACGATCCTGGATTTTTTAGAATGTCCTCATCCGTCGTAAAGAGGGGCAGAGACTTCACATCCCGACCCTTGTACCGGTACACATCAAAGATACAGAAGAGGTTGTGCGACGGCAGGTACTC